AACTGAAGAAGTTAAAAGTCTTATAGTAGAAAATGTATCCACTATTATTAACCATGATCCTCGTGTTAGAGTTCAAAATGTCATAGTAAGTGAATATGAAAGCGGCATACAAATAGAGTGCGAGCTAACTTATTTGATATACAATATATCAGAAAGCCTGCGATTTAAGTTTGACAAAGACAACAGTCTACTCGGTTAATAAACTGCCCACTTTATCTATACGATAAATATCTATAATGAGGACTGAGTATGTCAAGTATAGATAGACAAAACAAATTAATTGCGGCAGAAGACTGGAAAAAGGTATACCAGAGCTTTAAAAACGCTGATTTTAAAAGCTACGATTTCGACAATCTACGTCGAACAATGATCACATATCTGCGTGAAAACTACCCAGAAGACTTTAACGACTATATTGAGTCAAGCGAGTACCTAGCCCTAATTGATCTAATTGCCTTTCTTGGACAGAATCTTGCCTTCCGCTTTGATTTAAATGCTCGTGAGAATTTTCTTGAACTAGCAGACCGCCGTGAAAGTGTCCTACGTCTAGCACGTCTACTCAGTTATAACCCCAAAAGAAATCAATGTGCTAATGGTCTATTAAAGTTTAGCTCAGTAAGAACTAGTGAAGCTATTATAGACAGCAACGGCCGTAGCCTTGCTAACCAAACAATTGTGTGGAACGATAGTGCCAATACCAATTGGTACGAACAGTTCATAAAAGTAGTAAATTCTGCATTGCCGTCAACTGGACAGTTTGGCAAACCACAAGATTCTGGAACTATTGCTGGCATTAGAACACAGCAATATCGTTTTAATGCAACTAACACAGATGCTCCAATTTATGGATTTACCAAGAACATTGATGGCAGAAATATGAATTTTGAAATTGTATCTTGTGCAATTAAAAATTCTCTAAACATCTATGAAGAGCCACCAATGCCCGGTACTAACTTGGCATTTTTATATCGTGACGACGGTGGCGGTTCTCCTAGCACTAATACTGGATTCTTTGTTCACTTCCGTCAGGGAAGTTTAAATCAGGGAACATTTTCTATTCAACGACCGAGTACAAATGAAACTGTTGACCTAGATAGTTCTAATATTAACAACTCAGATATTTGGCTGTACAGTTTAGACAGCGCAGGACTATTGTCTCAAGAATGGACAAAAGTTGATGCAGTTGAAGGCAATAATATCATATATAATTCTCTTTCTAAAAGTGTTAGAAAAATATTTTCAGTAATTACACGCACAGGTGATCGTGTTCGTTTAAACTTTGCTGACGGCACGTTTGGCGATTTGCCTCAAGGCAATTTTAGAGTATACTACCGAGTTAGTAATGGATTTGAATATGCAATTAGTCCTTCTAATATTAAAAACGTAACATTTGATATTCCCTACATCAGTAACAAATCTGGCAAACAAGAAATACTATCAGTCTCAGCTGGATTAAACTATACTGTTCAAAATGCTTCCGCAAGCGAAACAAGTGACAGCATTAAAACTAACGCACCGTCAACATACTATACACAAAATCGTATGATTACCGGAGAAGACTACAACGTATTCCCATTGAGTGTTAATCAAGAAATTATTAAAGTCAAATCAGTTAACCGAGTAAGTTCCGGCATCAGTAGATACTTTGATCTAAAAGATTCTACCGGAAAATATAGCCATACTAATTTGTTTGGAACAGACGGCATTTTATACAAAGAGCCTATCATTGGCAGTTTTAAATTTTCATACAACACTAGAACTGATATTGAAAATGCAGTATTGAATCAAATAGAACCGGTACTTGCTAGTCGTACAATTAAAGATTTTTATTTAGACAGCTATGCGTTTGTATCGTTGGGAGTTGCATTTTCTTCTTTTACACAAGTTACTTCTGCTACAAATATATCAACGGGATATATTAATGATAATACGCAGACTACTGCAATTAAAAAATTAGGATCTGCTACATTTTCAAATTTAAGATTTATCATTCCCGGGGCAATGTTAAAATTTACTCCGCCTCCTGGTAAATTGTTCAGTAGTGATAATAAACTAATTGACGAAGCCGGTGCACCTGTATCTGCTAAAACAGGAATTTGGACACGAGTTGTACAGGTAGTCGGAGACGGTACAGCAAAAAATCTTGGCGTATTACCTTCGGGACTCGGCCCGGTAACACTAAACGAAATAGTGCCATCAGGTGCTGTTTGTGATACTGCGGTGCCAAAATTTGTTACTGCGCTTGAAGATAGCGTTAAGAATAAAATTATTGATTTAATTGCTGCCAATAAGAATTTTGCTCTAAGATATGACAGCTCAGATACTGTATGGAAAATTATTACAGAATCTAATATTGATAAAAAATCTGCATTTAGTCTAGGAAAAACCGGCGATTCAAGTAATCAACAACTAGACGCAAGCTGGATATTATTGTTTGAAACTGACGGAACATCATATCTTGCAACGTATCGCGGCCTAAGATATGTATTTGAAAGTTTTAAAGAAATGAGATTTTTCTTTGATAGTACTTCTAAGGTCTACGATCCATCTACAGGAAAAGTAATTAGAGATAAAATTTCAGTCATGAGTATTAATACACAGCCTGACGTGTTGTCTGCGTTTAATCAAAATTTTGATTGGGAAATTATTGACGAATATTTAGGTAGTGACGGCTATATTGACACTAAGAAAATTTCTATCAGCTTCTTTGACAGCAATGAAGACGGCATAGTTGATGACCCAGAACTATTTAAAAACATTGTTAGCCCATCAACAAATACCACATCTAAATTTATTTTTCAAAAGCGACAAGTTGCACTGGACGGATCTACAGATTTTTATTACATTGAAAATACAAATGACTTAATCAACGTATATCTAAGCCAAGAAGCAGTTCCTTTAACCTTAGATGACGGCCAGTTAATTTATATTATTAAAGAAAATCTAGTTAAGACGTTTAATAAAGCCTCAACTAGTTTTATAATTACTAATGAATATAGAGGTTTCTTGGGCAGAGATAATTTAAAATTTCAGTATATACATGCCGCAGATAACGCGGCAAGATTAGACCCTGCCGCAACAAACATCATAGATATCTTTATGTTGACTAAAACATATGATGTATTATACAGACGTTGGCTTGCAGGTGAAGTAATTACTAAGCCGTTGCCTCCTAGCAGTGATGCACTATACACAAATTTTAGTACAGACATCAACAAAGTAAAATCAATAAGCGATGAGATCGTTTATCACCCTGCAAAATACAAACCTCTATTTGGTAAAAATGCCGCCACTAGCCTACAGGGTGTATTCAAAGTGGTAAAAAATTCTAATGTAGTAATAAGTGACAATGACATTAAGTCGGGAGTCATAACTGCAATTAACGAATTTTTTGCTTTAGAAAATTGGGAATTTGGAGATACGTTTTATTTTGGAGAACTGTCTGCATATATTATTCGTCAACTAAGTCCCAACCTAGTAAACATAGTAATTGTACCAAAACAACAAGATTTAGCATTTGGTAGTTTATTTGAAATAACGTCAAATGCAGATGAACTATTAATTAGCTCTGCAACAGTTGATGATATTGAGATCATTTCAGAGATTACTGCGGCAAGAATTAATGCAAGTGGCACAGTACTAACATCAATTCCGTTAAACAACAATGACATCACAAGTGCGTAAAGAAGGAATATTACATGGCATTCGATAACAACCAACAAGAATCAGCGTTACCTATTGGAGACAATAATAAAAGAACGTCGTTAGATTTTCTTCCTAAATATTATAGAACTCCGGCAAACCAAAAATTCTTAAGTGCTACAGTTGATCAAATGATCAACGAGGGAACTGTTGGAAAAGTAAACGCTTTTATTGGTCGTAAAAATACACCTGCATTTACATCGGCAGACAGATACTTAGAAGAAGTCAGCGTTGACAGAGCCGCATATCAACTCGAACCGGCTATTATTTCTAAAGATTCTTTAGATAATGTTACATTTTTTAAAGATTATAATGATTATATCAATCAATTAAATTTCTTTGCAGGAACTACTTTAGATCACAGCAAAGTTAATAGCGAAGAATACTATGCATGGAATCCTAATATTGATTGGGATAAATTTGTTAACTATAGAGAATACTATTGGTTACCAACGGGTCCACAACCGATTACAGTTTTAGGACAGTCAACAGACATTAACAGTACATATATTGTTAAATTAATCAACGAAGTTGACAATATTGCTTATTTGTTTACCCCTGACGGCCTAACAGCAAACCCTAAATTTAAATTATATCGCGGACAAACATATACCTTTGAAATAGATTGTGAAGACCGCCCATTTGCATTTAAGACTGTTAGAACTACGGGCGATGCAGACTTATACACTAACGGCATCACTGTAAGAAATGATAAAAATGTAATTGTTCCTTCTACTTCACATGTTAAAAAAGGATCAATTGAATTTACAGTACCGTTAAATGCTCCTAATATTTTATATTACGTTAGCGAAACTGATATAAACACATCGGGCTATTTTACAGTTTTTGATATCACTGAATCAACTCAGATAGACGTTGACAATGAGATCATTGGTAAAAAATATTACACTACTAGTAGTGGAACTACCTTATCTAACGGAATGAAACTATCATTCTCTGGACAGGTAACTCCTGAGAAATACTCAACAGGTAATTGGTATGTTGAGGGTGTTGGTACTGCAATTATCCTAGTAGCAGAAAAAGATCTTGAAACGCCGTCTGCATATACTTCTGATTTAGAAGTTGAGTTTGATAATGAAAATTTTGACACACAGGGATTTGATGTAAACAATAATTTTCCAGCAAATAAAGATTACTTGGTTATTAATAGAGGAAGCAAAGATAGAAACCCATGGAGTCGCCATAACCGCTGGTTCCATAGAAATCTAATTGAAGCATCTGCAACAGCAAATAATCAACCACTGATATTAGATCAAACAGCAAGGGCCAAGCGTCCAATTATTGAATTTAATTCAAACATCCAATTATGGAATTTTGGACGTATTGCTAAACAGAACGTGACATTAGTTGATACCTTTACTACAGATGTATTTTCTACAATTGAAGGTAGCTACGGATATAATGTTGATAACATTAATCTAGTTGAAGGCATGCGTGTGCTATTTACAGCAGACACCGACGTTAGAGTTTCTGGTAGAATATTTACAGTAAGTTTTGTTACACATCTAGGGCAACGTAGAATTACATTATTGCCTACAGATGATACTGACCCACAAGACGGCGAAACTGTTTTAGTAACAGAAGGCCGTAGTTATAGAGGAGCAATGTTCCACTATATGGATGGTACATGGATGCAGAGCCAGGCCAAGACTGACATTAATCAAAGCCCATTGTTTGAAGTAGTAGACCCTACCGGAATAAGCTATGGAAACACAACAAAATATCCTGGCACTACATTTAGCGGAACAAAATTATTCAGTTATCAACTTGGCACTACATATGATACCGAACTAGGATTTAATATTACATATAGGAATATTGGAAACTTTGGAGATATTGTTTTTAATTTTAATCTTCATACAGACAAGCATACCTATCAAAGTAACACAACTTTAGTAGCGCCTATTAATATAGAACTAGGCTACCTACGTCTTAATAATACATTAACTTCTTTTGATCATGCAAATGGATGGTCTATTGCTACTGCAAAAACTAAACAATATGTTGTTAGACAATATGTAATTGATCAAGTGCGTAACATGTTTTTAATTGATGCATATGCAGACAGTGGTTTATTAACTGACTTAACTGTTAGAGTCTATGTAAACGGACAAAGAAAATATAACACTGAGTATACAATCACTATTATTAACAATCAAGCCTATGTTGAATTCTTTAAGGATTTAGTTGTTGACGATGTGTTGATAGTTAAAACAACTTCTTCAGCACCAAAAGTTAATGGTTATTATGAATTTCCATCTAACTTAGAACATAATCCTCAAAACTTAAGCCTAGACACATTTACATTAGGCGAAATTAATAATCACGTAAGTTCAATTGCAGACAATATCGATTCGTTTATAGGTACGGTACCTGGATCAGCAAGTCTTCGAGATCTAGGAAATATTACACCGCTAGGAACAAAGATTGTTCAGCATGCCGCGCCGTTGTTACCTATAGCATATCATATTACTAATAAAAATTATAATGTAATTAATGCATTAAAAACAGCTAGACTTGATTATGCAAAATTTAAAAGAAACTTATTACGTAAAGCAACTGATTACGGATATGATGGTGTAACACGAATTCATCTAGATTTAATTTTAAAAGAAGTAGTTAAAGACTTTACAACAGCTAGTCCGTACTATCTAAGCGACATGATACCTGCAGGTCCTAGCTTTATTTTTGAGCAAGAAATAATTGATGACTCTATTACTGAGTATCCTTTGATTTTTGATTTTGATCTAACTACAGTCAGTGAACATGCTGTACTTGTATATGTAAATGACAATTTGTTAGTCTACGGTAAAGATTATGAATTTGCTGATGTTAATTTTGTAAAAATCTTATCGACAATTGCATCTGGTGACAATTTAAAAATTGTACAATACGAAAAAACAGATGGATGTTTTTTACCACCAACACCAACAAAGTACGGATTGTATCCTAAATTTGAACCTCAAATTTTTATTGATACCACTTATCAAACTCCGACTAAAGTTATTCAGGGCCATGATGGTAGCATCACAGTGGCATTTAATGATTTTAGAGATGACTTATTATTAGAATTTGAACGTAGAATTTACAACAATATTAAAGTTGCATATGATACTAGACTATTTGATATCTATGATTTTATTCCAGGATACAGCAGAACTACCGATGTATCGTTTGACGACCTAAACAGCATTATGGCAGGGGACTTCCTGCACTGGTCAAATTTAATAGCTGACGATTATACTAAACATTCTTTCTTTGTACGTAATAATCCAAAAACATATAACTACAGAGAATTTAGATCATCAACCGGTACAGAACTTCCAGGATTCTGGAGAGGTATATTTAAATTAGTATACGATACTGACCGCCCACATACCCATCCGTGGGAGATGTTAGGGCTCAGTATCAAACCAACTTGGTGGGACGCTGAGTACGGCCCTGCACCATATACTAGCAACAATTTAATTTTATGGAATGATCTAGCCAACGGTATAGTCAAATCTCCTAATAGTAATTTTGTTAAGAATTCTAAATTTGTACGACCGCACTTGTTATCAATGTTGCCTGTAAATGAAGACGGTGAATTACTAGCCCCTAGTGACATTGGTATTATTGACGGTTATACATCATCATTAATTGAAGGTAAATTTAGATTTGGCGATCAAGCGCCAATTGAATCTGCATGGAGACGTAGCGCAGAGTACCCATTCTCTTTAATAACCGCATTAACTATACTAAGACCCGCACAGGTATTTGCCAGTTGTTTTGACCGTACTCGACAGTATAGAGACGATACTGGTCAGTTGGTTTATAAAGTTGATAACGGAAATTTAAGATTTAATGTTGTTAATTTAATTACTCCTAGTACATCAGATAGTGCATCTAGAGTACATACTGCTGGACTAGTAAATTATATTACTGATTATATTATTGGAAGACAATCTCTTTCAGAAATCTCAGTTTACAAAAACGAACTAACAAATCTAATAGTGCGTTTGTCAAGCAAACTTGGCGGGTTTACCACCAAAGAAAAGTTCAAATTAATATTAGATAGTCGTAATCCTTTAAACACAGGCAATGTGTTTATACCAGAAGAAAATTACAATATAATTCTTAACACTAGTAGTCCTGTAGCTTCTATTGACTACAGCGCAGTAATTATAGAAAAAGCAACAACCGGTTTTATTATTAGAGGTTATAATAAATTTCTTCCAGCATTTAAATATTTAAAACCTCTAATCATTAATCACGATTCTGAAATTAATATAGGTGGCGTGTCTGCTAGCTTTACCACTTGGACCGCTAATCAATATTATACCAAAGATAAAATTATATTTTTTAATAATCAATACTATAGAACAACAGTATCGCATCAAGCATCAGCAGTATTTGAAATAAAATATTTTGCTAAATTGCCGTCGTTGCCACTAACCGGTGGCAGACAAATTGTTATTAGAACAAAGTTTGAAGACGCTGTTTCTACATTACACTATGGCGCAGAATTAAGAACTATTCAAGAAGTAGTTGATTTTCTACTAGGCTACGGAGCCTATTTAAAATCAATTGGTGTTCTGTTTGAAAATTTTAATTCTACTATTAGAACAATAACTGATTTTCAAACTAGCGCAAAAGAATTTGCGTTTTGGACAACTCAAAATTGGTCAGCCGGCGCAGTAATAAGTGTAAGCCCTTGTGCAGAAGAAGTTAAATTTAGTCAAAAATATTCAGTAGTTGATAACATATACGACAGCTTTTATGAATATTCAATATTAAAACAAGACGGCGCGGCTCTATCCTCATTGTACACAGGTAATACTAGAGAAGGAAACTTATTCACTCTGTCTCCTAAAAATACTGCTGACGGCATTTACCATGCTACTTTAAATTTAGTACAAAAAGAACATGTTCTTATTTTAGACAATACTACTATATTCAATGATGTAATATATGACCAAGTACAGGGATATAGACAAGAACGTATTAAAGTAGTTGGCTATAGAACAACTAACTGGAACGGCGACTTTGATATCCCAGGATTTATCTACGATCGTGCAATAGTTAAATTTTGGAAAGTATGGACTGATTACAAATTAGGTGATACGGTCAAGTACAAAGAATTTTATTACAGCGCAAAAACTAATGTTCCAGGTAGCGAACAATTTGATCATTCTGAATGGAATAAGTTAGAAGCCAGACCTGAACCTAAGTTAATTCCCAACTGGGATTATCGAGCTAATCAATTCCCTGACTTCTATGACTTAGATACTGACAGTTTTGATTTAGACCAACAAAAATTTGCACAACATCTTATTGGGTACCAAAAGAGACAATACCTTGAAAACATTATTAACGACGATGTAAGTCAGTATAAGTTTTATCAAGGTTTCATTACTGAAAAAGGTACTGAAAATAGTTTTGCTAAATTGTTTGACGCACTAAGCACTAGTACTAAAGAAAGTTTAGAATTTTATGAAGAGTGGGCTATCCGTGTAGGACAATACGGCGCCAATGCCAGCTTTGACGAAGTTGAGTTTAGACTAGACGAAGTTAAGTTTTTAATTAATCCGCAGCCAGTTGAACTAGTTAAATCTATTGATAATTCATTATTAGATTTTGTTTATAGAATTTTGCCCGACCAGGTCTACCTAAAGAGCAAAACATATTCACATGCACCATTTGAAACTCATCAGTTGCCAAATTATTATGTATCGACTGCGGGCTACGTTAATGCTGAAGATGTTGAATACAAATTAAACACCGTAGACGAGATAGTGTCTGTTAATATTAACAAATTAAATGACGGATATTATTTCTGGGTTGCCAATGATAAAAATACTTGGAATGTTTATCGATTTACATTATTTGAAAATTTAATTAGAAAATTTGTCATTACACAAAACACTATTAGAATCACTTTAAACAGAGTTGTTGATACTGATATTAAAGTTGACAACTATATTGGTATTAATAATTCTATAGCAACGCTAGAAGGGTTTTATAAAGTTACTGCGGTTGGCGTAGATTACATTGAATTTGACAAACCAAAATTACTTAATACCGCAAACACCGTTGACTTAACTTTAAATTTATACAAGTTTGTATCAGTACGAGTACCGTCAATTGAGATTATTAATAACTTAGGAATAGCCAAGAAGAAAGACGGTGACTTAGTTTGGGTAGACGGCATTGACAATCAATGGGCAGTTTGGAAATATCAAAACAGCTACAATCCAACAACAGTTGCTAATAACAAATCACATTTTGGTATTAATGTATCTGTGAATGAAGCTAGCACAGTGATGATAGTTTCAATAGAAAACAGTATGCTCTACTATACTAGACCTACTGCTAAATCTAATTGGGCATACAGAGAAGAGCTAAGTCCCGTTACTACACAGGATGCTAACGATCCTAATCCAACAATACTGTTGACAAATAATTCTTTTGCTTCGTCAACCTCTGTAAGAGGCGATGGTCTTTATTTGGCCGCAGGCGCACCTGCCGCAAATGCCGCACCTCTGGTTGTAGGTTCAACAACATCAAACGGTAACAGATTAATACTGTCAGCGGGAACTACTGCTAATTTTATTCTTAACGGACCAATTGTCTTTTCAAATACTGCACTTGGTACTATAGTTGCTGGCAGAACATATTATGTGTCACAAATTATAGATCCAATACGTTTTACAATATCAGCTACTCCTGGCGGAGAAGTCTTTGTATTAGAAAATCGTGCAGGAGCAATGCCAGTGTATGCAAATCACGGATACGTAGTTTTATACACCCGTAACGCTAATGGATATTATGTATTTTCAAACTTGGTAACTGCACCTACCAAAACAAATAATCAATTTTTTGGACACAAGGTAGCAATAGTTGGCGACAAATTATTTGTAGCATCAAAGGGCTCTGCAACTGTTGCACCTTCATTGACAGTATACTACATTTCAAAACTTGTAGCAAATGCTCTTGATTCAACATTTGTTAGCAGTAGCGCAACAGTTGGCTCTCCGGTAGTATTCACTAGCGAATTTGCGGCAGGCCTTGAGTTAAAAGACATGTCAGTAGCCGCCAACGGTAATGTTATTCTTTCTTTTAGTGACGCTTCAATTAATGGAAATGATAAAATTCGTGTATGGAACTACTCTAATAATTACGAATTTAATAAAGACGTACAAACTATAGAATCTACTTTACCAGCAAAGTCAAATTTTGGTTCTACTATTGCAGTGTCTAAAGATGGCGTCAAACTAGCAATAGGAGCACCAACATACTCTAATGCTCATCTAAACGAAGGGGCAGTTGAAGTATACTATAATATTCCTTCTGCATTTACTGAATGGTCTGTTATATTACCGGGAGTGACAACTTCTACTACAACTAAAATAACAATTACTCCCGGAATAAAAACTTTTACTGTACGAAAAAGTGGTATTGGATTGCGATTAAACATAGTTGCAACTTTTGGCACACTAAGAGCAAATCCAGTAATTGTTGCCGCTGGAACTAACTATGCAGTAAATGATATTGTTTTCATCTCAGGCGGTGACGGCAAAGCAAGTTATAAAGTTACGCAAGTTAATCCATCTACTGGCGCAGTCGTTGCCGGCGAACTATTAACTAGAGGTACAAATTATAATTCTAATCCATCAGCAGTAACTATACCAAAACCCTTAAACATTTTAGATTTACAACGTGTTACTATCACGCATGATTTATCTAATTATATGGTTGGTGTTGTAACTTCATATGACGATGCTACTGCTACGCTAGTAGTTAACGTTAAAGAAGCATATACTCCTGGAGAATATGTACTTAAAGAAAAATTAAGTAATCCTTATAATAGAGGCAGTGAATATTTTGGATCAACTGTTAAATTTAATACAGTTGGAGACCAATTAGCAATTGCCAGTGCTGGCGGACGCCAATTATCTCGTACACAATTTGATAACAATAAGACTGTCTTTGATCTTGATTCTACAACATTTTTAGAAACTGAATTAGGATCAGGTAGTGTAATGTTGTACGATCATTATGAAAATAAATTTATTTTCTCTGATAGTTTAGACGTAGGCGATGCAGTTGGATCTAAATATGGATCTGCTATTGCCATGTCCGATAGGGTATATATTAGTGATTACAATACGTTAACTGGCGCAGTGCATGAATTTTATTCTGAAAATAAATCTTGGTATAAATTTAGAACGCCTAGTCAATTAGTTAATATAGATAAAATTAAATCTGTATTCTTATATGACATTGAAGATAGTAGTATAATTACATATCTTGATATTGTAGATCCCTTACAAGGTAAAATCTTAAGCATTGCTGAAGATGAATTAAAGTTTAAAACATACTACGATCCTGCAACTTACTCTATTGGCGATGATACAGTGGTAGTAGATACACTAATGAGTTGGAAAGAAAAAAATGTTGGGCAGTTATGGTGGGATTTAAGTAGTGCCAAGTTTATTGACCCTAATCAAGGCCCTATATTATATAAAGCCAATTCATGGAATACGCTATTTGAAGATCAATTAGTAAGTGTATACGAGTGGGTCCAAAGCGAATACACACCATCAGAGTGGGACAAACTAGCCGATACTGAAGCAGGATTAACTCTCGGCATCAGCGGTACTAGCAAATATGGAAGTACTGTTTATAGTATTAGTAAAACATTTGACACAATTAGTAAAACATTTAAAAATATATATTATTTCTGGGTTAAAAATAAAGTCACAGTTCCTAATGTTACTGGTAGATCAGTTTCTGCTAGGGACGTTGCAAATTATATTAGTAGTCCTAAAAACATGGGAGTCAGCTACATATCGTTTCATGGCACAAATCAGTTCTCGCTAGTTAACTGTAAAGATTTAATTGCCAGCAGAAAAGTATCGTTAAATGTTCGTTACTGGATCATTGACAATTTTGAACAATCAAATATACACAGTCACTATCAATTATTGTCTACAAGTGATATCGATAAACCAATTAACAAATACATTGAACAAAAATGGATTGACAGTTTATCAGGTTTTGATAAACTAGGCAACGAAGTTCCTGATGCAAAACTTCCAGCAAAATTAAAATACGGTATCCAGAGTCGACCAAGACAAAGCATGTTTATTAATAGAGTCGAAGCACTTAAACAGTTTATTGAACGTGTTAATTCTGTAATGGCCGCGCAATCTATAATAGATGATGTTGACCTTACTAGTTTAAATTCTAAAGATGAAGCACCAAGTTTAGGTTCGGGAAAATATGACTATGAAATTAGTTCTTATAGTCAAATTAGATTTGTAGGAACAAATGAGATTGTTAGAGCAGTACTATCTCCGGTAATTGAAAACGGAAAACTTGCTAGAGTTAATATACTAACTTCGGGTAAAGGATATATTAATCCGCCAGAAGTAACAATTACTGGAATAGGGTCCGGCGCAAAGATTACTACTATACTTGGATCAAAAGGTCAAATTATTTCAGCGACTGTTGACAAACCAGGTAACGGATACCTTGAGTCAACTAGTTTATCTGTAAGAACACTATCTGTTTTAGTTACCTCAGACGAAACTGCAAACAATAGATGGGCACTGTACACATGGAACTCTTTAAAGAAAACATGGTTTAGAGAACGTTCACAGACATATGACACTACTCGTTATTGGAAATATATTGATTGGTATTCTGCAGGATACAGTGAGTTTACTAAATTAGATCATATTCTTGATTTTGCATATCAGCTACCTAGTGCCAATATTGAAATTGGCGAAATAGTAAAGGTTAACAATCAAGGTATTGGCGGTTGGGTACTATTAGAAAAAATTGACAACCAAGAAGTTCTTGAAACAACAGTTAATTATAAAATTGTTGGTCGTCAGTCCGGCACAATTAAGTTTACTGATAATCTATATCGCTTTGCAGATAATGCAGAAGGTTTTGACGGCCCAACATTTGACTCTTACGTGTTTGACGATCAACCCAAAGCTGAATTAACAATTATTCTTAATACAATTAAAAATATAATTTTTGTTGACAACTTGGCCAAAGAATATAAAGAATTATTCTTTGCCAGTTTAAGATATGCATTTAGTGAGCAAAAGTCTATTGACTGGGCCTTTAAAACAAGTTTTGTACGATCAAAACATAATCTTGGTCCTTTAAAACAAAAACCTACGTATCAAAACGATAACTTGCCTAGTTATCAAGAATATATCAATGAGGCTAAACCTTATAGAAGTAAAATTCGTGAGTTTGTTAGCACTTATGAAATTTTTGAACCAACTGGTAGTCAAGTGTCTGATTTTGACTTACCGCCAAAATATGACCAGACTACTAATACAGTAATACCGTTTCAAACTAGTATTTCAGACGGCATATTAACATACAGTAGCAATGACATCAAGCAATATCCATATAGTGATTGGTTATACAGCACTGGATTTAATTTAACAGAAATACGAATAGTAGATGGCGGCTCAGGTTATGTAACTGCTCCTATTGTAACTATTGAACCGGCACCTGCTACTATTAGTGCTAAGGCGTATCTATCATCTGGCAAAATTTCTACTATTGTTATTAGTGACCCATTTAAAGAAAATTTCCTAGTAACTCCTATTATTAGAATAGAAGGATCAATTGCCGATGGCGGCACACCTGCTAGAGCAGTGGCTATATTATCTAACAGTCTAGTACGATCAACAAAGATTGGTATTAAATTTGATAGAGTATCCCCTGAATATACATTTGGTTCAATATTAGCCAAGGAAACATTTATTGCCAGCGGATCTAAAACTAGATTTGAATTAAAGTGGCCAATTGATGTTATCAAAACACGCACCACAGTATCTGATAACAACGGAGAAATTTTAGGGGCTGATTACATAGTATTCAATGAACTTGATCCTAGTTACTCATATCCTCGTTATAAAGGAATATTGCAGTTTAATTCAGCACCGGCAAACTTATCTAAAGTTGTAATTGAATACCACAAAAATATTAGCTTGTTAGATGCGGCTGATAGAATCAATTATTTTTATAATCCTGAATTCGGTCAACTAGGCAAGGATCTCGGTCAACTAATGCAAGGCGTTGATTACGGCGGCGTAGAAATTGCAGGTATTGGTTTTGATGTAGGGTCGGGATATGACGCATTGCCTTGGTTTACCACAGGCTACGATCAATTTGATCCAGACTTCACAGACTTCTTAATTAAGAGTGACGGCATTGCTAGATCATTTACCTTAAACTATGCTCCTACAGAAATAGAATACATCAACGTATACTGGACCGGCAATAGAAGTTATATCACAGCAACTCCGCTAGGTACCGGAGATGTTAATAGCTCATCTTTGTCTGTTACTAACGCCAATGGAATTAAAAAAGGTCAGTTAGTTTTAGGAACTGGCATTCAGTCAAATACTACTGTATCAGACATTGTTGGCGCAAAAATAACATTAACTAAAGCATTAGTACAGGCAGCGTCTGGCACATATTCGTTTAGAACAACAGAAACTTTTAATAGACGACTAGATGATCCAAATTATATTAAAGTCAAACCTTTACTTGACAAATTAATTGCTGTTAAAAATGAAAAACTAGCTATTGTAAACGGCTTAGCTACTGCTCAAGAAGATAAAGATTTTAACATTACATTACTTGCGGATCTAACACGTCAGCTTGATATACTATTTGATGCTAGAACTGCCGCCGAGGCTCTATTGCTTCAAGCGCAAATTGCATTAGACAATGCAATTGTTTTTGGCGATCAACAGTTAATAGATCAACGACAAGAAGTAAAAGATGCCAAGCAGGAAATCTACAATAATTTAAATTCAGATTATATTGTTACCCAGCAAAATGCAGTTACAGCACAATTCGCTAGAGATAATGCAATTGCTTTAATAACTACTGGTGCTAGTCAACTGGTTGCATACGAGGGAACAAGCACTATTGCTTCTGTACAAATATTTGATATTTTTGGAAGATTGATTTTACCAAGCGGTTTAAGACTAGTCGGACAAAGCATTAGAATAACCGGCACACTGAGCAATGGTACTATTCAGGGATATGCTTCTGGTAAAACGTATTATATTGGTGAAGTTATTAACAGCACTAGTGTACGTATAACAAGTACATACGCTAAGGCATTAGCAACCGGCAACGATAGATTTGATGTTGTAACAACTGCAGGAATAATAACGCCTGGAGCCACAGTTACACTTAACGGAAAAGTTAATACTGTACAAAATGAAATTGAGAATTTCCCAAGTATTGTAAATCAAGATGCTATTATGAATTCTTTTATCGGTGACGGTGTAAGTACAGGTCCGATTGTAATACCTAATAACACAACATTCACCACAGCATTTGGCATAGACATTCAAGCTGGGGATAGTATCATACTAAGAAAGAATACTAGTGATGGTAGCTTTAAACCTAGTGATATACAATACGATACTCAATTATTTGGCGGCGACTTTGCCTATGTAAGTGCTACCGGATTAGCCGCAGAAGACATCAATGTTGACGGTGACGGATTTGTTACACCTACCTCAAGCTATGCCCCAGAAGAAGTAGTTACCGGCCAAGTTGTAGATACAGTCGATATCACTGTCTACCATAAAATTGGTGATGGTGCCCCTATAATTGAAAGCAATCGTTATCTAAAACAAGCTGGAATAGAAGTCTATGACATTGGACAGCGTCCAGGAACATCATCATCTGTTATTGTAAAAGTAGCTGGAAATGTCATTAAACAAAATGTTAATTATTCAGTTGATACAATCACAAATCAAATAGAATTAATTACCAGCTATCCAACTAATTCTGAAATTGTTATTACTAGCCTAAGTCAAAACGGTTTAAATATTCTTGATTTAGATTATTTTGTTGGCGATGGAACTACTGATGAATTTGTATCAGTTGCTAGATGGAGTACTAACGCAACAGCATTTGTAACTATTGACGGTGAAGCAGTTGACGTAATTGTTTTTAAAACAGATAGTCAATATACCTTAGTGGGTACTATTGGTATACGATTTGCTGTACCGCCTACTGAAGGCGCAATTATCAACTATACAATTTTAGGATCAGCAGTTGACTCAATTAGTAAAGTACAAAAACAAACTATTGTGCATAACGGTGTAGACACTACATACGAACTAACAACAGATCCTGAATTTGTTAAACCTCTAGCTAATAATGTGTTAGTAGTAACTGACGGTAGTATTTTGAGACCTGCTGATACTTTCTATTTTATAGTAGCAGGAACTAGTAGAACATATACTGTTGACAGTTCAAGATATGCATTTAATACTGTAGACAGTAGCACAGTTATTGTAGCAGTTAACGGTGTAAACATTGTGCAAGGTATTGACTACTTTTGGTTCCCAATTAACAATCAACTTAAAGTTAAAAAAGGTGTTGCAAAAACTGGAGATAAAATTTCATTATCAATAGTTGCAAATTCTGACTACAATATAATTTCCACAGATAATAATTTATCTATCGAGTTGTTAGGAGAATATACTGCTAACACAGTAATCACTGTTATTACTTTTAGTAACCATGATATACTTGAAATTGAACGTGAGCATGATAGAACTACTTCAGCATCAACGCTAGTTGCTGGAGCCAAAGAATATTACAGATATAATCAGTTAGCCGGCGGACGTATTAAACTGCGTAGACCTGCTGTGGCTTCTCAATATGTTTGGATAACTCTAAACAATAAGCTGTTAACCCCAGACGTTGATTATGCACTAGAAAGCAATATGAATCATATTAGTTTTACACCAAGAATAGATTTTGTAGAAACTGATATTATAGACATAATTGCATTTAGTAATAAAGTAACAAGAAGTAGTTTTGGTTATAAAATATTCAAAGACATGCTAAACAAAAATTCTTACTCAAGAATTGATGATGCGTCCTCAACCACACTAGCTAAGACATTAAATTATTATGACACCGCTATAGAGCTAGTTGACGGATCAGTACTACCTGAACCAAGTGCTAGATTAAACAAACCTGGTGTAGTGTTTATTGATAGTGAACGCATTGAGTACTTGAAAAAAGACGGTAATGTTATTCGACAACTAAAACGAGGTACTTTAGGCACTGGAGTTAAAACTGTTTATGCCGAAGGAACTTTAGTAAGAGATCAAAGTGTCATTCAAACTGTTCCGTATAAAGATGAATTTATGTCATCGGTAACTGTATCGGACGGATACACTAATGGCGCTAGCATTTATACTAACTCTCCAGAACTAACAATAACATCAGTGACATTCCCAGGAGAAGATCAAACAGCTGACTTGTCTGGAAGCCAAACAGTGACCGTTACTGGAACTGGATTTAAAATTAATGTTAAGGTATTTGTTGGCGATGTTGATTGTGTAGTTAACAGAATAAGTAATACACAATTAACATTCGTAACCCCTGCAAAATCAGTTGGTGCATATGATTTAGTAATATATAATCCTCCAATTTCGTCACTGCCACAATTTACAACAGTTTCAGCTAGCGGTATAGTAACAGATGCAAGTCTAACTACTACAATAACTGGCCTATCAAATGCTAACAGTATATTCCGTGCAGGTATGGTACTAACTAAAATTAGCGGTGACGGATCAATTGGCGGCCTTACTGTAATTACTGAAGTTAATAGTAATACGCAAATTACTATTAAATCAACTACTGCAAATACCTACGGTTCTATAGTGTTTAAGGGAACAGAAGATGTAAAAACTGTAACCATTGCAGGCACTATTAGTACTGCGGGGTTAGTATCTACAGTTACATTAACTGGGTCTTATGTAAAAAATGGAATAACTATTCCTAATAATACAAGCGGCCTACTTGTAGGACAAGTTGTTAGTAAAGTTTCTGGCGCAGGAAATTTTGGCGCCCTAGCAATTATTACGTCTATTGACAGTTTGACTACATTTACAGTTACAGCTACTAGTGCAAATACAATAGGATCATTAATATTCAATATTAATAATCAAGTACCAACTAGTAGAGTAATTTCTAAGGGAATTAAGTATCTAAAGATACAATTAGATTTTAAACTAACTGTACCTGTTGCAGATGCTAGTTGGTATAGAAAAACCATACCGTCAGCATACAACCAGTGTAATGATGTAGAAGTATTTGTAGCGGGTCGTAGATTACGTAAAACCTCGTATACTATTTGGAATCCTAATCTTGGACCAGATAGTCCAAGCGGCGACAAAGCATATGAAGCAGAATTTTCAGTAACTTCTGCAAGCAATCAGCAGCCAATGCAGATCCGATTAACTGAAGTACCCGAAGCAGGGCAGTATATTGTAGTTCAAAAGCGTGTGGGACAAGCATGGACTACAGAAGGGGTTGGTTTAGCTGATTCCGGGTCTGATCCGGCTAAGTTTATTAGATCAACTTACGCTTTGATGCCGGACAAGAATAAAGTATAAGAAAACTATTAAAATAAATACATTGTATAGGTGAAAACAACATGACAACAAAACCAGATGAAAATTCGGGAATATTACTCCAAGGACATATTAAAATTTGGGATCCCGTCTCTCAAGAAGTAATCGTTAACAAACGTAATGCTATTCATTATGAGAATATGAGCATTGCCTTGGCACAGAGTCTCGCAAACGAGGGTATAGGAACAATATATCAAATGAGCTTCGGCAACGGTGGCACAGCAGTAGACCCAACAGGAATCATTACATATTTGACGCCAAATACAACGGGATCAAATAGTAGTTTGTACAACGAAACCTATACCAAAGTAGTCAACGATCGTAGCACAAATAACGTTGATCCAACTCGTAATAAGATTGATGTTCGTCATGTTACCGGAACAAACTATACAGATATTTTAGTCACTTGCTTGCTAGACTACGGCGAGCCTAATAATCAAGAAGCATTTGACAACACAACATACTTAGACGGTGAATATGTGTTTGATGAGTTAGGTCTTAGGGCTTACAATCCAACAGGAACAGGTAAATTATTAACTCATGTTATATTCCATCCTGTACAAAAATCACTAAATCGTTTAATTCAAATTGATTACACCGTTAGAGTGCAAAGTCTAACAGGTTTTAACGGAGCGTAAACATGGCATACCAAATTCGTTTTACCGATCAAATTAATAACACTCCGTTAGCCGTAGATGATAATACTACGAATTCAGTTACCAGTCTTAATTTTCCAGGACGAAATACTACAGGTTATGGACAAGCACTTGGTGAAAACTTCCTACACCTATTAGAAAATTTTGCAAACACTAGCGAACCAGTCAATCCAGTTAAGGGTCAACTATGGTATGACACTAATGCTAGTATAAAACAATTAAATGTATATGATGGAACTCAGTGGGTTGCCGCAGGCGGACTTAAAAAATCTAGCGGAAATCAACCAGATGCGGGTAACAGTTTACCGGGCGATCTATGGGTTAATACTGATACACAACAATTATTCTTATTCTCTGGATCGGGTTGGATCTTAGTTGGTCCACGCTTTAGTGCAGGAGCTAGAACCGGAGCTGAACCAGAAAGTTTTAGAGACACTGATAATATTGAGCGTACTGTTATTAGTAATTATGTTGGTGGATTCCGTGTAGCAATATTCAGCACTGAAAAATTTCAACCTAAAACTACTTTACCCGGCTTTCCTTATATCTACGCAGGTGTAACGCTTAGTAGCCTATATAACGGTTATTTTGGTACAGCAGAAAAAGCCAGTAAGTTAATTGTATCGGGATATTTGTCAACCGGTCTTGAAGCAGACAATTTTTTACGCGGCGATGTAATTACTAACAACTATAAAGGTCTTAACGTTAAAAGCAACACAGGTATTCAAATCGGCGCAGACGGCCAAATGGAACTTGCAGTTGACAACGGTGTTGGATACATTTACCAAAAGACATCCGGATCTAGTCTAGATATTCGTGTTAATAACAACGGTAACGAACGAGTTGTTATCCGTGTAGACAGTCAAGAGCGTGTGGGTATTAACAACATTGCTCCGCAAGAAGCATTAGACATTAGTGGAAATATACGACTTGGGTTAACAGAAGAAAATCCAGACTCGTCAGGGCAGTTATTCATTAAGGGAACAACAGATTCTACAAGTATTGTTACAGGAGCATTCCAATTAGCGGGTGGAGCAGGTATTGAAAAGAGTTTATTTGTTGGCGGAAATATTAGTTTAGATGGTAAAATCACTGTTGGAACAAACATATTACCTGCAACTAATAATGGTTCTTCAATTGGGTCTGATCCTACAGTCGAAGGCGGAAAACAATTTAATAACATATATGCTAATAAAGTATTTGCCGCAACTGAGTTTAATGGAAAATTAATAGGAACTGTCAAGGGAACAGTAGATGGATCTGCTACAAACTTAGCTAGTTCAACAATCTTTGAAATGATTGGTGATGTAACTAGTAACGAAATTGAATTTGATGGCAAGACTGGAACTAATCCGGTGACTACTACTGTTGCATCGGGTAACGGAACTGTTATTAAACTTGAATTTGATGCTCAAACTGTAATACCTTTTCCGGCAGGTACCGTAGTAGTTGTATCTAATATTACTCCAGTGGCATATCGTGGAACATATAATGTTATTGAAGGAACACGAACTTATATAACATTTAACGGAACAGCTACAGGCCCGCAAGCCATTGCTGGAACTATTAGTCCGTCTGGAGTATTAGGTAATAGAAAACAGTTTGTTACTAATCTTAGTGAAACATTTGTTTCTGATAAAGCAGAAGTAGCAAAAGCAGCCGACTTGGGCGAAGCTGATGATTTCTTAATAAGTCAAGGAACTGCCGGCCTTAAGAAAATTAAAAAGAATACATTATTTTCAGCAATCCCGCAACTGCCAGTGGGTACCGTTGTGCCATACGCAGGCCTTACACCTCCAATGGGTTGGTTACTATGTGACGGATCAGAAGTTCCTAGAATACGATATGAAGCATTATATAATGTAATTTCTGGACTATACGGCAATGCCAATGCATATGACGCTACAAATAATCCGTTAGGAACAAAAGGATTTGACACATTTAAACTTCCTGACTTAAGAGGTCGCTTCCCGCTTGGCGCTGATAATATGTTTAATGGTAAAAAAGTTCCTGATAGAAATAGTATTTCGTCAAAGATTGATACTATTACAAGTCCAGCTGGCCGAGTTACTGATCCAAACGCAACTATTGACTATGCTGATCCCACAGTTGTACGTATTGGCGCTGGCGATGAACAGATGAATTTAACAGTAAATAATCTTCCTGATCACGAACATGATTTAACAGGCAATCGAGATGGAAGATTTGGCGCATACAGCCCAACAGAATTGGCTGATACTGATTCTATTCCAGTTAAGGGTTTAGGTGGTGCAAACGATACAGGCAGACTTTTAAGAACAAGCGGCGGCATATTAACAGAACCAGTTGGCGGACCATTTGGCCAACCGTTTAGTATTATGAACCCGTTCCTAGCTCTAAATATGATTATTTGGACAGGCAAATTAACAGATTACGATTCGGACTATAGATAATGACATATAAAATTAATAAAACTGACGGTAACGTATTAGCAGAGATTCCAGACGGTCAATTTGACACCGGCAGTAGTAGTCTTACGTTAATCGGAAAAAATGTTACAAATTTTGGTCAAGTGTTTAATGAAAACTTGATAAAGTTATTAGAAAATTTTTCCAGTAGTTCAGAACCAGAACATCCTATCAAAGGACAACTATGGTATAATACTAGCACTGGTAGATTAAATGTCTATGACGGAAATACTTTTAGAGCCAGCGGCGGACCACTTGTAAGTTCTATACGTCCTCTTAATTTAGTGCCCGGCGATCTGTGGATCAATAACGAAACAAATCAATTATTTTTCTATGACGGAGTTGATTTAACATTAGCAGGCCCAGTCTATACAGAACAACAAAAAACTTCAGGATTCATAATTGACAATATTATTGATACTAATAACAGACTTAAAGTAGTTGCTAAACTTTTTGTTAATGGAGTATTATTAGGTATATTCAGCAACAGTGCATTTACACCAGCATTGGCAATTGAAGGATTCACCGGTCCTATAGGAGTTGGATTTTCAGCAGGCACATTAATTGGCACTAAGTTTAATGTCACTGTTTCTCGTGCTGAAGGACTAGTTACTGCATTAGGCGAAACTAAAGTTGCAGACGATATTTTATACAATAACCAAGACGGCACAATTGTTGGATCATTAACGGTACAATCAGTATCGGGAGTTAGATTATTAGGCGGAGATCCTGGTACTACAACTTCTGCCCAAGGCGATACTAGTTTAAAACTTGAAGGCGGCAATTTTGTTATTGAAAATAGTGAGTCAAGTAGAGCAATTGAAATTAAAACAAAACAACCAGTAGGCGGTGTAAAGACAGCAATATACATTGATTCTGTAAATCAAAGAGTTGGATTTTTTAATCGAGCCCCAACAAAGACAGTTGATATTACTGGAGATTTAAGAGTTTCGGGTAATTTGATCATTGAAGGTGACAACTTTACAATTAATTCAACTACATTACAAGTTGAAGATAAAAATATTGAACTAAACAAATCACCAACTGGTGTAGTAACAGATACCGATGCCGACGGTGGCGGAATTACTTTACATGGTACTACCGACAAAACATTAACTTATTCTTATGCACATACAAGTTGGGATAGTTCAGAGAATTTTAATATAGTTACTGGCAAGACTTATAGCATTAATTATAATCCTGTATTGTCGGCCACTACACTAGGAGCTACTGTAGTTAATTCAAGTTTAAAAACCCTAGGTGATTTAACCACGTTAGATATGGACGCTGGATTGAATATTACCGGTAATACAATTACTAGTAGTACAACTGATTTAGTTATAACATCTGCTACAGATTTTATAGATGTTGACGGTAAGACGCTTACTAATGCACCAGATTTAAATTATGTTACTAGTAATTTATCAGATGTACCAAATAAGAAATATGTAGATGAGCGTGTTAGTATTCGACCAATTGCATTAACACTAGATATTAGCGATTTTGACATAACAACACAGCCCGGAATTGAAGCGGCAAATGAAAAAATAGCTGAAATTTTAACGTATACTGCTTCTATATATAATGGCGTTAATAACCCTCAAGGTGTTGCTATTCTTGGAACTATTGCTAAAATTCATGCAACACATTTGGCAATTGTTGTTAACGCTATACAATATAAACCAGTACAAACGGGTACTGAATTAACTGGCACTGAAACTATTGCATTTAGTAAAAATACAGTTAATAAAGGTGAAGGTAGTTATGAAAACTTCTCAGTAGTAGAAGATATCATAGAAACACAGGTAATTCCAGCACCGCTAGCTAGCATTGTAACCACTAGATTTTACAAGCGATTTGTCGTTACTGAACAACCAAATAACAGTTTAGCATGGGAATATATTACTGACTATGTGCCAGTGGGTGATTGGGATAATGCTACAGCATACTCAGTTAATGATCTTGTAATTTTTGACTACAAAGAATGGATTTGTATTGCAAACGTACCAGCAGGACAAACAAACCCTACAGGAAATGCTACAAATTGGAAACTTTTTGCATTAATTTAAAAGAACAAAGAGCGATAAATAATAATAACGTTAGTTTTAGGGGCTACTAGATGTCATATACAATAAACAGATGGGATAATACAACAGTGGTAACAACTGTACAAGATGGTACAGTTGATCAAACTCTTGATATTCAGTTAGTCGGTAAAAATTATGCCGGTTACGGAGAAATTCAAAACGAAACATTTGTACACATGTTGGAGAATTTTGCAAGACAACAGCCGCCTCCAAATGCTATTTCTGGACAAGTATGGTACGATACAACTAACAAAAAATTAAAAGTACACACTGGCGATGTGTCTGCTACTGCAAAAGTATGGAAAACCCTAACCGGCGCAGAATACAGTGCAACAGAGCCACCATTCCCGACACCTGGCGACTTATGGTTTGACTCTAATAAAGATCAATTAAAAGTTAGAATTGGCGGCCTAACAGCAGATTGGTTAACTGTTGGCCCGCAAAATGCAGGCACTGGTATTACACAAATGGTCAGCCGCAACGTTATTGATGCTAATAATACGCCTCATGGAATCATTGCCGCTACTGTCAACGGTGCAGTTAACTTTATTATATCTGAAGATGAATTTGTATTAAACATTGCTGACCCTGATAGTACAATTGTTGGATTTACAGACCCGTCTTCTAAACAAATTAAGCGTGGTATTACATTCCCTAACGTTGATGCAGTTGGCGTAAGCGGATCTAACGGCGGCGGAACATATAGACTTTGGGGTACAGTTTCAAATGCACTACGTCTTGGCGGAAAAACTCCAGATCAATACCTAAGCCCAGTAAACAATTTATTAACATTACCATATCAAGTTAAAGTCAGTGTTGATGAAGGTCTCACTTTAGGCGCAAACGACGATCTAAAAATTGAAGTCATTGCCAATCAGCCACAAATATCTGCTAGATTGGGCGGCCAGCGTATTACGTTTTCAGTTAAACAAAATACAACACCGGTATTTCCATTAATAATTGATCAGGCTGGTATTAGACCAGACCTAACAAGTTCTGGGTTTAACCTAGGCAGTATTAATGCTAAATGGGCTACTGTATATGCTACAAACTTTGATGGCACCGCAACACAGGCTAATACATTAAGAGTCGGAACATCGTATCTACAAGCTAGCTTTATGGCTACAAATAGTGGAGATACACTAGTTGCACGTAAAAGAAATCTTGACGGATCTAGCACAATCTCTGCAACAACATTTGAAGGTAATGCTAGTACTGCTACAGTATTAAAAACCCCAAGAAATATTAACGGCAAACCGTTTGACGGCAGTGCAAATATCAGCATTGAATACACTGACCTAGTTGGCAAACCAACTGATCCAACATTTGCAACAGTTACATTAACTGGAGCAGTTGCCAGTGATCAACAGGCTGTGCCTAAGTCTTATGTTGATGCTAAATTTGGTGTTGGCGGTATTTTAGGTATTGCCGCAGGCGGAACAAACGCATCAACTGATACACAGGCAAGATCTAACCTTAAAGTACCGCGTACAGACGGTGTGGGAGCAACAGCTAACTCTACTTGGAATATCAATATTGCTCCAACTGCTGTTCCAATTTCTCTTACTAATACCAATGCTACTCTAGTAGGGACAAGCGGTGCGGCAACGTCTACTACTATTGTTGTATCTAATGTTAATACAGTTGCCAATACGGGTAGTGTGCCTACAGGTAACGGCTACGATGATCTTGTTTCAGTAACTACTAATACTGTAGGTACTGGTTCTAAAACTTGGACAGTACAAAAAGTACCAGGTTGGCAGGTTAATGATAGGATTAAAATAACTAAAGCACAAAGCGGCGATACTATAACAATGTCCGGAAAAGTCACAGCTATTGACTATATTGCATTAACAATAACTGTGCTTGTTGATACATTTACTGGTTCGGGTACTTCTTTGGCACCGTGGACTTTCCAAGGTCTTGCTGATTGGAGAGTAGGCGCCAAAGTAACAGGTACAGCAATCACTGGTACAGTAACAATTACTGCTATAGTTGCTGATTCTCCTGCATTAGGTCAACAGACTTTAACTGTTGCCTTTTCAAGTCAAACAGTTGCGGGCGCAGGATCATTAACTATTGTAGCAACAGACAACGGCAACGGAATTGGCGGTAACGCGGCAACAGCTACTAAGGCTAAAAACTTATCCGACGGTACACTTGGCGACATACCATATCAAACAGCCGCTAATACTACCAACTATCTTTCAATAGGCGCCGCTGGATATGTACTATCTAGCACAGGAACTGTGCCTGAATGGAAAAATTTATCACAGATTAGTGTAGGTAATTCTTCTCAAATTTTAGTTGCTGACAAACCAACTGATGTAGGAACATTTTATCCTGTATTTGTTACAGGTGGATTGCCTGGCACAGGAAGCCAGCCAAGAAGCATATACGCTGACCAAACAACATTCTCATATGATACTAACCAAAATAAACTTACACTTGGCGATGGCGTTAACGGATACGGAACGGTAATTGCTCGAGTAAACGGCGATGTATTATCTCCAAACGGAACAGTAGTTTTAAGTCAAGGAACGGGCTCAGGTACTAGTGCTTACTTTACCGGTAAAGCCGCAACAGCTGACAAATTACATCAAGCTAGAACTATAACATTAGGCGGCATCTTAAAAGGCAGTCAATCATTTGACGGTTCAGGCGGTATTACTATTACTGCTGAGTTTGCTGACAATTTTACTATTTCAACTGGTAGTCTATCAGGTAACTACGTGGGACAATTAACTGCTGGCAATTATGTAACATTAAATGAAGGTGTTCTTCCTTATGTACCGGGTGGCGGCGACAATGTTACAATTGGCGTTAATGCTAGTTCAAGCAATGTCGGAAGCAGTATTGTAGCTAGGAATAGTAGTGGTAATTTTAGTGCAAATGAAATTACTGCTGATAGATTTATAGGTATTGCTAACGAAGCATATTTTGCTGACTTGGCAGAAAAATATCTACCAGATGCTGACTATGAAGTTGGAACAGTATTAACTATTGGTGGTGAAAAAGAAGTTACTGCTAGTAGCTACGGTGATCTAGCAATTGGTGTCGTTAGTGATAAACCTGCTTATCTAATGAACAAAGATCTAGAAGGTGGCGTAGCAGTTGCACTAAAAGGAAGAGTTCCTGTTAAGGTTATTGGCGCAGTACGTAAAGGTCAACGACTAGTAGCTGCCAATGACGGATGTGCAGTAGCCGCTGTACCACATGCTAATGATGTATTTGCTATTGCGTTAGAATCTAGTGATGATACTGGAGTTAAAGTGATAGAAGCGTTTATACGTTAAACAGCCATTTCAGCTTTAATAGCTGGATCTGGATTATAGTTATCCAATACAAAATCGTCGACAGTATAGTCGGCGATTTTTTTGCCTGTTGTAAAAACTAGTGTAGGTAATGGCTTAGGTTCTCTGCCTAGCTGAACTTCCACAGCTTCAAAGTGATTGTTGTAGATATGGCAGTCACCACCAGTCCAAACAAAGTCCCCCACCTTAAGACCGCACTCGCGAGCGATAATGTGTGTTAGCAAACTATAGCTGGCAATGTTAAAAGGTACACCTAAGAACATATCGCAACTACGCTGATACATTTGACAGCTTAGATAACCGTCAGTCACATCAAATTGACTTAATACATGACATGGCGGTAGCGCCATATCTGTAAGTTCGGCAGGATTCCATGCTGAAAGGATATGTCTACGTCCGCTAGGGTCGTTCTTAATACCGTCGATTAGTCGTTGTACTTGGTCAACACCTAGAAAGTCTCTCCACTGTACTCCGTAGACGCGACCTAGGTCACCTTCAAAGTGTGCTCTAGGTAACCAATAGTCTGCTTTAGCATTGGCAGTCCATATTGTTGTTTTAGATAAATCTCTAGTACCGTGTAGGATCTCCGCAAGCCGGCGTTCGTCACCACTGCCCTCTAAGAACCAAAGGAGTTCGCTTACAACCGCTCGCCAGGCGAGCTTCTTAGTAGTTGTAGCTGGAAAACCTTCTTGCAGATTAAAACGCATTTGATAACCAAATACGCTACGGGTTCCTACCCCCGTTCTATCGGTCTTGTTTTTTCCGTTTATTAGTATATGCTTTAACGCTTGATGATATTGCTTCATTATGATATTCTTCTACTATACAAGATCCAAGATTAACAGTTTGGTGTAATACCATTCCGTCTAGAAAATCCACTAGGTCAATAGTTGTGTCATTTAAGTATCCACCTGAAATTCGAGTAAGATACACTCTTTCAAGTACAGGTCTACTTTGCATAAGCAAATTTGGACCACCTATAACAAAAATATTTTTTCTTTTATTGTGGCTTTTTAAACTGACTAATGCTTCGCATACATCGCCACGTATTTGTTCAATATCGTCTTGATCAAAAAAGTTGTTAGTAAACACTACATTATGTCTTCCTGGTAGCGGACTTGGCATATCGGGACTATCCCAAGTCTTTCTACCCATGACAACAATTTGATTTTGTGTAGTGGCTTTAAACCATTTCATATCGTCGGGGTTATTAGGCCAAGGCATTGAACCTTTCCATCCCATTCCCCCAACACTATCTACTGCAAACATTCCTGCTATCATTTTTCTCTTTTCGGTTTTTTAAGAAAACTCTTAGTTTGTTTTATCACATCTTTTTTAACTTTAGCGACATCTAAGCGAAAGTCTATATGTTGTATAGACTCTTCGTAGTTGCTGAGTAGTTCTTTAAGATGGCCTTCTAAGTCATCTTCACCAGAGTGTTTAGCATATTTGGCAATGTCTATATCCCATACTTTACCGTTTTCAAAAATGATCCGTATGGAATCAAGATACTCTAACGGTATTGCACGAACATCTATATCACTAAAAATCTCTGGCCACGACTCAACTACGTCTTTTGGCAAAGACTTTTTTGTCACTCGTCAACGGCAGCTTTCTTCTTTGTTGGAACTAGCTCTTCAGCCATCCTACGAAGTTGAGCGGCTTCCTTGCTCAGACGATCTGCATCGGAACGATATTTCTTTGCAAGGTCAGTATCAGTAAGTGGCTGATCTAATTGTTTAGTTTCAAATGCTTTTTGTGGAACAGTTTCTTCTTCAACTGTTAGATCATTTACTTTAGCAACGTCTTGCACAGATGTTTGATTACCTAATGCTAGATCGTTAACACTAATTCCTTTTTGTTCAGCAATTAGTTGATTTAGTTGATCTAAACTAATAACAGCCTTCATATTTGGAACTACTTCGATCTCGCTGGTTTTTACTTTAAGTAATTTTTTATTACTATGCAAGTTAGATAGCATAATGCTACCGTCTTGGAATCTTGTTCGTGCCAGGACCTCTGCAAATTCATAACTTGATTGAGCACCTTGCGACTCAACTAACTTCATTAGTGAGTCGTGATTTTCGTCAGTCAAATTTTCAGTTTGGATAACTAATGCAGAATCACTTTCACCGGGCAGTGTTCTATATGCAATCAGACATTTACGTCCGTTTGATTTGAACCTTCCAATGTGTTTGATATCGGCCATTAGATTATTGTCCTTCTGCTGGGGCAGGCTGTTGTTTAGCTACTTGGTCCAAGAATGCATTTAGCTTATTGAATAATTTTCCAACAGCTTCCATCTCAGCGGCTTTAAATGCGCCACGTGAACTTGCTACATCGATTACTGAACGTAGGCCTGCAAGGTCTTGTACAGTTAAATCTACAGATGCTGGTGCTTCTGGTGTAGTTTGTGCTTCTGGTTGTGTAGTTGTTTCAGTCATGTTTTACTCCTTTGGTTGTAAGTACTATTATATATCACTTTAATGATTTGTATACTTTAAAAGTGGACAAGCAAGCAAAAAGAAACTGGCTTCTTTTGGCTCTTCAAATCCAATTTTGATTTTTATTGTAAATTGATTCTCATCAAGTTGTAAACTCTCTCCTAGATAGAATCTACTATGCAGATTTTCGTAAATCCATTGTCTAACAGATTCTACTATATTATACTTGAGATTTAATTGGAGATAATGGAAATGGGGAGGAGGATCACCGACCTCCCTGCACCCTAATACATTAAGGGGATTAATCTTATCTAGCGATAACATTAGGCAGTTGACGTTTCCATATCGTAGTAGGCATAGCTACCAAATGGGGGAACAATAGTGTCGTTACCGTGGATAACAAAGATTGTATCACAGTAGTCTTCGTCACCCCATGAACTCCAAGGATAACCGTCTGTAAACATAATAAACTTCTTAGGACGAATATCATGTTCCTTCATGTAGTCCCAGTTACAGTCAAATTCTGTACCGCCACCGCCCATGATTTCGTATTCGTCAATCTCATCGCCGTTGTAAGAGTCATAGTCTTGCTCATTATAGACTTTGGTATCAAAACACCAAATCTTAATATTAAAATCTTTAAACTCTTGCATAATGCCTTTGACTTCACCTAAGAAATCCGCACCCATTTCATCGCTAATAGAACCTGACATGTCAAGTGCTACGCATACGTCAATGCTAGTGTCAAAATTACAACCGGGCAATACAGCACCAGTCATTTGACCTTTACGGTTAGGACGGCTAAAACTAAAGTCATTCTTAACAAGACTTTGGATATTCATACGCAACATCTCGCGCCAATCCATTTTAGGCTCAGTCATGTCTTTGATCATACGTGCAATTTCACCTGGCACATTACCTGCACCTGCGGCATTGGCACTTTGAATCATTGCTTCTTTGATCTCGTCGCGGATCTTTTTTAACTCGTCTTTAGAATACTGAGGCTGTCCATCTTTGCCGCCTTCTGGATCCATATGATGATCTAACATCTGACCTAATTGGTTAAGTTGTTCTTCATCATACTTATTAAAGATTTCGTCATATACTTGTTCAGCTGACCAGTTGTCGTACTTGCGATCATAAAAGAACTTGACAGGAGGATCATCACCAATACGGTCACGTTTCAAAATACCGTTAACACAATAGTCAGCGGCAATGTTCCAAATTTGTTTTTCACGACCTTCGTTACGCATCATATGGTCAAATACGCAATGCAAGATTTCGTGTGCAACAACAAACTCAACTTGACGCGGAGTCATCTTGTCAAAAAACTCGCGGTTAAAGTAGAAGTTACGGAAGTCAGTAGCGGCAGTAGGCAACCAATCGCTAGCGTCAATAAGCTTCATGCGAGTTGCCATATTACCAAAGAATGGGTGGCGGAGTAATAGACCTACTCGGGCTACTACAATTTTATCAATAATTGGATCGGTACTATGTGCCATTTTTGCTCCTAGTGTTTTACTGTATATATGTATTATACAGTCATTCTATATAAAAGTCAAGATAAAAGGTGCATTTCTACACCTTTTATTTTTGGTTACTTAGTTTGAGCCGCCGCAATGTACTTGCCAAACTTAGTATGGAAGTCATCAAAACATGCAATCTCATCTGGATCCAACGGCAACTGGTATTGGGTAAGAGCAAGTTTAGTACCCATCACAACCAATTCAGTTTCAAAATTGTCCATCATAAATTGGAAGAAGTAGTTGACTTTGTCGTTAAACTTCTTGTCATTCTTGTCAGCCGCATCTTTGAGCTCATAGCACAATGACACAGTCAAAGAATACATGGCACTAATTTCCTTAGTTTCCATTTTCTTAACTTTGCCTGCAAGGATGTCTTCTGGCTTAGGCAGTTTAGAGCTAATCTTACGATGAGCCATAAATTTAATAGCCAAACCTTCTCCTACCGCACCCGCAATCAAATCGGTCAATGTGTCGTTGCTAGTGTCGTCATCTTCCAACAGTTCGCTAACAAAGGACCAGCTACGTGGAGTAGCAAAGGCACGTGAGCTAGACTTTGGATCAAAGTCGTACAGGTCTTTCTTAGCAAAGGTGCAGTAACCGACCACATCTGGATGTACTTTGTTTACAGTAGCCCATTGTGACCAGTCATCAAAATCTACACGCATTTCCAAGTGAACAAAACGGTTAGCCAACGGAGCAGGCATACGGTAAGTAACACCCTTATCTGCTTCACGGTTACCAGCCGCAACAATAAGAACGTTATCTGGCAAATGATATTGTCCAACACGACGATTCAAAATCAACTGATAAGCCGCCGCTTGTACGCTAGGAGCCGCAGAGTTCATTTCGTCTAAGAACAAAATAACGTGGGGGAATTTAGAAGCAAACTCTTTTGTAGGCAGTTCGCTTGGGCTACCCCAAACCATAGTACCTGAGTTGCTATCAAAGTAAGGAATACCCTTAATGTCGGTAGGTTCCCAAAGACTCAAACGAATGTCAATAACATGAGCATCCATTTCTGCGCCTAACTGATGAATGACATCAGACTTACCAATGCCTGGGGGACCCCAGAGGAACAATGGACGCTGTTTCTTAAATGCCTTACGAATAGCGTTCTTCGCACCGTTCGGGCTCACTTGACGATTGATAACTTCTGCTTTTGCCATACTAGCTCCTGTGTGTTAAAAAATTAGTCTGCTTTTGTTTCGCAGTATTAGTATTATAACGCAAAACGCTAGAAAAGTCAAGAACTTTTTTAACTATTTTCGTCTGTGGCTTTTTTGCTACGCATGGCTTTGGTGATTCCGTATTTTTGGACATCACCATTAAATAGGTACAACTCAAAACACTTTCTTTCCGAAAGTACTGTTATTGAGCGGTCTGTTAAGAAATATGGACAGTCAATAAATCTGTCCAAAAATATAATTACTTGTGGTTTCAAATCGAATCCGGTTGGAAAGGGAACTTCGTAAACAGCCAAATCCAAAGTGGTTCTTACAAAGTCCAAACCTTTTTCGGTTAGACGTAGACCGCCTTCACTTTTGGTTCTGTTGTTTTGCCACCACACTCGCATACTAGCACTAATGTTTTCTTCAGTCAAAGCCACATCGGCTTGTTTTAAGAATATTTTAGTGTAGGTTTTTCTGTTCACTTTATTTCTTCACCAGTTGTTAGTTTATAAACAGCAAAGTCTTTGCTATTGAATAAAGTGTTTAATTTTTTAGCAAGATTATGTGCATGGCCAGGATTTGAAAAACTGACTTTCTTATACTTGCTACCCGGATAACCACTTAGACTGTTTTGACTTTTTAAGTTAAACGGTTTTCCTAAATGGAAAACGGCCCAAATAGCTTCCGCTTCCAGGATTTGATCACTCTTATACGTTTTTTTATTAACGCTTTCAAGTACTACTGTTGGTTTAGGTCGACTCATAATATACATATCTCCGAATAACTACGTATATATTTATCGCACTTACATCACTTTTCGGCCCACATTCCACCGTCCATTTGAACAGTAATTACTGGTTCTTCCTTAGTCTGTGCTTGCATTAGCCCTTCATAGTTGCCTGCTAGTCTAGTCATTACCACTGCTAATGTATGTGTAATGTTTTTAGCAGTGGCAATGTCTAATCTAATTTCTCTTTGATTAGCAGTATCTGCGGCCTTGACCTGATTCATAAACTGTGTCAATACAGTTGTATTAATCTTATCTGTTTGCATTGTTTAACCTATGTTTCATTTCCATTTCAGTTTTAAATGGACCTTCATACTGATAACGCTCAACAGTTATAAGTTTAGGACAAAAACTCTTAACCCAACCTTTATCAAATTTGATAATGTAGTAGCCTGCACAATAAACTGATTTTGATTTGTTACTTTTAGTAAAGAGTGGTAAATGTTTCTTTACATCATACATGGGATTGTAAGGAGCACTACTTGTTGGATACCCGTGTACTTCTCTGTCTAGATCCTCAACTTCTTCATTTTTCTTTTTAGCTACAAAGAAATTTGATCCAAATGCCTCAAACAATTTTTTCTTAGTGTCAAATACCGTAATAGTATCTTTTGAACTAAAGACAAATTTCTTTTGCTCAGTTAATTTTAGAACACCGACTTTATTCTCATCTTGTTCCACAATCCAAAATTTACCGTCAACAACGGGCTTTGCATGTATTTCTGTCATTTTACGTACCTTGCATTTAATGGTTTGGCATAGCTATCTGCCTGATCAGACACTTTCTGTAGATCATATAATTGAGCAAATTTTAAAAGTCTAATGCCAACTTGTGTAACTTCTTTAGCAACCGCATTAGTAGAGATTGTTTCTTTAATAATATTTTTAATATCTTCGGGTTGTTGAGTAAGATCAATAAGTCGACGATTACGTTCGTAGTCTTCTAACACACGATGTTCGACCCCGTTATGATCAACCCAACGCTGAAGCATGAGATTGTTCCACGCGAATCCCTTGTTTGCCCTATCAGTAAAGGCTTCTTCTAATTTATTCTTACGCACTTTAGGATATGCACTGAATACATTATCGCTAGTATCGCCTCGAATACATTTTTCAAACAATAACCATTGTGGATCTGGAATAACTTTTTCAGCTTTAGTCTTATTGTCAATCACACGCTTGCCTTTTTTATCAAAGATACCTTCGTGTGTAATTGTAGTTTCCATAACTCCGTTGTACTGTTTTACGTTAGGAGCAATTAATTGTACAAAATCTGTATCGGTACTAATAATCACATGATCGTCATTTGGATGACTCTGTATCCAACCGGCAATTAAATCGTCAGCTTCTAGTTGCTGATGCTGTAATACTGTACAGTTAGTTTTTTCTGTAATAAAATCTTTAAATGCGTCAAACGATTCCCAAAACAGGGTTTCTTCTTCTTGTTCTTTTACAGTCTTAGCCGCACGAGCCGCCGCTCTCTGTGCTTTATATGGAGTGTAATAGTCTTTGCGCCATGAGCGACCTTCGAGACAGAAGACAACATGTGTGCCTCCAAAGTCTTGCCAAGCCTTGCGGATACTGTTAAGTGTAATATGAAATGCCATGCCTAACTTAGTGTCAGCGTCACCTTTAATGACGTGACGGGCACGGAAGAATGTGTTAGCAGTATCTACTAAAATATATGTCATGAAACTTCGCTTTTGTCTTCGGTTAACTTACGAACATTAATATAACCAGCACCTCGGTCAGTCATATCAATACCTTCTTCGTTAGCTACGTCTTTGCACAGGCCTCTAAACCAACGATCTACAATTTCTTCGTCAGCATCACCATCAAATCCGTAACCAGCTTGTTTCAATTGTAACACAAAAAGGTCGTTCCAGTCAAGCTCAAAAAAGCCATTACGTACATTGTCCGGGTTTACTTTAGTATCCAACACTGCTACATAAGGTTCGCCTTTGGCAGTAGCTCTTTCTTTTGGACCTAACTTTGCCATTTCTTCTGCTTTAACTGCGGCTTCTGCGGCAGTTGCGGCCTTATTAGCAACTTGGATAGATTCTTCTGCTTGCTTTAATGCCTCTTCAGTTCTAGCTTTGATCTTATCAATGCCAAACAACTTTTCAATCCATTTATTCATTAGGTTCCCCACTCATTTTTAAATAACGGCACTTGCAAACGGTCACTATAACGTAAGCCGTGTTTCATAGCCAATATAGCTACATTCTTATTATTCATCGCATAGACACTTTCTACACCACCCACAGGCATTAGGTAAACGTGTCCTTTAAACCCTGCTGTGCGATAAGCGGCAATAGCACACTCTGCATCGGCAAAGTCTTGTTCTGTGGCAATAACAAATTTCAAATATGCTGTACCAAACCATTCATACTCGCACACTGTTTGTGGTTTAATTGCTTCATCCCATGCTTCACCGCTACATGGCAGTTTAGCACTTACACTAAATGTAATTTCTCGATCTGGACTAGCTTTCTTCCAGTTGTGCAAATAAGATCTAAATTCGTCTGTTAAAGATTGAGTACCGTTTGTCTCAAAGGTAATTTCCTTAAGACTTGCCATCTTAGGATTATCTAACAAGTCTGGATAGGCACGTTGCCAACCTAACAAAGGTTCGCCACCTGTAATAACAAGATGTTCATCTCGCCATTCTTCGTAGGGTAGCATATCCATAATACCATCGGCAATAGCATCGCTTGAGAGCAATGGGCTTAGATCTTTAAACTCGGGCATCCAACTAGCATAGCTATCACAACCTGTGCTAACTAGTGGCAAGTCTTTATAATTTTGAAAAGACTTGATCATAGTATGCGTAGCCGCAATATCCGTTGCTTCGTGACTTAGTTCGCCACGTGGCATGCCAAAGCCGGCACACTTAAAGTTACAACCAAATGTGCGTAGAAATACAGACGGGACGCCCATGTAGCGTCCTTCGCCCTGCACACTATAAAATAATTCTGCAATTTTAATTTTTGACATTGTTCTTCCTAAATTCTTCTACATCTATTATAGCACTTTTTAATGTTTCTGCATAGTTCAAAGCACTTTGTCTTTTTAAACAAACAGTTGATTCTGTATCGATGTAGCCTTTAGATAGTAAAGTCCAAATATGATACCAACGTGTTTTAGACCAAAAGTTAGTCTTAGTTGTAGTATAGATAGTAACTGAAATGTCGTGGTCGTCAGCTTCTACCCATACGTTGTGTTCGTGACTGCTATCTCCACATTCGCATAAAACTCGATAAACTTTTGAGTCGCCCCACTCGTTATGTTTTAAAATGCCTTCTGCAGGTACCTGTGCGTTCATGCTTTTAAATTTTCCATTGTAGCAATTTTTGCAATACGTTCACCAAAGTCTTGATCATTTGTAATAATGTATGTAGTACTATCGTTACGATCACTCTTGCGATCATAACGTCTAAACTCTACAACCTTACCACCTACCGCTGAATAAACTTTGAAATTTAATACAGGATCATCACCGATAGACTTTTCTTCAGCACTACTAACTAATCGATTTTGTCGACCAGACGTCTCGTATATGTCTTGTGCGCTGTTTATCCAATCTCGAAATTTAAGTTTTAACCAGTTCATAATTTCATAATTCTTTCTAAGACTGCTTTCGCATCATCAAACTGACCACGAGCCAGTTTATCTTCAATTTGAACTTCGTAGTCGTTACGAAGTTGGCGAAGATATGGGCGCATTTGGTAAGTGGCATATGGTTGTGTCCAGCGGATAGTATATAAGTGTTGCGGATTCATTTACAGCTTTCTAAAAAGTTATCGAGTTGTGTAACAGCTTCGTCAAAGTCGAGTGCCATTACCTTAGCACTTATTATACTATCTTTAATCTGCATGTCAAATGGTATTACACCATTAAATCTAAAATCTTCCGGCACATCAGTTTCAACTACAAACTCTTGTAAGTTTTTTGCCCTAAATATTAGGTCATTGGCCATATCTATTGAGTTCATTATTTTCTTTCTCCAAATAGTTGTAACAAGTTTAAAAACAAGTTAATAAAGTTCATGTATAGGCTTAAAGCACCGCTGACTTCGGCGGCCGGAGTAGTGTCTACACTTAGTTCTTCACGAATACGTTGTGTATCATAGGCAGTCAGTCCTAGGAAGATAATAATTGCCAAGGCACTAATGACCATGGCCATTACACTTGATCCAATAAAGATATTGACAATGCTGGCAATAACAATGGCAATCAAACCTATAAACATAAATTGCCCCATGCTTTCTAAACTACGTTTGGTAAAGTAGCCGTAACCACTCATTACACCAAACAAGATTGCCGCACCCATAAAGGCACTAACAATTGATCCCATATTGAACACGGCAAAGATTGTAGCAAAGCTCAATCCCATTAGTGCCGCAAATCCATGTAGGCATAACTGTGCTACGCCTTTGCTAGGATTATTACCTAGCACCATAGCAACACCAAAGATTGCCGCAAGCGGTGCAAAGATTACAATCCACTTCATTACACCTGTAAAAAAGAATTGTAGTAACTCTGGACTAGTACCCACAAAGTAACTGACAATCATTGATACAATAACAGCAAGGCTCATGTGTCCATAGACACGCCCCATCGCTGAGTTAATTTCGCTAGCACTACGGTAACTTAGTACATCACCGCCTGTAAAGTTTGTTCCAAACATAATATTCTCCTTAAACGTCTAAAGGTAATGTGTTCCACTCTTTGATAAGAGTAATAACTTCTTCTTCTGAGTTGCAAAGTGTCTTGGTTGTTTTCCATTCTTCTTTTTTATCTCGTCCACCGATTTCAACCATCCAACCGTTGTCGTAACGATTTATGCTAATATTTTCATTTACTTTTGCTAGTTTGCTTAGTTGTGACATTTGGGTCTCCTTAAAATTTGTAAATTGGTAAAGCATAGTTAGGGTCTTGCCAAACCTTGCTTTTAAATTTAATTTCTAATCTAGTTTTGCTACTGTAAACTCTTGTTTCAATAAATGCAGAATCTGCTAATCCTGATACTTTCATAGACTTTTTTGTGAACTTACAAAGATCGTCCTCGTATAATAGATTAGTGTCAGCAACCTTAAATGCACACAGTGAGCAGTTAAGCGTTTCTTTTTCTCTAACAATACCAATAAGATAATATTCATCTACAGATTTAACTTTAGAAAGCCACCCATCGACAAATAGATTCCAAATACTTTCAGTATCTTTTTTATTGAAATATAATTTTGTTTCTTCTTTAAATGATTGGAACATACTAGCTTCGGTAGTCGACGTTGATGTTTCTTCTTTACTAACGCCCTTGACATCTATACCTATGCTACCAATCTTAACATCGATAATGCTTTTTCCTGCACCACACCATTCTGCATTAGGAATAGATTCAGAAACCACGTACTCCCACTGCTCTTTACCTAGTGCTAACGGATATCCTTTTGCAATATATTTTCTTAAAGGAGCAATAATTAAATCCATCTCAGTTTGAAATGTATTTACAAAATTAGCCCCTAAAAGATTATTAATCTCAGGAACAGTCATTGGTATTAAACAGTAGGTCATCGTGGTGCAAACTCTTGTTGAAGTTTAATGTTGTCAAAAAACTCTTTCTTTGTGTGAGGATCATCTTTAAATGTTCCACGCAATACTGTAGTCTGTGTTAGACTAGAGTGTGCCATAATACCGCGATTCTCACAGCATCCGTGTACTGCTTGGACATAGACTGCTACGTTTTCTGAGTCAGTTGCCTTGCTAACTTCTCGGGCAATATCGTTACACAATTCTTCTTGTAGTGTTCCTCTTCGGGCACACCACTGTGCTATTCTAGTATACTTAGATAAACCAATAAGTTTATTAGCGGCAATGATACCGATGTAGGCAACCCCACTAACAGGCTGGTGATGATGAGAACACATGGAACGTAACTCACTGCGAACCACAAGCATACCTTCGTAGCGGTCTGCAGAGTCATTTGGAAAAGCTGTTGCGTCTGGGCCTGGTTCATATCTTCCTGCCATTATTTCATTAAAATACATCTTAGCAAGGCGCCTTGCTGTGCCTTGACTGTTGGGATCGTTTTCACGGTCAATTAGCAAACGATCTAGCACTAGTTCAAATGCTTCTGTTGTTTCGTCAATTAATTTTTCTACATCGCCTTCGTGTAGATAATCGCTAATGTTGTCGCCAGCCCAAAAACGTTTATTATCACGTTTCATTTTAGTGCGGATAACATCTGCAAAGTATGCTTCCTGGTATCCGCCATCACCTGCCATAGCATCTAAGCCAGTTTCTTTTTTAACATACACTTCTTTCTTTAAAGGTACATATTCATCTGTTTTAAATTCTGGCGGTTCTTTAAGAACAGGATCTGGTGTAAATTTGTTTGTCAATTATAATTCTCCGAGTTAATGACGTGGATGTCTTTGTGTTATTATACTACTTTATTTAGGTCGTTGTCAAGAGATTCCCAACATTTATTTTCATAATCCCAATGTCTATTGTCGTATATATTGCCACCTAGATTATAACCAAATAAACCAATTTCAAAACTAGGTCCTGCATGATCACTGCCCTTCCAAGATAGATCTATGTTAACAACAAACCATTCGTAAGCATAGTAGTTTAACTCTACTTCCCAAGATTTATTTTTAGTAATTCTACCGTGCCAATTATACAAGTCGATGAAGTTTTCGTGCTTAAAAGGATTTAGTAAGCTGAAGTTAAATTTTATCATGTGGGATTTGATATACGAGCCTTACGACACGCTTGTTTCATTTCTGGACTAAAGTCTGGACTTATCTCACTCCATGTGCAGTCAATTCTAATAACATCACCTTTTTTTGGCATCATCATTGGAAATATTAAAAACATTACAGCAACATATACAGCAATTGCTATAGTTATTAGAATCGTTCGCTTAACAGTATGCGGCATAGGTCTGCATCCTTTTTTGATTTAAATTTAAACAGCATATAGTCTGAGTCTGGATGAGACTCGTATCTATTTCCGGGCAATCCAAAAACTTCCAATACTAATGCACAAGTTTCATTCCACCAAAATCCATTTTGGTTATCCCAGTCAATACGAACATCGCACTCACTTGACATCATTAGACCTAATGCTAGTGCAGGAGTCATTCCATAATTCTTGAGCTTGACGTTTGTATTCCTCAAGTTCAACTTCTCTGCAACGTTCTTGATATTGTGCTTCGGTTAATGTGTGACTACCATCACACCATGGTTCGTTAGTAGTTCGACCGCAGGTACATTTACTCATTTTTTGTAGTTTCCTTTTTCTGGAATAACATGACGAACTCCGCCACGAGGATCTTCCATATCTCCTGCACGTCGAGGAATCATATGTACATGCGGATACATTACTGTTTGCCCAGCAGCCTCGCCACAGTTTTGTCCGACATTAAAAGCGTCCCACCTACCCGATTCGACTCCCATGTAACCGAATTTATATGCGGCTTTGTAGCAGTCCCAGAGATGGTCCCAGTCTTCTTTGGTAGGCACAAATAACAGATGTCCTTCCGTAACTGGGTATGCATCTCGGAAGACCCAATAGTCTTTGGTTCGGTATTCAATACCTGTCCACGGTGCTCGTTTTTCATCAAGTGCCCTTTCAATATCAGTTGTCATTGCGCCAAAACTCTTCCCACGGATAAACTAGCCAGCAATCTTCCTCTGCTTTGTTGACTTCCCATACTGAATAGTCAACAGTTTCTTTACTGGCCATATTATTTGTTAATGTAGCAAACCGAACGTTATGCCCCCATGTCTTTGTCCATTGATTGTGATCTGGAAAACATCCGCTTGGCCAATCTTGTTTGATCCAAGCAATAGTTGATCCTTGATCATTGATGTCATCTACAATAAGGATATTTTTAGGATCTTCTTCATGACCAAACGCATCTTCAGCCATGCCTAGATCGCTAACACAATCGCCACCGTCTCTTAAAGACACTTGAAGTGGACGCATGGGAATATTAAAAAACTGACTTAACATTACTGCGGGGATTGCACCACCGCGAGTAATGCCTACAATATAGTCAGGCCGCCATTGGCTAGAAATTACTTGTCTAGCAATATCTAAACAAGCACCTTCGACGTCTTTCCAACTGTAGTATATTTTTTTCATGCAGTTAAGCCCTGTGCAAGATTTTGCAATTCTTCTTTAGTCATAAAGAAATTATAAACTTGTGACTCAACTACTTTGCCGTCTTTCAGACTTTCTTGAACCATATCAATACTAAACAATCCTTTAGGCATTAGTACTTCGTGTTTCTTTAATGTTAGGCGAAAGCCTTCGTGTTCTTTAATAACCATTTCTTTGTAGGTATCTCTAACTGATTCATGTAGTTCCATCATTCATCTCCTTTTATTGCGTCGAATGTTCTGTACTTACCCAATGCATTAATGTATTCATCATACAGCTTCTTTAGCTTTGGATGCTTCTTTTCTAGTTTAACATCTCTTTCTGGAATTTGCAAGACTTTTTCAATTGTATCTAACCGTTCTTCTAAGTCTCGCCCGTTAATAACCATATTACCTTTAACTTCTATAGTAGCCGGTTTGGATTGATTAATAGACATTACAGCATCGTATGGAGTAGTACCAGTAGTCCATGTCGTGCCATTACTTCCGGTTGATGTTAAAAACTGCCCGGATGTTCCTGAAGTAGTAGTTATATAAGGATTTGATGTAGCGGTAGTAGTCTCAGTAAAAGACACCGTACTTCCAACCAATCCGTTTTTAATGTTGCTTGTTTGTTTCAAGGTACTCATCAGTGTGTATCCATTTATTATTGACAAGAAATCCCCATTCTCGTCTTTGCGGACCTGGCATAAACAAGGTCCAAGGCGTAATGCCTTCTTTTAATTCAATTCGATGATAGCTAGTAGAACTACAAAATCTAAAATGGCCGGGACCTCGCCACATACGAATTTCGCCAATCATAATCTCGTTAGCAAATTTAGGCACCCATTCGTAATAGCCGCCTGCTAAAATTAAAGTAAAGTACGGCCATGGATGATCGTGTACATCGCCTGGGTCACCTTTGTGAAATTTATGTAGGAATACATTAAATGGAAAACGCTTACGATCCTTTAAGAACAAATAGTAACGAGTTAGCAAAGGCTCGTTACATTGCCTATCCATAATGATACGCTTGCGATCTCGGTTTTCTAAAAAGGAAAAGAATTGGTTTTTAATCTTTTGGACTATCATAATCATCTTTCACTAACTTATACGTTGTTACAAATTTTTCGTATGCTATTTTCAATCCAGGATATTGGTCGCACATCTTTTGAATTCTATCAAAATCTGGTAGGCAATCTACAAACTCCTCAGTCTTCCAATTGAATGTAGACGTATTGATGTTACCAATAGTGTACCCACTAGCGCCGCTACCGGCACCACTTATAGTTATAGTTCCAGAAGACCCTGTAACACCAGCACCTGTATAGTAATAGCTAGTGCCAGTGCCCGAACTCATATTCCAAATACTGGTATCAAGAGTAATAGTATCGGAACATACAGATCCTACTTCTTGTGCAATAACGCCAACGTCACTTGATATTGTTATACAGTCCGTTAGCTGTGAAGTATTGCTCACGTAGAGCCTCCGTTTGTTTTTTTAGTTGCGGTAAGAACTGATCGTAATGATTCATGTACTGCATGATCTTATTGCAAACAGCAGGTCTTGCAGAATCGTAAGCCTCGTAACTTTCAGTCCATTCACTCGGATACTTAAAGGTATCAAAAGCCATTTCACTGTAGCTTAATCTATCTGGCACCATGGGTATAGCATCTACTACTGCACCTTCGTACCAACTGATGCCTAACGTTTCTTGTAGATTGGCGCTAAACACTAGTTTAGCTTCACCTAATAGATTATGATATTCATTTTTAGTTAGTTGTTGATCTTGACAAACAACAAATTCATATTGTGGTAGGTGTTGTGCTAAATCACGGAAGATATCTACTTGTTTTTCTGGAGCAATGCGATGCGGGAACAAGATAAGATCACGCTTGGGCATGTTTTTATACATAGTTAGCGTTGAGTCCATATACTCCATAGGCCAACCTGTGCGTACAATCTTAGTGTACTCACCTGCTAGGATCTCACTTAGTTCATCTTCATACCAGGGATTCTCTGTTTGGAATCCTCCGTTGAGCAATTCTCTATGGAATAACTCAATATGGAATTTAGTAGCAAAGTAGTTGTGATCAAACGCATAGAAAAAACTTTGTTCTGCGTGTCTAACCCACCCCTTTTTACCAACTAAGCGTCCTAGGAAATCCTGAGGATCATAACTACCAGCATGCCATAGGCCATGTGTAACTACAGGAATACCTAGTAGTTCGCTCATATACTTTAAGTTTATGATACCAGGATGCCAAGCATCAGTAAAGATAAAGTGATCGCCGGGATGAACGGCTCCGTTACAAAATAGCCTGCCCATTTGCTCAACTTGAGCAGACTTGTATATATTGGTGCCACCAAAATTAAGAAAAGCACCAGGAGTAGTGGCTGTAGGAATATCTTCAGGCCCAGATAAAATTTGAACATCATGTCCTCTCTTTCGTAAGATAGCAGGAAGATGAGTCTTCCATTGAGCCGTGTAGCGAGTTTCTACAGGCTCAAGGTCTACTAGATAGACAGTTGCCATTTACTGACGACCGTTGCGATAGTTATTATTGTAACCACCGTTGTTGCGTGGCTTATTGCCTTGATACTCTTTACGCTCATAGTTGCGGGGACGCTTACTGTATTCGTAATCTCTCCAAACTTTTGAACCCTTATTATAAAGGTCTGCCTCGTTAAAAGGTGCCATATTTAACCTGCAAAAATTCAGCAGGGCCTCTAGATCGTCAAAAATCTGAACGACTTCTCTTTTCATCTTAGTATTTCCTAAAGATTAATATTTAATAAATGAACCATTTTCTCCGTCTTCGGAGACCTCAATCCAAACCTCACGATCTGGATACCTATTGGAAATAATGCCATGTAAATCATCTGACATCATTTCACAACTCTTGTAATCAAGGCTCAAAACGGAACCTTGACCATTATACAGCGACTCGAGCCATCGTTTGAACTGGATGAACTCGACGTCCCTATCATTGTGTTGCACACTGAGCCACACCCTGAAATGAAAGATATGGCGATGAGGAGTACCGAGAAACGATACATCATATTCATCTCCTGTTGCTAGTTTTGGATCTGTAGCCGCCGCCGGATAGCAGTGAATACCTTCCTTACGGAATGTAACCCAGATCATTTTATTTGGTCGAATGTCTTGTTTAATAATCATTTTAAGATTGTGTCGTTTTTGTAGTCTGCCCACGGAGTGAACTTGCTACGGTCTTTAAGATTGTGTAGACTATGAGTCCACACGCCGGGATTAGTTGCTTTAAAATCTTTGTCATCAATTTTAAGCATTGTATTATAATTCCATAATTTAATATAGGGAATTGGAATTCTAATTTGAGGAATAAAATTATTGTAGTCGTTTAATCCGCCATCATTAAATTCTTCTACAGCACTTAACGGAATATCTAAACTACATAGATAGTCTCGATCTAGGAAATATGTGATCATTTCTTCCCATGCCTTCCAACCTTCGTAATCATTCCATTGCGGATTGAAACTGTGATTAGCACCAAAGAAGATATGCTTAATATGTTTACTAGTGTCAAGCAAACAGTTTTGATCACCTAGTAAGTGTTCAATGACTTGTTCGTTATGAATGCCTGTAACAAACAAAGTACGCATGCCAAATGCAGGAGTGTGTTCAACCTCATTACCAATGAAGAAATTTACTGCTTCACTAATACCGTCTGTGTAATCACGTTTCATTCAAATAAACTCGGGTTAAGGATAATTTCTTTAGGTTCAACTTTGGCTTTCTTTTCCGGCTCTAAGTTAGCTTCGATTTCAAAGTGTATGTCCGCATGTGTTTGTGCGTTTACTGTCTTTTTACCTGTTGCACCTCTAGTACCAATAATACTCATCCAATATCTGCTGTATTCTTCTACAACAGCATCAGCTATACCTCTATCACTAGTTGAAAATATTGCTTCTACTATGTCCTTATAATACACTCTATCAAAGCGTTCGTCAACTAACATGGACGGCAATTTGCCCAAATCATATTGGCGATTGGCTTCTTGAACGGCATTAATATGCATCCAAACATTATGCCCCATCATTAAAGCATAGCTAAAACTATCCCAAGACGTCTTACCTTCTTTACCATTCTTATTTAGGTCGCCTGGCTTATAGATGCAAATATCTTTCATTTGCATTTGATCAATAATAGGACTTGACTCAAATCGTTCAAATATTTTATCTTGTAATACTGCATCTTTAAATAGTCTAGTATCAGTAGAATATTTTTTATCATCAGCCGACGATTGCATACGATAGACCCATTTGGTACGATCGTCTGTTTCTGTGTTGATATAGATCTGTCCATTAGCAGTTGCTAGGAATGGACTTGCACAATCAAAACTAATAGTGAACTGACTATTGTGATGCTTGCGTACAGCACGTTGAATGTCAGTTAATAGTACGGCCCATTCTAACTTACTAGTACCTAAAAAGTGCATCCAATCTTGTTGACCTTTTTCTAGCAGGCCATCAAAGCGTAATGCTACTAGACGTTTGAGTACAAGGTGAATATCACACATGTTTTGTCCGCCCATGCCCCAACCATTAAATGCACGGTCGCCATAGATTGTTGGATCACTATATTTCTTCATATGCTGATACCAACCTTCAGCATCAGTATGGTTTTCACCTTGAAGAACATTTAAGAACTTACAGTTGCCGTTACGATTGTTAATAAAGTATTCATTATTGATAAACGTGCCTTGGACTGCTTCGTTATATGTGCTAATACCAGTTGCCGCACGTCCTGCAGGGCTACGAGCGACCCACGCTGGAATATCAAGGCCCATGCCATAGTCCATAAGACTATCCATCCACGTTAAAACTTGTTTGCGTTTTAATGCGGCTTTAGGACAGTTGGGATCTTTCCAGTCAGCAGGCCAAACACCTTTACCAATCTGGAATCCGCCTGAGTCACCTAATACCCAACTGGTATTACGATCTCTGTTGCGGAACATGTCCTCAGTTTCGTCTGGCTTGTTAAGGTCTAAGTTAGCATGACCTGCTGAATACAAACAATGATCAAAGTAAAACTGACCCTTGTCTGGATTAAGATAGTTAAGACTTTCTACTCCGTTAGTAAGACTCGGTGGAATACGTGCAGGGTCTACATAATTACCATATCTTTGCTTGCCTATAAACGTTGAGTAGAAGCCCGACGTAGCTGGCAAGAAATATGCATAATCGTTTTGCGTTGCTGTTAAGTTTTTATTCATATTAAATGTTTTGCCAATACCATGCAACTAATCCATACCCATATAGTGTTAAATCCTACTAGAGTTGGAAGTAGCTTTTTCTCACTAGCCCAAATAAGTGTTAGACTTGTTGCCAATGTAAAGAAATATAACCACCAAATTTGTATACCAAATATTAAGCCAGGAACAATAATACAGGCCTTCGCCGCCCAACTGGCAAACTCCACAGTGTTGTAGTCGGTCCAGTATTCCTTTGTAAACCACATGCCATAACATTCTTTCATTTTTGCAAATCCTATGTGGCGATATACAACACCACATAGAACTAAGAACGCTAGACATCCGGAAAATACTTGTACACTATTCATTATTTAGATTGTGCTGGTAAAATATAGTTATATTCTGTAACACCGGAATCAACAGTAATTTGCATAGCACCTGCATCGCTAATCTTCATAGTAACATTACCAGAAAGATTTAGTATGCTAATAACTTGTTGCACAGGCCATGCCCATGTGTGCTTTAGTTTACCAGTAACATTTGGTTGAAATACAAACGAACCTGCGTGAGTGCTTGCGTCACCGAAGAAAAATACCAAGTTACCATCTTCTGTGCGAACTTGAAAAACTGTCTCTTCTGTATGAACTGCTGATTGCAACTTCAAACGTTGAATAGCAGTAACGCTCGGTTCAAAACTTACGTCCCAGCTTGCGCCTTTAAATTTAACAGTCTTTAACTTTTCGTTAATGATGTCGGCATTCATAAAGCGATAGTCGTTTTGAAAATCGCCTGCTTGATTTTCAAAGTGTAATCCTACAGGAATTTCTTCACCATTACGTTGCGCCTTAGTAACATCAATTTTTGCGTTCTCTTTATATTCTGGATTCTTCAAGTGAAGATTTAACTTGTCTAAGTTTGGCATACCAAATGTGCCTTCAAATACGTCAACTGCCTTGTGAGCACTAGCAGTTACGATAACTGAACGATCTTCAGCCATTGACTCGATGGTTGTTGTAGTCTTATCGCCTGTAATTTTTACTAAAGGTAAAAACCCTAAGCTGTGTGTATGTGCTACGATGTCTGTTAAAATGTCCTTAATCATATGATTCTCCTTATGTGTATTGTATAGTGATTAATATCTGTTGTCAACCTTTTAAAACTCAAAGAGTTGATTAAAAGTGTTCTTTTCTTCCGTACTCTTAATGTCCCATCCTAAAACACCAATAAGGTTTTCTAGTTTGTTATCAATAATAGTCTGTTCCATTTCTGCGTCGTCAAATGGTAATTCCATAAACCATTTAGGCAAACGTAGTTCGTCTACCGGATAGGCAACTGAGGTAAAGCCAATTGGATTAGGCTTTAGTTTACAGACAATGACCTTCTGTCCATCTGTAATTTGCATTGAATACTTGTCACCGTTCATACGGCGTAGAGTATTCCAATTAATACTTGCTCGAACATGTCCAGGCATGTTGGCTTTACCTGCTTTGGCTTCCTTGGCCTGATACTCGGTAATGTTGTTTGCACGTTTTGGACTACCTTTCTCCCAACCGGGTCGAGCCTTAAACTCACTACGGAACCTAGTAATGTGTTCTAGTACTGCTTCTTCTGACCCTACAGTTAGTACTCGTTCTAGAATATCACTCAAGAAGTTTTGAATAAATTCGGGTGTGTCACTGCGTTTCAGATCTAACCCCATGGCCTTGATCTTGCCGGGCTTGCCATCTACGTCAGTGCGCTTGCCTTCTTTATCAAAGTAAAGAACAGCATATCGTTTCTTAGTAATGAACAAGCCTTTAATTGCAACAATTTCACGACCTGCTTTGATAACTTCTCCCCGGCTGTGAGGACAATGAAATGCATTTTCCATAAAGCCTGGGAATGTTTTATTAACCTCATCACCTACTTGATCGTAGAGAGCAATGACGTTTTCTTTAGTCCACGGAATAGCACCAGAGTCGATATCTTTCTTTAATGTAGTGTAGCCGGAAAAATAACAACTGTCAGTATCACCGTAGATAATTGCCTTACCACGATAATCAAAATCACCTGTAATAATCTCGTTTACTTTACCAGCCATATGTTTAACAATCTGTCGTCCTGTTAGGGTAGTTGACTGTCCAATACGCTTGTCAAAGAATCTACAACCAGCATTAAGGATAGCACCATATAGACTATTTAGGTTAATCTTCTTAACTAGCTGTCTTTTATCCCAATATTCTTCTTCTACTTTATTCTCTGCTTTGATACAGTCTTTAAGTTTGGCCTGCATTTCCTTACGTTCAGCATACCAACGTTTTAGTAGTCCAGGAATGATACCTTCTTTCTCGTAGGTAAAGAGTGTGCCGTTGGCTGAAATCATCCAGGATTGATTGCTGTCAAATATTAACTTGTATACTTCTGCGGCTGAATGTTCTGTACTATTACCATCTTCCCAATCAATAATAATAGTTTTATCGATACGTTGTTCCATAACATACTGATATTCTAGTGATCCAAACATACCTTCCCAACTTGCGGCAAATGACTTCTTCTTGAGCGTCATTTGTTCGTGGATAAAGTTATCTGTTTCAGTCTGGCGTAACTGTCCAACAATAGTCTCTGGACCCATGTTGAGCGCACGAATAGCTGAGGGATAAAGACTGTTAATGTCTAAGGAACCAATCCATTCATGAATACCTTCTTTGGGATAGGCAACATACGCACCTGCGGCTGAATTATCAGCATCCTCGTCACGTTTTTGTCTATTAGGAACTTGGAATCCTCTACGATGGCATTCATTAATAATAGCCTGCTCAGTTACAGCAACCGCACCCATTGTAGTCTGTAACAATACAGTACATTCGTGTGCCAGTGTATTAGCAAGGTCAATAAACTTTAATTTGTCATCTAGTTTGTTTAGCAGTAAGGTATCTTGTCTGTTATAGACAATAAACTTATGGAAGTCATTGTTGTACAGTTGATCCAGTGTACCTTCGTAGACAGTTTTGTTTTCGCCTACTTCCATTTCACCGATGGCGTCTAATCGATATGTGTGACGTTCTTCATAAGTGTATTTGCGATATAGTTCAAGACTGTCTAAGTGTACACGACCGTGGAAGTCATATGTAACAGCCTGCTTCCCATATTTTTCATATTCACGTTTCTTAGGCAACTGTCCCCAAAGGCAGAAACGTTTAGTATCTTCTTTGCTTAATACACGAGTAACACGATTAACAGTATAGGGAACGTCATAGCCTTCACTGTTCCAACCACTGATAATATCAGCATCTTGGATTAGATCCAGGAATGTTTCCAACATGTCACCTTCGTTGTCGAACAAATGTGTATCAGGAATATCAGCAACTAGTTTAACAGCATCTTCCATCTTCATGCCCTTAGGAGGCATTGCTAATGTGATTAACTTCTTCATCCACTTTAGGTAAACAGTGATAGCAGTGATTGGCATGAAAGCATCTTCTGGAGTGCTATAGCCACGTTCTGGATCAAAGTCTACCTCAATGTCGAAGAAGCAGATGTTTAGCTTAGGTGCATCTTGATTTAAATAGTTTTCGGATAGGTGTACAAAGATTGGATTAATATCGCTTTCGTACAGTTCTTTATTTGAAGCAATAGAAACTTCTTTACGGAAGTCTTTAGTGTTCTTGCATACTACCTTAGTAAGAGGTTCACCGTAAATACTTGTGAACTTACCTCGTTGGTCCGGATAGTAAAATGTGTAGCGTACAGGGTGTTCTTTATAGACCCGTTCGCCTTTGTTGTTTCGTTCGACAACTTTAATAGTGTCGTTCTCTCTGTCAAAGAGAGCATCTACATAGCTCATATTTCTCCTTATGTGATTTAGGGCTCACAAATACCAATGTAGTCATTTATGGCTGACTAAACCTTTCTCTTAATTACTTAGCATCCTAATTAGGCCAATGCTATCAATAGTGGTCAACAGTATATAGTTAGCCAGCATACCAAAAGATTTCCTAGTCCAACTAGCCCAAGCATACATGGCACAGCCAGCAATCCAAATAGGATAAAGAATAATAAGCGGTGGAGTAGGGACTGTGAGCGCCATAGTAATACTGCAACCAATACTGATAGTCCAAGCAAGCAACTCAACAGCAAAGCGAACTCTATTAGACTTAAAGTCATCTTTAATCCATTGTATAGTTGGTGCAAATATTGTGTCGATCATTTATCCTTGCCTACAGTTACGATCAATGTTTCAAGATCGTCAAAGTCGCTGAATACGTCATTCCAATTACCCTTATGGGCAATGCTGATGGCTTTGTTAATTAGTGAGGGTTTAATTTCTAACTCTTCGGCAACTGCTTTAACAGTTTCTTTGAGTCCTTCTGACAGGCTTTCCATTTCATATTTGATTTGTACGCCTTCGTTGATGAGTCTTTCTAGTTTGGCCTTTTCTTCTGGCCCATAGGTACGTGCGCCCATAACTTCTCCTTAGTATCGCCTTATTATATAGCCTTGTGTTGACTGTGTCAACTATATTTTATCCAATGTTTGGATCAATGCCTCTTGAACGGACGCCACCCTTTTTACGTTGTGCGGCAAGTTCTTCTAGACCATGTCTAATCTGTTCAACGTTCATTGCTAGCTCTGAAAAGTTTTTGGAAATCATTTCCCATTCTAAAGGACTAGCGTGTTCTGCTCTTTTGGCAAGATCCTTTAACTGTCCTGCCGCACGTAGCATACGATATTGTAGCTTGCCTGGATTGGCTCCCTGATGACTATGTACTAAGGGATTCATTGGTTCACTAGGATCAAAGTCAATGGGTGCTTCTGTTAATAGTTCGTTTATTTTCATACGCCGTATTTGTTACGTTTTGGTTTAGCCACTGTGCTTGTTTTATTAGTATCTGGCAGTTCTTCACTGCGTTTGCCAGACCAATTTTGAATAGAGCCTCCGCCTACTGCTAATGATGCGGCCTTGACCATTTCATATTCTTCTTCTGTATATGTACTAATTAAAGGATCTCCACCAATCCAGTTATCTGCTTCCATCTTGGTTGGATAATCAGGAGCACCTGCAAGAGCAATGTTCATTCTCCACCCTAAGTACGCTGAACCTGTACTTTGATTCATTGAAGGAATGGTCATGGCATTTTTCATCGCGGCTTTAAAGGCGGGATCAATTTTCTTCATTCCGCCCTTGCCCTGCTCAACAATAAATTCTTTTGCTCTCATGCTATTATTTATCATATAAATATTTCTATATGATAGTTACTAATAATGCGCTATATCTGCACATGCCTAAGACTGGTGGGAACTGGGTTAGAGAAGTTTTGAAATCAATAACAATTGAGGATTTTGGACATAGGCTACCATCCAATGATTTTCATCGTCCTAACGTATATTTGTTTGTTAGGAACCCATGGCAATGGTATAACAGTCTGTATCATTATTTAATTTATGGGTCGGAAATTTATAATCCAGCAGACAATTTTATCGACCCCCTAATCCGTGCATTTGGCAATACTCCGTCGTTTGCTGAATTTACAGAAACTTTATGCTGTCCTACAGACATGTATAAAAAGAAAGTGTCAATATTATCTAAGTCCTCGGATTTAGTAAGGAATACTTCACAATCACCGTTTTGGGAAATGTGGTTATCTACTAGCGGAAGTTTGTATGATGTAGTTAGCAGTAATTTTATTGCTACCGCAACTAAGATAGGAACTACTGAGAATATTGCCGCTGACCTTCGACAGATGTTAGTAGAGTCGGGTGATTTAAATAGTGAGATTGATCTGTTATTAAATACAGCCCAACATAAAAATGTTGAAAATCGTTTAGTTAGCTATCAAACATTATACACAGATCATTTAAGAATTGTAGTTGCTGACTCTTCAAAACCATTAATTGATCGTTTTAACTATAAATTTTAAACTGATCTAAGTTTAGCTAGTCTAAGTGTTTTAAATACAGTAAACCACATCCAGCCCAAGTCAAACTCAAACCAACGTCTGCTTAGTTTAGGGTTTGCCGGCTCGAGATGATGGTTGTTATGCAGTTCTTCACCGCCTATTATAATACCCCAAGGACTGATATTGCGGCTTTGATCTTTAGTAGTGCCATTGCGATATCCTATCCAATGAGCGACACCGTTAATAACACCAGCGGCCCAGAATGGAATCCATATCATTTGTACACCCCACACTACAATGCCTAACGGCCCAAATAACAATAAGTCTATGACTAACATTAGGAGAATGCCCAGGCGACTGTGTTGGGTGTACACGTTGCGTTCGACCCAATCATCAGGTGTACCTACACCGTACTGTTGGATCATTTCAGCGTCTTTGCTTGCAGAATGATATAATCCTGCACCTTTAAATAGTACTCGCCATATACCATATACATGAGGACTATGCGGATCACCAGACTCATCACTAAATCTGTGATGCTTGCGGTGTATAGCCACCCATTGTTTAGTAACCATGCCAGTTGTTAGCCATAGCCAGAATCTCATAAAGTGTTCTAGCAGGGGATTAAACACAAATCCTCTATGTGCTTGTCCCCTATGTAGGAACAGGGTAACGCAGACAATTGTAATATGTGTTACTATTAGCGTATATAATATAATCATCTAATATTTATCCGTAAAAAAATGCTCACTTCCAGGATTCCCGGTAGCGAATCGGGCCGTCCTGCGCCAGCAGCCTGCGCACACTTGAGTCAGTAACGAGTACTGGTCCTAAGGTAGTGTGTTCTTTAATGTTTCTTTGCTCGCCCTGCTTTCATGTTAGCTAACCAGTGTGCTAGTTGACCTTTACGGCCACCTTGTTTAGCAGTTTTACGTAAACTGCTTACTGATGCTTTAGTGTTAATGCCGTGACGTTTAGCATCACCTTTATCTTCTGGGTGCTTTCCATCAGCAAAATTTTCATCGGTACGTTGATATTCGCTTGCTTTGCCCTCTAAGCTAACATGCCAGGCATAGAACTTGGTCTTTGGATATTCTTTCTTAAGTTCTACAAATGATTCTAAGTTAGGAACAGCATCATCATACATTATGGCTTTAGTATAAATGTCCTTGTCTAACAAGTTACGTATAATAATTTTTTTCTTTTCTTCTGTTTGAATCTTGCCAGTCATATTGCCTGCACGATAAACATGAACTTTTGCCATGTCTACACCATACTTGCGGAATGTATCTAAGAATAGCTCTTTATCATCAAAGTCAGCACGAGCAGTTACCATTACTACTTTGTTACCAGTAGCGATGTCTTGCTTGAGTTGATTCATCATTGGAATGATCGGTTTACTTTTGTGGAAAAAGTCATGTGCGTTACGAAAGTTCTCAAAATCAAACTGTTCTCCCGGTTGTAGTTTATAGTGTGTAAACTCATGACTGTTAAGTTCTTTAGTTACCTGTCCGTCTTTGACCACGTGGACTTTAGTTTGTGTATGAACCAGCGTGTCATCTATATCAAAGATAACTAGTTTTTTTGGCTGGAACTCTTTTGCTCGCATTAACAGTTCCAACGACGACGTGCCGCACAGATTGCTTTATCTGGAGTCTTTGAACAATCTATATGATGCATACGTTTTTGACCAGCTGATCTAGAACAATAGCTTGATCGACGTTTGGCACTTTTGCTACCTCTTTTTAGTTTACTAGGTTTAGTCGTTACAGCAGTTTTTAATTTACTACCTGGGTTTTCTCTGCGATAGGCATTAACAGCCTTTTGACTCATACCTGAAGTCTTATCATGTTTGTTGACTTTTTGCCAATCTTCATTAACTGGTTGTGTAACAGCAAACACATATAGCTCATCGTCTGTGAGTGTTTCTAAATCTTCCCAGACAGCATCTTCGTTAACACCATTGCGTAAAGCTAGGTCGGATATAATTGATTCAATAAGATCGAACTCTTCTTCTAGCTCTGTGCTTTCATTCTTTACACAGTTACGTACTGAACCGTTCTTACCTTGTTTTGTACCTGCGGCATGATATCCAGACCAACATTTAGTAAAGCCGTTGCTGTCTTTAGCACCTTTCTTAATTTCCATAACATTGCCATGGGATTCACACATATTGCAATCAGGGAAGACCATTTCCATTTCAACACTTTCGTTGTGTTTCTTCTTGCCGGCACAGTGTGCCTTTTGACTAAAGCCTTTAGGGTGTGAGCAGTTAATACTCTTTTTGTATTTTTGACTCCACGATTCAGTTATAAATTCATTTGCTCTCATAATCATTTTCTATAATAGGATACGCTACTCCGACCATGCCCCAACCAAAGCGAGCAAGTCCTTCAATCATATTGTCAAACAGGGCTGTAAGGATTGCGGAAACGGTCATAGCCATCATCTTCTGGGTATACTGGATATTGATCTGGGTTCATTTTAGTGTAGAACGTAAAAACCAACTGTGCTTGCGATGTGCATCTTGACGCTCTGCAAGAAAATTACTTAGCCCGTATTCTCCGGCCGCATCAGCCATCTTGTAAACCATTGCCATCATCTGTGCTAATTTATCGCTGTCTGCTAATAGTTCAGCAGTCATGGCTCTAGCATCTGGAACAGCATTTTCATCTTCAACTACAGTTAGCATACTAAACTTAGCTAGACTTGCCGGAGTATAACCTCCGCTCTTACGAATATTTTCTGCGAATGCATCTATGCTTCCGTATACTTCGTCATATATTGTTTCAAACAACAAGTGAAATTCGTAGAAGTCTGCACCCTCTGTATTCCAATGAAAGTTTTGTGCCTTTAGTGCAAATGCATATTCGCTAGCAAATGCTATTTTTAATGCGTTGATTAACTGTTCCATATTATCCACATATTTGTATTACTGCATAGATGCCTGTTACTAACATGGCCTTAAGAGCCATATCGTCTGCTTCAGCATCTAATCTATCTGTTCTAACTAGGTCCTCTAATAATTCTTTTGCTTCGCTTGGATTAATCTGTCCAGCTTGTAGTGCTTGACCAATCTGATATGCTGTGTTAGCACGTTCAGCGGCCCAACCTTTACCTGAGTTAATACATTGAATAAGTTCGTTCATTAGAATCTCCCTAGTACTGCACTAGCCGCACGTTCAGCTTGTGTAGACATTAACTTTTTCTTAATCTCGCAATATGCATCACTGCCTTGCTTTTCGCTTGTACTGCGCTTGTAAAAATCATCTACAGTCTCTTGCATTGGCTTGATTAAACGTAATACATCGTTTTGTCTAGAACCTTTGCTAGTACTATATAGTTCAAACCATTGTAGGTTATCTTTAATCTGTTTAACTTGCGGTGCGTGTGGTTGTTTGCAATCTAACTGTGCTACACTTTGACGCACATCAATAATTTTAGCTGACTGATTAGGATCCTGAAAACTAGGAATCATATCTTTAACACTTGCACAGCCAGTTAAAGCAACTGCTAATACTAATGCTAATAGTCTCATTATTCTAGACCTTTCTTAGCTTCTGCTAAGTTTACATAATCTTTAAAACTTAGGCCTTCGCTATATTTGTCATGCTTGTCACGGATTTTATCTAACTGTTCTTCGCTAGCACCTTCACGACCTGCTTTAGCAAGCTCTTTCATTCCGTCCTTGCCATACTTTTCGTTGCCTTTAGCCGCACGACTCATTGTTTTTTCTTTAGCTTCTTCCATGGCTTTCTTAAAACCCTTGCCTGGTACCCATCCTGCAATAGGTTTACACTTGCAACTATCACCTGGACACTTGCAACTTGTCATACCGCATTGCATACAACGATTTTCTGTACCTTCTTCAATGCTTTCGTTTTTAGGAGCCCACCACTTGCCAACACCAAATGCTTTGTCAGCTAGATCTTTTTGCATATTAAATGATCGACCACTTGTATTATACTTGGTCTTTGCCCATTTACCGCTCTTGGTTTTCTTAACGCCCAAGCTGGCCGCCTCTTGTTCTTGTCCAGGTTGCACATTATAAAAGAACATGCCGGTCATTTTAGGTTTGTCTTGTGGTGCTTGATACGGCTCTTTACCCCAACCTTCGTCGTTGGCTCCGCCGTCTTGTTGATAGGCTAATGAATCCTTCTTGCCCATGCCGCTTACACTTGATGCATAATCTCTATCGTATGCAGATGAGCTACCTGGACGACGATATGAACCTGCTTCATCAACTTGTTCTTCTGCGCTTTCTCCCATGCTGTCATTAAACATGTCTGGTTGTAGAATGCCTTTACCGACGTTGTGGTAAGCAGTCATGAAAGCATTAAACTTTTCCATCATGTCACGTAGACTAGCTTCGTCTGCGTTGATTTTAATCTTGTTGACCTGTGCCATTACTTCGTCTTGAATAGTATCCGCAGCCAATAAAAATGCATTAGCATCACCGCCTACTGAACCTTCTTCAAAACTTGTAATAACAGATTCTTGTGCAGGTGTGTAAGGATTCGTACTTTCTCGAACAATAGATACAAACTTCTTCATATCATTAGCACCTTGAACAGGCTTCTTTGTAGTTGCCCCGTCAAAGGCTTGTAATATTTTCTTCATATCCATTTTTGTCTATTCCTTATTTGGCAGCGTTCTTCCACATAGCGGCAGCGGCAATACGTTTGCCTTTCTCACCACCACCTGCTGACTTGGCTACTTTGTCAAAACTCTTGCCTGGCTTGCCAACGTCACCGCCAGCTTTAGCTTTTTTAACTAATGCTGACTTAGCACCTTTACTCATGCCTGCACTTGGTTTTGCCGCTTCGTATGCCATTGTACTACCACATTCTTTTAGACCGTGTACTGGACACTTCTCGCCCTTTTCAGTGTGATTACATTTAGCATCAGCTTCTTTTAAACGTCCGTCTCTTTCAGCTGACTTTAACATTGCCGCACGATCTGCATAGCTACCGCGCTTGACATCTTTAGCGGCTTTCTTCTCACCTGGAGTAGGATTCTTAACGTGCTTTAATGGATCAAACTTTTCTTCTTTGACTTTCTTATCAGCTTCAGCACCTTTGCCGCTGTAGTTCTTACCAGCAGTATGTTTGATACCTGTTGCTGTCTTTTCAATAGTACCACCAGTGCTAGACTTTTTCTTTTCGCCTGGCTTCATGCCTGCTGTACCCTGTGCATTTTTCTTTGCATCATCGACAGTTGGGAAACCTTCTTTGAATGGCTTGCCTGCTTTTGCCGCAGCCTTGGCACGTGATCCCCAAACTTCATCTTTGTTTGTTTCAACTTTGCCATCGCCATCATAATCTTTCTTGGCTTTCTTAACGGCACTTTCTAATAGTGCCTGTAGTTTTTGTTCGTAGTTCATAGATTCTTCCATATCAGTTTTTTCGTCATCGGCTTCTTCTGCGGCACGAGCGGCAGTTTCCATATCTCCAGTAATGTCATCAACACTTGACGCAACAGCGCCTTGTCCAAACTTTACTTGATATTCCATATAGTGGTAGATACTGTCTAAGTAATCTGCCGCTTTAGTAATCTTTGCTTGTACCCAACCTTCTAACTGTTGGTTATTCTGAATCATTTGAAACAGTTTCATAGAGTGCTTGGCAGCTCTATATAGGTCAGCACGGGCCATTCCGCCTTCGTCATCTGGTCCTTGCATTTGTACTTGTGGTTGCATGAGGTAACTCCGTTATCTTTATATATTTAGCGTTTTAAGCTGCCACCGGTGAGTAAGTTAGTGCCCTTAACATCCAGCGCATTTTTTGTTGTACCGTCTTTATTCTTATTAGTTTTACCTGTTTTGTTAGGGTATACTGGACCAACTCCTACGTTAGCCGCACTAGTTGCACCTGCACTAGCAGATTCAGCCATTTCATAGTCTTTATTCTTGTGTTTAGCATCACCTTGCTTTGCGGCTTTCTTTTTGTCTTTGTGTGCGCCAGCGCCTGTATTAATAGCATTTTTAGCTACAAAGTTACGAGGCTTAGGTGCTTCGGCTTTTTTAGTTTTTGCTTCTAATAGTTCACGTATTTTCATGATGGTTCCTTAGTAGTTTGCGGCGACTCCGCTTTTTTAGGTTTAATAGGTTCAATAAACTTCTTAGGTTTTTTGTTATATTTTTTGGCACGAATGCCTTTTTTATGTTCAAACAGTTCGCGTAATCTCATACAGGTGGCTCCCCTGTGAGATAAGGCAGACTAAACCATAGCTTAAACCATTCTTGAGTTCCTGGCTGTATGTTATGCTTCTTCATTAGCTCGCCCTTACTGTTGCCGGTAACACTAATGTTACTGCCTTGATTAGCACGATACTCATGTAGTCTAGCTTCGGCACCTAGTCCGCCCATGCCTGATAATATTTTTAGTTCGTGTACAGGATCATCAGGCGCAAGATAACAATCATCAGGGCTATCCTGATTTAAGTCTTGACTTGTTATCTTATATTGTTTCATTTTACTAGTCTAAATGCTTTGAGATTTTTACGGGGCGTACCTTTGTTTACATCCACAGTTGAATTCTGTTTAGTAATAATACCTACACCTGCCGCATCCTCACCTTTCATATTACGTTTTAGTTTCCATTGCTGGATTGAATTCCATTCACGATCTGTAAGTTCGATACCTCTACGATGTTTATCTAATAAAAGTTTGATCCATGCTTCGTCGTCTTTTTTGTTACTAACTACTATTGAATCTTTAGCAGGATTCCATTTCTTTTTAGGAGGCTCGCTTTTTAAAAAACTCATAATACCTTCTGTCGTACCTTTGTTTATTTTATTCAATAGTTCTTGCGCCTTTTCTACGCTAATCATGTATCTACCAAATCGATCTGGGTCCGCCGCCTTTTGTAGATATTCTTTACTAAAACCATTCGATCCGCTCGGTAAATCAATTCTAGCAGGAGCTGTAGCTTGTTTCTTACCGTTTGCTCTATCCTGTAATTCTTGTTTAGCATCATCAATGCTAACCATTGGACGAGGATGTTCTCCTTTGACCACTTGTTGTAGATATTGTGTGTTAAAATGACTCAAGTCTGCTGCCTGAGAGTGTCCTGCACCTAGAGCGCCCAAAGCCATTGCTCCACCTATTGCCAAATCCTTCCAGCCTTCATCTATGCCTTCCACAGGAGCCGCAACTTTTTTCTTTGCAGTTTTCTTTACAGGTGCATTAGAGTATGGTAGCAGGTATTCTGCTACTAGATCAAAGAACGGTTTACCAGCAACAGGCGTATCAGCATCTACACCTGCGGCAGTGGCAAAGGCTTCACGATCACCTTTAGAAACTGCATCACGTAGGGCAGTAGCTGAACTTAAACGTGGTGTTGGTTTTTGTTTAATAGTTTTAAAATTATAGAAACCGTGGGCACCTTCTTTACCATTGTACTGTACAATAGTTTTAGTAACCCAATCTTCATCAGTTAGGCATAGTAGTGTAACATCACCGTGCTTTTCGTATACTAGACTAGCTAGTGTTAGCCAACTTGTTTCTGCAATAATATGTCCTTCAACTTCTGGCCATATGGCAGTCATTGCTTCTACTTTAATACCATATGGTAATGGATCCTTTGGACCTACTGTGCTTTCGTTTGTGCCTACATACCAAACGGGACTCTTAGCGGCAAGTTCCCATGCGGCTCTATGTCCCTTGTGCGGGGGATTAAAGCGACCAAATATAATGGCAACTTCTTGTCCTAGTCCTTCAAATAGCTGTCTTAGTTTCATAATAAGTCCTTAGGTCGGCGTCCAACGCTTGCGAGGTACAAGTTTAACGTGACCTAGCTGTTTATTTTGATCTGCATATCGAACACGACCTTCGCCATTTGTGTCCCATATCTCACCCTGTTCGCCTTCAATTTGATCAATGATGTCGTCTTTCATTGCCTGTATTCTTTTTACCAATGTAAAGATAGTTGCCAGTGCAGTAGGATTTGCCGCAACTAGATCATTAATCTTTTGTTGTTTTCCTGGACTAGTCTTTGATACAGCTAACCAATCTGTAAAATGTTTTGGGCTTAGACTGTCTAACTGTTTTGCTTTGGCAGTTTGATTTACATAAGTGTAGATAATATTTTTTAGGTCGCTTAGTCCCGGAAGCCCTTGTAGGAATCCATCCATTTGACCACCGTGCGCCTGTGCAAACTGCTCAATGGCATCGACTGCTGTAGTATCAATTTTAACAGGCTTGCTGTTGTATATTGGGCCAAGAACAATTAACTGTGGATTACTATTGAACTGACTGAAGTCACTGATAGGCTTTTGACTAGCATCTGGCATACCAAACTCTGGAAAGAACGCATGTCCCACTACCATTACTTGTGCATTAGCAATACGCTTACCCAATCCGCTATTGGATCTTACATGATAACACGTTTGACTTTTATTATTGGGACAAAAGTTATATACGCCTTCTTTATCTGCTGGAGGTTGTTGTAAGAACAAACCATCTGCATACACAAAGCCTACAAAGTCTCGTGGAGTAGCTTTGTCAAACAGGGGATACAGACTAGCAAACTCGCTGGCAAATTTATCTCTTGCTTCTTTCTCTTCAGGAGTCTTGGGACTTCCCGACTTGTTGGCAATAAAATCTTGTACCGCTTCTGGACTATCTGTTACAGCACCTTTGCTCCAGCCATTATGTCCTGCAAGTATTAAAGGACCGTTGGCTTCTGCACGACCCCAATATATTTGTGGATTGCCGTCCCACTTCATGCGAATACTATTGGCTCCTTCTTGACTAGCAAAGTCTTTAATATGACTTAGTGCTTCAAGTGTGCCTTTAGTACCATGAAAGAAAACTAGATCTTCTAGGTGGTTAAATGCGCGACCTAACTGTTTAGGTGCTTCTGCTTCTTTAAACAGTTGTCTTAATCTCATAGCTGTACCTTATCCAACATATGACGGAACCATTCGTTAGTTCCAATGCGATAACTTTCTTGACGGACTGGCACTTCTTTCCAGTTGGCATCTTCTTTAGCTCTTGCTAACAATGCATCTGCTTCTTGCTTTGGCAAAGCCGCAAGTATACTTTCTACACTACCTAAATCTTTAGCACTACCATTTGGTCCAAATAGGTGTTTAGCAACATCATCTAAATTGTCGGCAACTAGGTCGCCTTTCTTACCTTCTGGTGTACGACTAAACAATCCTTGCCATGCAGACCACATGTAGTTTTTCTGTTTGGCTAGTATAGCCATCATCAGTTGTTTGTTAACACCCTTGTACGGACTGTTATCAGGAATAGCATGTGTGTGAAACTTAGATACTTTCTCAGCATTAGCTGATACCATAACATCTACTTGATGAAACTCTCCACCGACTGGAACATTTACGTGTACATTAATACCGCTTTGTGCAGTTTCTAATCCTTTACTGCTGATATAATCGTTTAGTGCCTTACGGCCTGCCTTAGCATCTTTGGCTTTGAAGTAGTTTAGTACTGCCTGTTCGTCAACAATAACGTCCATGTCTCCGCTAGTTTTACCTGGCTTGGGAGTTGCCGCAGAACCAACGGGGATAGCAGTAATACCTGTACCGGCTAGTGCTCCGTTGACAGTTTTAAGTATTGCAGGAACATCTTTGTGGTCAAATGGAGTTGCGTTGGCAAATACATTTCCGCCTTCTAATAAAATCATTTGTCATCTCCATCATAGTCACCCTGTTCAATGCGATCTTTCTCTTGCCCAAAAATCTTACGGGCTAGTTCGTCGCGGTCAACATCAGTAAACACTGACTTTTCATTATCGGGAATATTAAACTTTTTACAGTAAGCTTCTGCGGCTCTATCTACACAGGGACGAAAAACTCCGTCGTGACAACGATTACCTGCTTTGATGTGTGCTTTGACCTTACTGATCATAGGAAAAAACACCTTGCGGTAAAAATTAGGATCGTTATGCATGAAGAAGTGTAGATCGTCGTGTAGGTCTACTTCTTCAAGATTGATCGCTGAGTTTGTAACTTCATCCATTCTCATAGCACAAATACCTTATTATAGAGTATTTATGCTATTTTGAAGTTAGGTTAAATTTCCGTTGTAGTGACTAGCTGTTCTACTTTGCGTATTTTATCAGCTAAAAAGATGTGGCAAAGGCTTAAAGTCTTCTCATCTGCTACATAAAAGTGCCCGCCAAAGCGGTATCTGTTGTTAGTAGTCTTGATTTTAGGTAGTTTAATAGCCCATTCTTTAAAGTTATCAGCAGACTCCCACAATGCATTAATAGTTACTTTATACTTGTGGGTATATTCCCCGCGAATAATAGACTTGGGATTCAATAACAAATACTCTCGAATCTCGTCAGTTTCTGGCTCTGCAATTTCTTCTACATCAATATCGTTAATATTAGTGATTTTTGAAATAAAATCTTGATCATTGCAGTACAATCCTAACGTACTATTTTCAACTCTAAGTGTAAAATCACTTAATGACTCTAGTTGATCTAATAGCATCAGACCAATAAAGACATCTGCTGATGTAGCCTGTTGCCTAGTACGCCAGCCGTTGGTTATATTAGTCGATGCTACTCTTGCATTACTAAAGCGTTCAGATAATGCTTCGATCTGTTGTCTAGTGACTGGTAGATTTTTACCTCTAAACAGTGTAGACAACGGGGTACGAACTGCTACCTTATAGATGTACTTGTTAAAGAACAGTTTGGTAGTTTTCTTCTGATACATGCTGTTTAACTTTTAATATAATACCAGAGTCATTAACGTCAATTTCAACAGCACCACCGTCTTTTAGATTACCAAACAACATCTCACGTGACAATGGACGCTTAACGTCTTTGTCAATAACACGTTGTAAAGGTCTAGCACCCATTTTGCTATCAAAGCCTTTTTCTACCAAGTAGTCAATAGCTTCGTTGCTAATAGTAACAGTAATGCCCTTATCGTTGACCTGTGCTTTAAGTTCTACTAGGAACTTGCCAACAATCTTGATCATTGTTTCTTTGCTTAACTTACTGAATGTAATAATACCATCTAAACGATTACGGAACTCTGGAGCAAAGAACTTCTTAAGTTCTTTATCTTCGTAATCATTCTCTTGACTACCAAAACCGATAATGTTGCGATCAGCATCAGCCGCACCTAAGTTAGTAGTCATGATAAGCACTACGTTACGGCAGTCGGCTTCTTTACCATTTGATCCTGTAACTTTACCATTGTCCATTAACTGTAACAAGATAGTTGACACATCTGGGTGTGACTTTTCAATCTCATCAAGTAATAGAACACAATGTGGTTGTTCTTGTAGCTTGGTAATCAATTGACCTGCATTTTCTTCAAAGCCAACATAGCCAGGAGGACTACCAATCAACTTGCTTACTGAATGTTTCTCTTGATACTCACTCATATCAAAGCGGATCATCGGCACACCTAGCTGTCTAGCTAACTGTTTTGCGGCTTCAGTCTTACCAACACCAGTTGGTCCCATAAACACAAATGATCCAATAGGTTTGTTTTCTGCTTTTAGGCCCGCCTGTGCAACAAGGATCTTGTCAACAACTTCAGTAATAGCTTCGTCTTGACCATATACTTCGCCTTTAAGATTCTTTTCAAGGCTAGCAAGATTTTCGCTTTCTTTTTCCTTAACAGTTTCTTCAGGAAGGTTGGCCATCTTAGCAAGCTCAAACTGAATTTCAGCTACGTCAACATTTCTGTTGTCGACTTGTTTAATGTTAAAGCGTGAGCAAGCAACATCAATCAAGTCAATAGCTTTATCAGGTAACTTACGATCAGTTAGATACTTAACACTTAACTTAACTGCGGTCTCAACTGCGGCATCGGTAATAGTAGCATTGTGGTGCTTTTCATAGTACTTCTTAATACCTTTGAGAATCTCAATAGCCATTTCTGGAGTAGGCTCGTCAATAGTAATGCGTTGGAATCGACGCATCAATGCACGATCCTTTTCAAAGTACTTGCGATATTCTTCCCAAGTAGTTGATGCTACAACTTTAATGTTGCCTTTGCTTAGTGCAGGCTTCATCATGTTAGCAAGGTCATTGCTACTATTACTACCGCCAGCACCGGCACCACTGATCATGTGTGCTTCGTCAATGAACAAAACAGTTTTACCTTTAGTACCCAATGCTTTGAGAACTAGTTTAAAACGTTCTTCAAAGTCACCGCGATACTTGCTACCAGCAAGCATAGCACTGATGTCTAAGTTATAGACTGTATATTCTTTTAAGAATTCTGGAACTTGACCGTGAATAATATTAAATGCCAGTCCTTCGGCAATGGCAGTCTTACCAACACCAGGATCACCAACTAGCAATACATTGTTTTTAGTACGACGACCTAAGCCAAGAGCAATCTGTTCAAGCTCTTCAACTCGACCGATAACTGGATCAATTTTAGCTTTCTTAACTTGATCGTTAAGATTGGTTGTAAATGCTCGCAGAGCTTTTTCGCTTTGTGCATCTACTACTGTATCTTCTTCCTCTTCGTTGAGTTCGTTGTTGACAAAGTCAGCAAACTTATCGCGCTCAATACCGCCTTTATTAATATAGTAGACTGCATAGCTACGCTTCTCACTAAGGATGCTTAAGAATACATCAACTAGCTCTATGCTTTGACGGCCGCTAAACAGGACCTGTGTAAATGCACGATTAAGTACACGCTCAACTGTCTGCGTTTTCTTGGGTTTAAATCCCTTTGAAGCATTTTCAATTTTAATCTCGTCAAGATTATTTTTCAAATAGTGTTCTAAATTGGTTTTGATATATGATGTATCAGCACCAAAGTTTGTCAATAGCTCAAAGAACTTTTCTTCGCATAGCATAGCATAGACTAAATGTTCTAGTGTTACATATTCATGCGAAAGTTTTTTACAGTCTTCAACTGCTTTTTCAAATACTTGTTGTAATTGATCACTTGGTTCTACCATTACGTTTCCTTGGGTTATGATGAGTTAATTATACACGAATTAAAATACTTGTCAACCGTACTTGGCTTTTAATTGCCTCAATGTTTCGGTATCTTCATAGTCTATTGATTTTGGGACAACAACATCAATTTTAACATATAAATTACCACGTCGATGTTCGTGCATACCAATAGGCAATCCATATTGATGGCATGACATAGTAGTACCTGGATTGATACCTACTGGTATAGTAATATCTAATGTTGAATCTTCTATAGTTTGAATCTTAATTGATGTTCCTAGCATTGTATCAAATACAGATATTGGAGCAGTAGTGTAAAGGTCTGCTCCCCTGCGTTCAAATTGTGGATGCGGTATTTCTTGAATAACAGCAATTAGGTCTCCACGCTGTAATTGCGGATGAGTATCATCTCCCATTTCGTGGAATCTAATACTATCTCCCATTGCAACACCGCGAGGGATTTTAAGTTGAAGTGCTTGTTCTCTACCGGAAGGCAATCGAATACTGCCAATAACATCCTTACCATGTAAAATATCTTTAAGAGTCATTTGCACAGTAATGTTAATAGATTTATTTTTACGCATCATTCTCTGTTGCTGGAATCCTCCAAACGGTCCCCCAAACATACCTCCAAAAATATCATTCATATTTCCGGTATTAAAGTGGAATCCACCAGGCCCGCCAAATTGTGGTTGTGGGTTGTCGTACTCTGCACGTTTTTGATCGTCACTGAGTGTTGCGTATGCTTCTTGCAGTTGTTGAAACTGTTGTGTATCACCACCTCTATCTGGATGATGTACGGCGGCTAGTTTTCTATAGGCTTTTTTAATGTCCTCGGGGCTAGCACCTCTAGGAACGCCTAATACATTATAATAGTCCATATTTTATTTTATTGGTGAAAAAAGGCATAGTAGTCATTATACTATACCTTTTTACTTATGTCAAGAGAAATATTATTTCTTGCCGTCTGGAACTTTTTCACCTTCCACTTTCTTGTGAACTTTGATTTTTTTACACTCTTGTACAGGTTTACCATCCTTGCCGTTTACTACTTTTCCGGCTTTGTCTTTCTTATCTGTACAGACTTCTTTCATTTCTCCGCCTGCAAATGCTGTACTAGCCACGCATAATGCTAATAATGCTAATAATTTTTTCATTTTATTTTCCTTGTGTTTTTGAAGCAAACTTTTCGCTTGCTGTAAATCCTAACCCTGCGATAGCTATGTACATCATAGCATCAAATAAATGTGGATCTGCTTTGTATACAGTGAACAAGTCCACTATAAAAGCAATGCCGCACATGATGAACGCCAATAGAGTAACTACTCGTTTGCTACTAACGCTTCCGTTGTCGCCGTCTGATAACATACTCGATAGCCAGTTCATAATTATTTCCAAAAGAACAGTATTGATTTTAAGCCATCAATATATTTTTGTAAATATTTGGCCTGGATATCTTTTGCATATTGTGGTTGAGGAAAGTTCCAACCAATGAATGCTCCGATTAAAATATAAAATAATGTTTCTAACATGTCTCGCTCCTATTATAGTTCTGGTTGTGGTAAGTCTGGAACAATAGCTTTACCACTTGCTGTTGTTGCTATTGGGGTTGTTCCCCAACTTGCTGGTGCCGCAAAACTTGTGCTTGCTGGGGGTGCTGTAAATTGATTTGTGTTGCCGCCAAATGTACTTGCACTATTTCCGCCTAGCGGTGCGCTACCAAATCCACCGCTCATTGGCGTACTTGGGGTAGGTGCAATTGGTGTCGGCGGCTTAGACCAACCTGCATTTGCCGCGGTCAATGCCTGCTTCTGTGCTTCTTTATCGCCTGGACTTGCTAACATGATACCACTTAGTGTACCTGTTAAGAATGTAGCAATAGGAATAATTAACTCAAAGAACTTTTGGTCAATTGGACTGATAGCGTTTAACGGTTGCGTTACAAATATCAATGAGTACAACACAACAAATACAATACCAAACAATGTCAATGATAGACAAATGCCGATAAAGAATTTTAGTCGAGCCATTAACTGCTCTTCAGTATATATTAAAGGTACATTATTATTTTCCACAGTTTGCTCCTTGTGTAGTAGGTCCAAAACTCGCTTGCGGAGCTGGAGTAGTAGTTGCTTGAGTTTGTCCATCTTTTGGGGGTCCTAATCTTGGGTCGCGTTGCCCTTTAAAAATATGTTCCGGGCATGTTCTATTTACATCACAAACCGGCATTTTACAAAAATCCTTATCCCAGTTGTTTGGGTCTTGGCAAGGGTAGCGATATCTGTCACCGCTAAAAACTGCCAGACACAAGGGCAGTAGTAATAGTAGTGCTAACCATTTTACTAACTTCTTATCTTCCATCATTCGCTCCTTAATGTACTAACTTTATTTAAGCGTTTTCCAAAGTTTTTGTTGACTGTTATACCAAGTAATCCAGTCTTCTACTTTAGATTTACACCCATAATACTCGCTGTAGTTATCTGCAACAACATCTAACACTGCGGTTAGTTTATTGTTTGTGGGATCTACTGTTTTTAAATCTGGACATGCTTCTAATAATTCTTTAGGCACATCAGGCCAAGTTGGTACCACTGGCACAGTTGCTAGACATCCTGTTAATAAAATCACTGGAAGTAGCAATACTAGTCTTTTCATTTTGCCTTCTCCGGATTAGTTGCTGCCTTGTTATGTAGTTCGTTTACCTTGGGATCAAGTTCGCACTTACCATCGATAAGTTTTTCAACTTCTTTAATTTCAGTTTTTACAGTATTGTAATATTCAACTTTTACCTGTTGCTTTTTCTTACGCTCGGCCTCTAACTGCTTATTAATCTCTTTACTTTGTTCTTCAACAGCAGCCACTTTGGCTTCTGCTTCTTTTACTTTCTCACGCCATGACATCTCAACACCATAGCCGCCCTTAAGATAAATGCCACCTACTAGTAACACAGCACTGACTATTTGTAAAACAAGATAGTAAGGAGAAATAGCAGGGAACCAACGAAGGATTCTATTCAATGCAAAGAAAGTGAGGAATGAGCCAACAGCACCTACTAGTAATACTGTGTTTATAACATATAGTAAAACACTATCAGGTACGAAGCTCATCATCCACATATTAATGTCCTAGAACGTGACAAGCATGATTATAATGCTTGATACGATCTTCTAATCCAATTGTACCGCCGTTGATACGTTTTGTTAATGTTAGGATGTCGCCTTTGTCTGCCCACTGGTTTAAATTATTAGCTTCCCAGAACCAAGCCGCACTTTGTACACAACCTTCAAAAGTTGTTAAATGTTCTTGTGCTTCTTCTACACTAATCTCTAAACTCTGTGCGTAACGTGTGTAGTTGTCCTTACCAGTTAACTGGATAAGACCACGACCACAATAGCGATAGCCATCGCCTGACTCTTCTGGACCATTGCCCATACGTCCGCCATATACTTTATTAGCAATTGCTTCTTGTTTGTTAGGTAGACTAGCATAGTGGTTAGCTGTTGCATCGTCTGGAAAATACTTAGGAAAAATCTTACGTAAGGTAGCTGCCTTATAGTTTAAGTTTTCTTTAATAGCACGATAGCCGCCTGACTCGTGTGCTGTCTGCGCTAGGAAAGCCGCAACACGCGGTACTGTATTAATATCGTAGTCTGGTAATATTTGAGCCAGTGCGCCAAACCAGTGGTCTGCGTAAGGGTTCTTACCAATAATTTCTGTAAACTTAGCTTGTGTAAAATCAAAATCGAATCCGCTCATTATAGTCTCTCCATTAATACTGCATGTCCTTTATCTTCGAACATGAGTTTGTTACCAAATTTGGTAATATTAAAGTCACCAAAGTACTTAGTCAAAAAGATAACTTCTGCCCATTCGTTGACATTAATCTTTTCTTCTATAGATTCTAATATGCTTTCTGGTGTTCCTGCTCTAATAACTTTAAACTGTAAAGGATCAGCATAGATCTTTTTGACTCGCAATAGATTGCCTTCCATTACAACTTTTTCTAAACGGCCTTTAGCAAAGAAGTGCTCATAGCTTTCCATCTTATGTTCTTTAATACTTTCTTCGTATGTAGTTGGATCGTTAGGAATAACTTCTTCTAACATTTCTCTGACAGCATCTTTGCTGTCAAAACTCTTGTAGTAACGAAATTTAAAATCTTCTACACCAGTAAGTTTCTTAACACCATATAATAAATCGCTAATGTGTTCAGCAACATGCCTATCACGCTGTAGTTCAACAAATACTTTGTATTTGCCGTTAGCAAGTTCTCCGGGCGTTACATCAGCGTCTAAAACAAACTGATAACCTTTTTCGATAAAGTTAACTAGATCATCTGCCGGATCTTTACTTTCTACTGTAAAACTTAATACCACTACGTCTTTGTCATCGCCCATCTTTGAACGATAACTATCAACTTCAAATACATGATCTACTAGATCTCGTAGGTCACCTGCTTGTAAACTATCTTCATTAAGCAACATTTGGTGCTCCTTCTGGTGCGGCAGTTCCCGGAGCCACTGGTGTTTCTTGTGCCTGTACCGCTTCTCCTGCAGGCGGCGGCTGTAGCTCAGGAGCAGTAATGTTTTTATCAATACCCAAATCGTCCATTAGTTGATTGTGGTATCCACGGAATATATCTAACATCAACTTCTTTGGCATAGTAACCTCAACAACCCATATTGGGTGCTCGTCAAGTTTGCCTTTTTTAGTTCCAGGACGAATGTCGTCTGGCTTTTGAATTTTTCTAGTTTTAATTAGTGTGTCTTTCTTATATTTAACATTACAGCCATATTCTGTTAGTCGCTTGCCTGCTTCGGGATTAGGCATCTTATCTTTTGGCCACATGAAACTGCAAGTGACCCAATGACGTTCTACTTGCGGACCTGATATAAGTTCGCCGTCTTGCCAGTTTTCAAACACGTAGAGATCTAACTCGTCAAATACACGTTCGTAGTCTTTGAGAATAGCCAAGCTACTATTACTTTCGTAGATTGTGCTAATATTCTCGATAATGTCTAAAATGTCTGCCATGTTCGAATGATCCTTTGTCAATGTATTTATCTTGACTGTTTTGATATAGTATCACTTCTGTTTTTTATCTATGTCTTAAATATGAGTGTAGGACCTCTCAGTTGTCCTACAAAGAGTAGTGTGACAATGACGTCCTACAGCCTCAAAAGGAGAGCAGTTAATGACGACAAAAAGAGCCAAAAAGCGTTTTAACGACGGATTTAACGATCCACGTGCAAACGTGATTGAGTTTCAACCCTTTCAACACACACTTTCACAAAATCTTCCACAGAAAAAACGTAGCGTACACGTAGTTCCACGCAATCGAAATCAAGAAGAATATCTATTACAACTATTAGATCCATCGAAAAACATAGTTTTCGCACTGGGTCCCGCTGGCACGGGCAAAACATTAATCGCCTGCCAAGTCGGTATCAAACTCTTCAAAGAAGGGTTGGTAGATAAAATCGTGGTTACACGCCCTGCTGTTTCTGTTGATGAAGATCACGGATTCCTTCCCGGAACCCTTGAGCAAAAAATGGCTCCATGGACACGCCCTATTATGGATGTGTTAGCAGAGTACTATTACGCTAAGGATATCGAGAGCATGATCCGCGAGGGAGTAATTGAAATTAGCCCGTTAGCTTATATGAGAGGTCGCACCTTCAAGAAAGCATACATTATTGCAGACGAAATGCAAAATGCTACGCCAAACCAAATGAAGATGTTGCTAACGAGATTGGGTGAAGGTTCTAAAATGGTCGTAACTGGAGATTTGCGTCAAGCTGATCGTTTGAACGATAATGGCTTGATCGATTTCTGCGAGCGATTACACGGTAAACAGTTAGATCTATTGAGCGTGTGCCAGTTTGGTATGAAAGATATCGAACGTCACGAAGCTGTTAAGGAGGTACTATCGTTATACGGTGACGAATAAAAAAGGGCCTTATTGGCCCTTTTTCACTTTATTCCAAAGTAATTCATGTATGTAATATAACACGGTGTTAACTATCATTTGCGTAATTGCGATGCTAGTGGCAATAAATGCCTGCCCTGTTATTAGATAGCTGATTAAAAACGTTGAACTAGAGCCAATAACTCTCCAGGATAACGTTTTTAATATTGTTCTCATTTTAGTCCTAATTCTTTGCGTATTTTTGTAGCACTGATGTCAGTGACTGCTTCGTCAAATGTTTCTTCACCTGACGTGTAACCTACACCTCTACCCCAGCCAATATGTACAATGTTAGGAACTACTTGTATTTCATATTGACCTTGATACAATGGATCTAAATCACGCTTGATAAAACTTTTAACTTTAGCCACTTCGAACGGATTACTACCTTGCCAACCTTGTACATCACGTACTTGAATAATGACTTGTCCTGTTTTAGCAAGTAGTCTTTCAAATAGGGCACGGTGACCGTCATGCCATGGTTGCCAACGTCCTAACATCTGCACTGTTTCTTTTTTCCAATCAAATACGGGGCGCCTACGATTATCTATAATGTGTGCGGCAATAAACTCACCCCACTTTCCTGCATTTTGTTCTGTGATTCTAAAATCATATACTTCAGGTTCAACAAACATCGCATTTGTATCTGCATAGCGACCTTCACGTATAGTGTCAACCCAAATGGTCCAGTCTGCTTTAAAGTTATGACGCATTTCGAGTAATGGTGCAACAAAGTCACAGATGACATAATCACATTCAGTCATAGCATCTGCTAGATCACGCATACGTTTACTTTGACGAATACGTCCAGCTTCACTAAAATCCCAGTCATTGTACTTTTTACGTACATCGTCTGCATTAAGCCAACCGACTTTTTTCTTTTCTGCCTGCAGATGATCTACAATATGCTGTGCTAGATAAGTTTTACCAGAACCTGGTAATCCCATAACTAAAATTCGTTGCGCCATGTTATTCCTCTAATAGTTTTATTTTGTCCGGAACATCTTTCCAATTGTCCGCATCAGGTAATGCATGTTTTTGTTTTGTAATAACCGGCCACTTTTTACTTAGTCTAGTATTAATTTCTAACCAAAATGGCACATTAACAGTGGCATCACTATCTGCTACAATAGCATCTACTGGACATTCTGTAACACAAACTCCGCAATCGATACATTCGTCTGGATTAATTACTAGAAAATTTGGTCCTTCATAAAAACAGTCAACGGGACAAACACTTACACAATCAGTGTGCTTGCATTTGATACAATTTTCTGTTACTAGATATGTCATTGCAGTCTCGAAAGTCTAATCAACGTTGCCGCTAGATTAATCTCTTGATCTGCAACTGATGCATTATCCACAAGACCCTGTTTAATAATAAGTATTGCACTATCTTGTTTCTCTTCACTGTCACCAAACACAGCAACATTGTCATACATCCAGCGATAAATTTCTTCCATCTCTTCTGGACGAGCTTGGCTACATAAGAGTTTACGTGCTTCGCTAATCTTGCCCTTCTTAAACAAGTCTACCATCTCTACACGATAGTCTCCTGCTCCGTCAACTACTTCCGGAACTTTTAATGTACCGCCGGTACTGTGCATTTGTACATTGTTAATACATTTACGCAGATCAGGATAAGTGCCTTGTACAAAGGTATCCAGGGTATCTAAGTCAAATTCAATGTCCTCTGTAACAAGTATTGTAGCAACACGAGCAGTAAACTCAGTCAAGTCAGTGCGTTCAATTTTAACCTCTTGACAGCGACTCTTTACTGGTGTAATAATTCTGTGTGGGTAGTTACAGGTAAAAATAAAGCGAACACTATTTGAATAGTCTTCCATTAGGTTACGTAGTGCTGGTTGTACTGAATCTTTGTTCATATAATCTGCTTCGTCGATTAGAACAACCTTAAAGTCACCAAACGGCATAGTCTGACAAAAGCCAATTAGCTTGTCGACCCATTCGATCTTGCGACCTTCTTTACTTCCGTTAGCAAACAGGATGTCAGTGTCCTGGACGCCAATTTCGTTTAACAACACCTTTGCTAATGTAGTCTTACCAGTACCTGCATTGCCACTTAACAAGATATGAGGAATTGATCCGTCTTTAATCCACTTGGCAATTTGCTCTTTTAGGGCGTCGTCTTTAAAAACATAACCTTCTACAGTTTTAGGACGATATTTTTCTACCCACAACTCTTTCATACTATTTCCTCAACAATGCCTAGAATCTCTGCTAGAATAAACAATGCGCCTGCTAGCATAAACGATCCCATAATAAGAGCAGATGCGGCTCCTATCCGTACTGCACTCTTAACAACACTAACATAAAAGTGTTTTGTTGCATCCGGATGTTTAACTGTTGATGTTTCTGTTGGTGTATTATCAAGTACCTTATCTAATCTATTTCTAAGGTCTTTCATTATTTCTATATTTTGTTCGTTGTCTGTCATGATATTTTTCCTTTAAAGATGTTTCTGATAAACTGCACAAGATTATAGAATCTCATGCTATATGGATTGATCATCGGTGGGTGATGAGGGCATCGACCCTGATTCCAATCGCAGGTAATGCTGTATTGTTGATTACACGTATTACATTTCATAGTTGACCTCTTGGCATATACTGTTAGTATAGCAATTAAAAAAGGGTCTGTCAAGACCCTTTGGTGTTATCTATTTGATTAGATCGACTGCATAAACATTACCAGTCTTTACTTGATACACCGCAAACGTTATCGCATCGTGTAGTGTTTCAAAGTATTTGGTGTGTAGATCTTCATATGTATAATACTTAACTCTGTACATCCTGCTCCTTAAACAAACGGTTTCAAATCTGGAGGAGTCCATCCCACGGGTTTTAATACTTTGCCATCTTCACGCTTACGCACTTTGCCGGTTTCACTATCAATCTTGGCAAAATTTGTACGCATGACTTCTTTCCAGCCACCTTCGCCGTCGTAGCCTGCACTATGAATAGCACCAACTGTAACAACAATAAAATCCAATAGTGCATCTAATGTTTCTACATTATCGCTATTATCGATAGCAACTTTAAGTTCTTTCCATTCCTCTTCCATTAGGTTAAGATATAGATTAAACTGATCTTGATTAAAGCTGTCAACGCTTTGATCGCAGGCCTTCATAAATTTTTCTTGATCGCGGAATGGATTTGTCATGTTCTTAAAAACTCATCTGGGCTAACTGTTGGGGGAGGACCACCACCGTCTAAGTGACCAATGATAGCATCTTTGGGCTGTTCAGTGTCCCACATGATAATAGACTTGTTCTCTACCATACGGATAGTAGTTTCTGTACCATCTTCGTATTCATACGGAATACCTCGAGTCCAGCGACCGTGTTCAATTAAGATCCAATCGCCAATATTAAACTCTTCAGCATGGTCTTTACCTACTGCCCAAACCTGTGCCCATCTAGGATGGATGCCGTGATCCTTGGCATCATCGCTCATCAATACAATACCACCGGCAGTTGTTTGCTCACCAAAGTTCATATTGTTAACAAATACCTTATCACCTAATGGTATAATCTTACCTTTTACTGCATTAACGTTCACAGTTATTCCTTTGCTTCTTTAGCGGCCGCTTCAGCTGAAGCATAAAAGTCTTTTAGAATTTCTTCACGACTGCGGACAATTTGTCCACCTGGTCCTAGTTCATCGCCTCTAGCATTTACTCGAACATTGCCCACTGCTGGCGTTAATTCGTTCTTTTGACGTAATAGATCCATATCTACTATTCTACCGTTTGAAGTACGGTACACTTTTTTTGGTTGCGGTTTTTGTGCCATTTTACTAGCCTCCTATTATAGTATTACTTATCTCAGAAATTCCTGCCAGTCTAAATTATATTTCATACTGTCTATGCGATGTACGCCTATTAAGTATAACACGTAACTAGCAACAGAGCTACCTCTTCCTACACCCCAAACTACTCTATTAGTTCTACAAGTATCAACAAAATATTTCATCCATTTTAATAAAGGCATCATATCTCGTCTTTGAAATTCTAATAATTCTGCACCAACTCGCTGTAATTGATCTTGTGTAGTGCATTGATCTAATACCCATTTGGCAATGTCCATTTCTTTATAGCTATCGGGCATTAACCAATTTTCTTGAAGCGACTGATCAAATTCTTCTACGCTAATGTCTAGTGGATAATATTTTTGTAATTCTGCAACACCCGCTTCTTTTGCCGCAGAATTAAATTTATCAAATTCTGCATCGTCAATATCAACTAGGGTAGTTTTTAAGATATCCAATTTTCCTTGATAGATAATATCAAGTATGTCAGATTTGGAGTAGACGGGTATTCCTAAAAGGTCAATATGCATTCAGCTATTTTAACTGACTTTTATTAAACTGTCAAGATCTGTATCGCGTTTTTGATATTGTTCTTGCCACATCTTGGCTCTGCGGTTTGCCAATTCTTCTTTGTAGCCTTCAATTAGTATTATTAGCTGATGCTGAATACTAGCATTGCTAGTTTGAAAATAACGCTTACTGAGCTCTTGAAGTTTATTCTCGAGCTCGTTATCTTTTAACTTTGACAAGTCGGGAGATAGCGGATGTAACATTAGCTTATATTAATCCAACCAGCAGTATTGGATGCAGGGCTACCCTGTGCTAGTCCTGTGTCTGGAACATAGGATTGAACACGCTTAGTAGTAGTATTAAAAATCATCATACCTACTTCCGGAGTTAATCCAGAAAGGGTAACTCCATCTACTAATGGTAGTTTTGGTATACCATTAAAAATGATTCTATCAGTAACAGCATCACCTAATGTAGCAGTACCAGTTACTGTTAAATTTACCACTGCGGTATCTCTAACAGTTTGTCCAAACTGTCCTAGATATTGTGCGTAAACAGTCTCGCCACCATCATAGGACCAAAATTCAACAACTACTGGATTTGTTTCGCTAGTAACATATAATGGTGCCGGCCAGTTGCCTTCGTACTTAATAGTACCGCCAGCTACTGAATTTGTAAAACTCAGTGTTCTAGCTTCCTTGGCAGTTCCTGTTCCACTGCCAACTCCGGTAGCTTTAAATGTAACCCCTACAGTATTTGCAGTAGCACCAATAGCTGTAAAATTAGTATTGCCTAATGCAAAAATAGTATAGACATTGCCTACAACAAATGCTCCTGCTGTAGTTACATTGTATGTGCTTAATGTAGCATCAAGGCGCAGTTTAGCAAAACGTCCATCTTCAGTGCCGTCTGGCTGAGGAAAACCAATAACATCCAAACTAGTGCTAGATGATAATAAAATAGAATGATAGGAACCTGCTGAATAATTTAATTCTTGTCCGCTTGGCAATACAATTGCTTGTCCGCTTTTAACAGTAGCTTCCGAAGTTCCTAGCAATTTAACAGTTTCTAAACTGGCATTAATGTCAAATTCGTTTCTTTCGCCCAGCTTTACAGTAGTTTCTGCTAGTCCACCAGTTTTAAAAAGTTCTTCGTCAAGATAGGTTAGTGAATCTTTAATTGCACTAAAATTATCTCTAAAGCCTTGACTTTCGTTATCTTGCCCAGCAACTGGAAAATCCTGGTCAATATCTAAATTTCTCATTGTAGCCATGTTATAGTATCCTTGATTATGTATTTATCATACGTTAAACTTGTAATTAGGAATTTTCAAATACTGATCTTCGTTATTGCCCGAAACTGCATCGATAATAAATCGATCAATTTCAAAGTCTAAGCTAGTAAAATCAAATCCACTATATGCTATATTTTCTAAAATATAGTCTGCTTCACCCGGCTTACAGTAGCACAGGGGCACTGCTTTTATATAGCCTGTTGCGGGCGTTCTCGAATCTTGCGGAGTTACCATCCAGGGAGGCAAAAAGCTATTTTCTGTGTCAATTTGTCTAGGACTGCCGTTACCCACAACTAATGTTTTTATATTTCGTCTAATGTTACTAACGCTTGACGGATAGATATATTCAACGTCTGTACCGCTGGCCTTGACCACAGTATTGTCTGCTCCTAGACTATCTCCTGTTTTCTGAAATCGATCTACAGTATCGTCGTTTAACTTATCGCGTATTTTGCTATTAGAAAGATCTAGACGTCCGTTAACTGGATTTATGTCAGTTTGATTAACTTGAACTTTAGAACGGGAGCCGTATGATAACTTTATTGCCTGAGCAGGACTAAGTTTTCCAATTTCGTACTCGTCAAAAATTTCAAGATATATTACTTCATATATTGTATCGTTTGAACCCTGGTTCCTTGCAATGGCCTTCTTTGGACTGCCAATGCGGAAGCGTTTACGTTTGGTGTTCATAATTAGCGCAGGCACATAGTTTTTAATTTCTAGTGTTTCAATACCTGCATATATTAACATTTTCAATTCTTTCTGCACACCATAATTTGGATCGCTTGATCGATATATTTTGCTTTCAGTAAAAATATCTAGGTCGTTGATAAACGTATAAAATTTTGCTCTTTTTGCCAATGTTGGAAACGGCTTGACATAAACATTACTGAACAATTTTACATCGGGATCTTCTACAAATACTGTAAAGGTTCCGGATATTGCACTGTACTTAAATTGATCTTGTGCTAATACAGTAAATGAATATGATCGGTCTTGGGTTCCCATACGACCGTCAAACGTAGTAGTTCTACTATCATATGTTGTAAGACCTGTAATATTATTTCTAAAGGTATACTTGTCCCAATAAGATATATTAAAAGGACTACTACTTGTATGTGCAAAGTTGGCCTTATATAATTGATCTTGATATTTTACAACATCATTAATTTTATATTGTTTTCCACTCTTCCAAAAACTCCTATAAACAATATTTCCAAACTGCGTAACCCTGCCAATTAGTTCACCGTTGGCACGTAGTTCAACACCTGGAGGCAATGTACCCCCAACTTGTCTATAAGTAAGCACCGCACCAACTACTGTAGTTTCTGCTTGTATTTCTAGTTGACTTGATAAGTTTGCTCTAACTGACCCCAAGTTAGCAGGAGTTAAGAATCTAATAACGCTGTCAATCTCTCCAAGCACCTGCATGGTAAAAGTTTTTGAACTTGTACGTGTTGTATACAGCTGACTTAGTACTCTGTAATAAGAATTGGCAATAACAAAACTTTTAATAACTACATTCTTTAGGGGCTTATCTAATTTAATAGTGTCATATGCTTGATTAGACAGCACTTCGTAAGAGTTAATCTTGTAAGTATAAGCACCAATTCGTATGTTGTCATTAGTGATCAATTGTTGATCACTTGTTGGTAATTTGTTAATTTTTAAATAATTTTGACCAATTGGCGCTAATTCTGCATTGACAATTTCAACTTCAATTTGTTCAAGATTTTCTTTATCGTACTTTGTTGCACTAACTGTAAATTTATAATTTATTGTAACAGCTGGTTGGTAAGGAACAAAACCAAAAATTTCGCTGTTGCTAGGATCAAGTGCTAGACCTGCCGGCAACTCGCTTGGAGTACCATCGGGGTTAAATTTTTCTAAACGATAATCAACTGGCCCAATTGCTGGATTAGGATCAAATGTATCTAGTATAACAGTAACATAATTATTAGCACGTTTAGTTCCTAGGTTAGCCGCGCTTAACCAAATTGGGCTACGTAGATAGGTGCTGTCGGAAGTATAGGAAATATAAGCACCGCCACCAATTTTCATTATGGTATTATCTGTGCGTAAGAAGTCATCTCCAACTACATATATTTTAAATGTACGTTTGGTAATAGTTTCGCCGTCACTTACACTAACAATAAATTCATAGAATCTATTTAATTTTTTAGGAGTAAGTACTTGTTCGTATCCTGCAATACCAATGTTAGGCAACGGAGCAAAATCATACGGATAATCATCAAAGGTGTTAACGTCGAATGTTCCGTCTCGAGCTGTGATGTCTAGTGCAAGAATAGGATCAATAAATCCAGTAATGCGTCCGCTTCTACTTAATGTTAGGCCAGGTGGAAGTTGTCCGCTTTTGTCTTCAATAAAAAACTCTAACTCATCCCCTGCTCGTAGATCAGTATCAGTCGCTAGTAATTGAAAATCAATGTAGGATCCGTCTAATACAAATGTCAGAGGCGCTTTTAATAACTGCACAGTACCTGTTACAGATCTAGTGCCAAAATTAATACCTACGTCTCTATAGGTTATAGTATGTGATATTCTATAAATGTATTCATCGGGAGTTTCAACTCCAGAAAATCCTGGACGTAAAACTTTTATTTTATCATTGTTGATATCATTCAAAGAACTAGTTACTGAGATTATGTTATCAAAAACAAAATCATGCGCCTTATCAGTTGTAAGGGTAACAATGTTATTGTATCTTGATGCACTAATAATACGTGCTATTCTATAAGGCAATGCCCCAACAGGCAATGTGCCTTCTGTAGTAACCCATCTTGGAGCATCTGCACCTTCAACTGTAATTGACAAGGTACGATCTGATATTTCTTTAGTAACTAAGTTTTGCGCTCGGATAACAAATGTTGACACAGTTGACCTAACAACTTCGTAGGGTGATCCTGAAATATAATGATCTATTAATCTAAGACCTTGGGGTAATTTACCCGAGATCAAACTAAAAGTCACATTAGATAAGTCGGCGCCGTTAATCAGCGGTAGAGGTATGCGATTGTCCGTCCCGTGGATATCCTTAAATACCCTACCTTCTTGTAGGGATCCAAGTGAGTGCCCAGACTTTACGCTCCATATATTCAGCATATTATTATCCTATATGCTGTATTTATTGTTAACTTAGCGATACCCAAGCACCATTTGCATAGCCCAAGAACTGACCAATGCCGCCCGGACCACTGTCTGTACAATAAATTACATCACCGTTGCCTGGAGTTAATGCGTTTCTTTGTGTAGTTGTATAGCTGCCAAAACGTACAGGTACATTAAATGTTGCTCTAGTATTAGTCAAATCAGCCGCAGTTGTAAATCCAGGACTAGCTGAACTAACAACTTTAAACCCTGCAACTGAAATAGAACTTCCAAGAACTAGCAAATCTAATGCAACGTCAACATAATCATTAAATGTTGTTTCTGGTGCTATAATCAGTGCCCCACCGACAGTTACACTAGTAATGCTATTAGTAATAACATTACCAGTTAGTGGCCCACTAAATCCAGGAGCAGTTATGCTACCAGTAGATTCAAATGTTCCAAGAACTGTCATGTTCCCATCGTTGTCTAACGTCAATAAAGTTGCGCCATATGCACTATTAACAATTTCTAAAACACCGTCCGAGTCTAAACGGAAATATCGGTTGGGGTTGGCCGCAGAACTATATGTGTTTGTAACTTCTAAAAATCCGTGATATCCTAATCCGCCTCGTTGATTATAACCTGCAAGACGTAAACTAGAGTTGCTGCCATCACCACCGGTAATAGTTGCAGTTCCAAACGAATTAGCACTTGTACTAGTTACGTTACCAGTTACGTTTCCTGTAATGTTACCAGTAACATTTCCAGTTACATCACCATAAAAACTTGTAGCGTCAACTCGTCTATTAATAACAATTTTATCACCGCTTTGTAGATATGTTAGGGTTGGACTATTTGCATAGTTACCAATAGTAATACCTGCACCATCTGCCGCTCCAACACTTGTAGCATTTTTAGCAATGTTGATATTGAGATCTTCTACATCTAATGTAGTAGTATTAAGTGTAGTAGTAGTTCCGTTAACCGTTAAGTCACCACTAACTGTTAGATTATTAAATGTAACATCACTTGTTGTAGCAACAGCTTGACCAATACTAATAGTACTTCCGCTTACTGTTACTCCAGTGCCTTGTGTTATTACTGTAACATCAGCACTTCCATCAAATGCTACACCATTAATGTTTTTAGTAGCGGCAAGTTTAGTTGCTGTTGCCGCATTACCGCCAGCGTTCCCGTCAATACTAGTTCCAGTTAATGTTTGAGTTGCACTAGATCTTTGAATATCAATTTCTGTAGTACCAACATAAAATTTCTGTCCAGCATATATTCCGTTAGTAACTGTTGAGGCATTACCAGTTAATGGTCCTGTAAACCCTGTGGCAGTTACTGTTCCGGTAATGTTAACATTTCCAGTGCCTGTAATATCGCGACTATTTAAATCTAAGTTACCGCCTAGTTGTGGTGTTGTATCTTCTACAACATTCAACAAACCAATACCATCTAATGTAACAGTTGCATCTATTCTATTTGCATTATCTTGCGTAGTGCCATAGGTAAAGACAACATTTCCAGTACCAGCAACAAGAGCCGCACCCACTGCGTCAACTGCTCGTTCGTCAGTATAAGACGATGCAGCCTTTCCGCCTAATGTTCCAGTAACACCGCCATCGGTACTATCGCCAACATAAAGTGCTTTTTCTTGTGTATCGTAAACAAGCTCGCCTTCGACAAATCTCTTAGTTGTTCTGTCTGCTGTTGGTCCGCGTCTAATTTGTAATGCCATTTTATTCTCCGTTATATAGTTCCAGCGTCTATGCCAAAGTCGCTAGGGTTATTGAATGTGCCCATATCTGTTCCTACTGCATACAAATAGTAGCTTATAGGATCCACAAACACTGGATTGATAACTCCGTAGTCGAATGTATTTATTCGTCTTTCTAGGTTACTTACATCCACGTAAGCAGTTTGGTTAGGGCTTCTAATTAAACCGGTTACGTTACCGGATAGTAGCCCTGTTATAGGTTGTGTAAATGTTTTAAATCCGTCAATTGTTTGATTGCCTTGGGTATAAACACCATTAGTAACCGTACCTGCATTGCCAGTAACACTTCCAGTAATTGTGCTAGTAAATGTCTTAACCCCGCCTATTGTTTGGTCGCCCGTAGTGTAAACGCCGTTTGTAACAGATCCAGCATTGCCGGTTACTGTTCCTGTAACATTACCAGTTAACGGTCCTGTAAAACTTGTAGCAGTTACAGCGCCAGCATTAGTAATAGCCTGTCCCTGGAAGTTAACAGCACCATTAGGTCTAAAGTCTAAGGTAACAACATCGCCTACAAGTCTTACACGTAGATTACCGTCAGCATCAATCTTTCTAAATCGATATTGAAAATCTACAACTTCTTTAAAAACTGATTCTCCGGTAGTGCCTACGTTAGCACCACTGGGATCTGTTCCCAATCTATTACCTAGATATAGAAAGTTTCCGTTGATTTTTAAAAATGCTTCTCTAAGATCGTCACCTGTACCGTCGTTGGCAACTTGCCCAACGTTAACAAGATTGTCTTGAATTTCAAATGGAACTGGCATAGTTGTTTCCTTTAATGTTTACCTACAACAGCTTCGACAACGCCTTCGCCGTCTGTTGTTTTTACTGCTAATGACTTACCAATAACGGTACCAACTTTTGGATCGTTGTTAACAATCGCATATCCTGGTTTACCACTTGATACTAGAATGTCGCCTTTTTGCACACGGCCAATGACCTTAACTGGCACACGCCCCTGTAGAGCGACAACTGCTACATGATCACCTACTAACGAGTTGTTCATAGTATGTGCGGCTTTTAACGATATAACACCAGCAACTCTGCGATCGTTAAAGATGGTACTTTGAGTTACTTCGTGTTCTCCACCAAACACTAGTACTGTTCCTTCTTCATATTCTGCATCTGCTAGATATTTTTCAGCTAAGTCACCATAGTTGGCGGTAGTAGCAGTACCTGCAAAGACACTAGCCGTTAATGTATTTGTACTTGGCTTGTATGTTAAGTCACCGTCAATGCCTATAGCAGCCTGTGCACCGTCGGCGCCTTGACTGGTAAATGTTACATATCTTGTAGTGCTTGCACCACCCTCATCTTTAACTTTTACTGTATCAGCCGCCGCCGCACCTAATGTCAATGCACAACTAACGTTAGTACTACCATCTATCGATACGCTGCCAGTAGCACCACCAGTAAATGTAATTGTACGTGCAGTTTTCCACTTGTCAGCACTTGCCGCATTAGCACTAATATTTTGCCCGGATCCAAGAGCATTACTAATAGTAGTACTTAAATCTGAAATGTCAGCTGATGCAATCTGTGTCCAAGAAGGAGCAACGCCGTTTGAACCGTCGCCGACTGATTTTAAATATCTAGCAGTTGTAGTGATATTTGGTGCTAAAATTGCTGATGTGTTTGCCGCTGATTGATAATGAATTGATCCTAACACGCCACCTGTTAAGTTTGTTGCCCTACTAGCAGTACCTGTAACGTTGTCAACTGTTAGGGTATTAGTACTCGGAACGTAACTCATTCCTCCATCAGTAAAGACAGTCATGTCTGTTGGAGTACCATTAGGATTATTAGCATTAACAAGTGTTACATAATGAGTACTTGCTGAGTCAGCTGAATCTCGAGTTTGTACTTTCTTTGCCTTGTCAGCAGTACCGTCTAGGTCACCTGTGATTGCCGCGTTGATACTTGTTGCCCAGATAGCCCCAGTTACACCAAGTCCGCCTATAATTTTTACAGTACCAGTTATTTTGCTTGTACTTGCGGTACCTACTCCAGACCCAAAAGATGCTGAGGTACCAGCAACTAAGTTTACAAATGTACCATCTTTGGCATTGTTAACACCAATTGCAACGCCATCCATATTACCTGTGTTATATGAAGAAATAGTAACAGTTGATGCAGTTGATTTTAAACTTAATGAAGCCGCAGGTTCTAATTTAACAAGACCAGTACCTGTTGGGCTAAATGTCACATCTTTATTGACAGCAGTCATTGTAACTGCGGCTTCAAATGTAGCAGTATTGTTAGCAAATAGTGTTGTAAACTTACCACTACCTCTAGTGTTGATACCGACATCGATGTTATCTAAGTTACCAACATCTGTTGAAGTAATTGTTAACTTAGGCAAGTTGGCCGCTGTTAGTTTAACTAAATCTACATACCCATTTGCATCAACGTCCCACGCTGACATTGATAGTGTATTACCGTTTAGTTTGGCTGTTTTTAATTGGTTTCCTGCTACAAAATAAGCATTGGTAGTAATCGTATCAGTATTATTGATCTCAAAAGTATTATTACCTAATGTTATTGTATCGTTTGCGTTTAATATCTTAGTAGTAACAGTGTCTGCACCAAACCCGTTGGTTACAGTAATGTCCGGAGTTTCAAATCCAACATTAGTTGTCCAACGGTTAGTTGCGGCAACCCATATTAGTGTCTTATTAGCGGCCGCTTTGACAGTAATACCACCACCGTCACCAGTTGTATCATTACCGCCTGCCGCTGTAAATATTATCTTACCTGCACCAATAGCTCCCGCTGATAGTGTAATTCGTATACTAGTTGCGCTGAACACTTCAGCAATAGTCGCAACACCGCCACTTATTGATGCATTGTTAGTTGGACCAGTTGCTCCGTCTTGAGTAACAATCATTCCTGGGATTAGACCAGTAATTGCCAATGCATTTTCAGCAAGCATATTTGTTATAATACCGCTAGCATCAATATCACCGCCAATTTTTGGTGAAGTAGTTACGCCTGCTAGAACAATATTCTTGTCAGCAATATTAACTGTATTTGAATTAACAGTAGTAGTTACACCCTTAACGGTTAAGTTGCCAGTTACTAACGCATCTCCCGTAACTTCAAAGTTACCTCCTACAAATAGTTTCTTGGCAATGGCCGCACCACCTGCAACTTTTAAAGGACCAGTTGTAGAATTTGCCGCATCAGTTACGCTGGTAATTTCAACAGTGGTAAATTTACCACTCGACTCTGATAACGCACCAACAGCCATATTGTTAATGCTACCATTAACAGCAGGGTAAATGATAATAGTACCGTCTGATCCGTTTGTTGAACGAGGTTGTAAACTAATATTTGCATTAACAGGATTAAAGGTTACAGTACCGTATGCTTTTAGTTTTGGCACATATACTTGACCATTTAGTACACCTGGATTAATAGCAGTACCGTTAACAGTCATTGATCCTGCCGCAGTAGTTCCTGCAAACACTGGAGACAATGTGTCGCTAGTGCTGAGCGTTAAAGTCCTGTCAAGAGAATTTATAGAAACAATATAGTATGTTCCAACAGTAAGTCCACCAAACGGAGTTCCGGTTAATGCTATTTCTTGACCTATATACATGTTAGCAACTGAATCAACACGAATGGCTCCGCTATCGTTTCTTGTTGCAAATGTATTAACTGAAGTTGTAAATGTACCAATTGAAATATTTGGTTGTGCTGCCACACCACTGTTACCTGATGCTGTTAAGAATTTAGCTTGTCCCGGAGTATATAAATCAATATTAGCACCACTTGAACTGTCAATTGCTCGTTGTCCGTCTAAGATATATTGAGTAGCTTCTATAGCACCCTCATTGGTTGTACGAACAACACTATTGCCGGCACCAGTTTTAGTTACGTTCCAAACACCATATGTATTCTTGTGTGGGTTATTAGTATCAATAGCCATCACACTCATAATACCACGTACAGCTACATCGGCCAATAGCGCATCATTAAACTGTATGTTCTTAATACCATCACCAGCTTTGACAATCTGTCCTGTAGTTACTGTATTAGGACTAGTTCTAGTACCGCTTAGATTACCGACAATGCTATCTGTTTCAATTTGTTGAATGCTAGATAGTGGTACGCCTAATATAACATTTAAGATAGCAGTTGCTGCCGAGCCAGTTCCGCTAAATGCCACTGACACAGTAAATGTAGTAGCACTAGTAATGGCAGTCACAGTCATTGGTCGTGGTTGAACGCTGTTGTCGATGCCAGTTGGGTTAGCTAATGCAGTTGTTGGTACAGTTACTAAACTACCGCCTGATCTAATAGTAATTACAGAACCAATGTTAATTTTAGTCATGTCACTACTTGAAATAGTTACAATATTACTGTTAGCATTGATAGTTGCTGTTACTGAGTCAGTTAAACTCGTTTCTAAAGAAGCAAAACCATTTGTAACTGCAAATTGACTGTTGTTAAATGTTGACAAGCCTAACTTAGTTGCCCGTGCAGTTGTTAATGTAAATACGCCTGATATTCTTGTATCGAGAGATATTACAAACGAACTAGTAGTCGGAACAGATTTTACCAGCCAGTTACCATTAATGTTACTAGCGAACGAGTATGAACCTGAACCGGTTGTAGTCAACTTTTCAGTTAAGGTTACATTAGCGCCATCAATAGAAGCTACATAGGTATTGGCCGGTACGCCAGTACCAGTCACCAATTGACCTGTACCAATGCCGCTAGTTTGTACGGTCAATGTCAATTGACGGCTATTGATAGTACCGTTGGCATCTACGCTGACTGCCGCCACACCAGAATTAGTTATTAAGACATTATCACCAGCAACTAATCCATGGTCTAGCTGACTAGTGATTGTTGTCTCCCACGGAGTTACTGTAGTAGTAGTGCCACCAAATACTCCTGGATTCTCTGGATACTCTAATATTACATAGGCGTTTGCGCCGCCAACTCGTAGACTAGAGCTTACACAGAAGAACTTACCGTTGTAGTTTAAGTTACTGTTTCCAGAAACTGTATACCAAATATTGTTTGATAATAGTGTAGGGTCCCCACCTACAGATAGTTTAACTAACCAATGCGGCGATTTACCTGTAGGTGCATCTGCAGTGGCCACTGTATATCCACTAGACAACTGTACGCTAGATAACAATACACCTTGATCTCGTTGTTCATTAGCAACATTAAGATCAAGTTTATTCTGTGATATATTAGCATCTTCTTTAATTTGACTATCACTAATAGTTTCACGTTTAACACGGATGTCAAGTTCTTTATCAGCAATCAGTTCGACATATATTTGACTATTAAAACTTGAACTCCTAGCATTTACCCATTCTGGCCCTGTTATCCTATCACTATTGTATATTAATAGATCGTTATTAAGACGACCATCGACATCAACAAATTCATCTGACAATTGTTGATTATCGACATATCGTTTTGTAACAGCGTAGTTGAATGGGGTAGTTGATGTAATTTCGCCTAAGTTTTCAATATAGCGACCACCTAGTCTTAGGTTGGCATTCATTTCTAGAATACCATTACGATCTAAGAATCCTGCTCCTAATGTTCCCTCACTGATAATAATGTTGTTACGATCAATACCTAGTCGACGATTTATATAACCGTCAATGGCATTTTCTGTTGGAACTTTAGTATCTGATAAATCTTGGAAAGTATCATCGTCTGAGAACTCAGAAATAGCACGACCACGTTTAAATCCTAAACCATCTAAGTTACTCAATGCCAATGACGCCGCAAATGTAACTGTACCAGTACCCTGATCAACTGTAAAGAATCGACCTACACGGAAGAAACCGTCTTGGTCAGTGGCAACCCAGAATACACGACCTGTTCCACGTTCAGCAACTTCTTTCTTTTGATTCTTTGCCTTGCCAACTCCGTAAACTTTGTTTGGATAGTTAGTTTGGTTATAACCACCAGTACCGATATCACTGAAGTCATGTCCGGTAACTCGGCAAGTACTAATATTAATAATAATGTCTGCAGGTTCGCCTGCACTTAAACCAGTACGGATAGTAATTGTATTATCTTGCACCAACGTAGGGTTATATAGTTTTTCTGTTGGGAAAATACGTGTAGCACTAGCAGGTCCAAATATTCCTGGAATTGCTACAAACGATGCTTTCATCTCTCCCGATGTAACTAATTGGCTTACATCTACTGAGTATGTACCTTGGCCCCCAGCAGTGGCAAATATATAGCTACCTCCGGTTGCTGCCTGTGTTAATACTCTAGTTGCACCGTTACTGCCTACTAGTTGTATTCCGGTCATGTTAATTTCTTTAACATACGTGTCGCTAGGAACGCCAGTACCAGTTACTAGTTGTCCCACTATAATACCTACTACTGAGGCTACAGATAAAATATTAGTACCACTAGTACCTGTAGCAGTAGTTGTAGCTACAGTTACACCAGTTAACTGTCCTGTAATAGTAGTCCCAGTAGTTACACCAGTCCCACCAGTTTTCTGAATATCTGCGCCAACTAAAATTGTACCGCTAGCTACCGTGCTAACATTTAATATAGTGCCTGCACTACCACTACCGTTATTAATAGCCGCGGTAAATGTGGGAGTTAGAATACTAGCAACAGTGTTTAATTGATATACTCCGACACCGCCGGGTGTACCTGAACTTTGTGCTACAACATATGTGCCTGCACTTAAACCAGTTCCACTAATATTTTGACCAAGTTGTATTGTATTACCACTTAGATAATTAACAGTTAAGAATAATCCTGACACAGAGCCAACAACAGTTGCTTTTGCAGCCGCAATGGTTAATGCCGAATAAGTTGAACTTAGTATTGGCCCAGCAATATTGTAACTAGCATTGCTGTTACCATATACAGTATAATGAACACCCATCAATTGACTTGTAACTGATTGCGAGTTGTTTACACTATATGTGCCTGCTAATCCTGCTGTAAAGAAATAAACAGTTGTAGAAATATTGCTTGTTAATGCGTTGCTTAATGTAATAGTAGTACTACTAACATTGGTTACATATGTATTGGTTGGTAGTCCAGCAATAGTTGCCGCATTACCTGAAACAAATTGTCCAGCTAAAATATTAGCAGATCCTGCAGACAATGTTATAGTAAATGATCCACTAGTACCTGTTGCAGTTGAACTATATATAGCCGCCGCCGAACAAGTTAGTTGTGCAGTTATTCTAGTATCAGTAGTTACACTAGTGCCAGTAATACCTGTAATGGTAGACCCAACCAACATGCTACCAGCCGTAATACTGCTAACTGTTAATGTAGTAGCAGAAATAACACCGGTGAATCTAGCCGCATTAGGTGCAGTTTCTAATCCACTAATTGAATATGTTATTAACTGATCATCAATATTATACAAGGCAGCAGAAACGTTGTAACCTTCACCAGGTCTTGTTGGGGCGGTAATACCAGTGCCACCGTATCCGCTAATGTCTTGATATGATCTACTACCATCAAGAGTGACTTCGTTAAGTTGTACAATGCCGTAACCTTCGGTGCTACTAATGGTCCTAACAAGATAGTTAGAAATTCTATGAACACGACCGTTCCATGCAAAACACATTTGTCCGGTTAGTATACGTTGTAATTCGTCTGCGCTATTAATTTTTCTAATAGATAAGAATTGATCGCCTTGTCTAGATCCTAGTGTTCTAGTAGTACTTCCGCCATCTATACCTGCTTGTGCTTCGGTCAATGTATTATGATCAGGGTCGATAACTAGTCCAATATAATTGTAACCAGAGTCAAATGTTAAGATGATATCATTTTGTGTTGGCGATACTGCTTGTATAGTTGCATTTGACAATGCAAGAGCTGGACTAGGACTAACTGTAAATGTAGTATCGCTAGTAACAGCAACCACAGTAGTTGATTCAGATACACTGCCTGTTCCGCTTACTATTGAAATCTTCATTCCAGGACGAATTGGCAGTGTTGAACCAACAGTGATTACATTACCTGCACTAAATGCTCTTTCAAGAGTATTGAAAGTCAACGTCATTGGATTGCTTAATGGGTCTTTAGTATTAAATGCCAATACACGATATACCGGAGCATTGGCATTATCTAATGGATCACCTCTAAACGTTAATGCAGTACTTGGTCGTGTTGGACTGATGTTATCAACATTATAGAATTTAAAGTTTTGATTTGGTCTAATAACAACTAGTTGGTTGTCTGCTAATGCGTCTTGTAACCCGCTAGAACTAGTATTGTTAGTACCACTAGTGTTTAAATTCAATCTAAGAATAGTTCCGCTCTTTAGTTTAAGAGTAGTAGCTGTAACAGTACCAAATGTTCCGGGATTAACACTAGTAAATTCTAATGTGATAGTATTGGTAGTAGATGCTACACATAACCAACCTGTAAAGTTATTGTTATATGCAGAATTTGAGTTTCCAGTAATAGTATAATATCTTCCAACATCTGGAATGTAAGTTTTTGCAGGGAAACTAAATTCTACTCTATATTTTCCAGTTCCGCTATTAAATGTTGCGGCTGCGGCAACTGGTTGATTAGTTGAGAAATATGTTCCTGATGCATCAACAATGCCTGCAACTTCGTATCTAGTAATACCGATATCAGTGATAGCCCCATCAACAACAGTATATCCGTGATTGATTTCAATTTCACTTACGTTATATGGCAAGTAACTGTATGTGTCAATATACACAGTTGTTTTTGTTTTTGCCATCTCTGCGGCAAAAGGTCCAGATTTGTAAATTCTTGCCACCTGTGGCATGTCATTTGCTAGGTTAGAAGAGTCTGGAACTTCAAAAGGATCACTACCTTCGGCAACAAGAGCATACTCTCCGTGTGCATTGGATCCTGCTACTGAACGAATTTGTCCGCCGTTGCGTGAGTAGTAAGCAGTCCAGCAATAGTAAGTAAACACAGAAACAGTTTCAATCAATCCGTTGTTTGTAGCAACTAGACCGTAGGCCAAGTCGTTTAACTGTGTCCAGTCATTGGACAACATACTTGTATTACCAGCTGCCTGCAGAACTAGTTCGTCTGGGAGTGGTCCAGATGCATCTGTACTATACGGGGTATCTTGATTTAATTGTAAAACATATTTTGGATATACTACTGCATCCGGAATATTAATAAAACTTTCTGCCCATATTTTTCCGTTTAGAATAATGTTGTTTACTAGTTGAACTAATCCGGTGATAGTAGGGCCTGCCGCAGATCCACCTGCAAAGTCAGTGTCTATAACTTGAGCAACAACATCATTAGGGTTAACATTGTTTAATGATTGATAATTTACTAATGGTGCTTGATTGTTAATAATACGCTGTGCTAGAGTATCAATATAAGTAATACCGGCTCGACACTCAACACTTTGTTCTGTTACAACTAATACAGAACTTGCAACCAAGTATCTCTTACCAGACTTAATAGTATTATAACGACCGCCGTATAATATGTCAGTTGAAATGTTACTAACTAAGAAGCCAGTATCTCTTCTGCAAGTAGCTTCATCAAATGCAAACGAGCAATACATTGTTCCGGTATCACTGTCTAATGAAAATACCGATCCAGGAGTTCCGCCACTAATAGTTTCTGAGATTGTAAAATTAGTGCCGCTGACAATTTGTTTAACATAATACTTGGCATCACGATTTACACCGCCAAATGTTCCGCCTGACACGCGAATAGTTGTTTGATTAGCATAGTCAAACACTCCGGGATTAAACGGATACACTACGGTGATACTAGTAGTTGAAGTATCAGTAGTTGATTGATCAGGTACAATAGCAACCGGTACAATTAAATTGTATAAGCCGTTGGCATTTCCTTGAATCTCATATTCTTTTGTTGAATCTGGTCTAACTCGTTGTCTTACAAATTCAAAAGTAACTACATATTTGCCGTCTACTAACAACGGAGTTGATGCTGATAAAATTGTTTGTTCAAACGGATCAGTACCAAGAAACTTAACCGGCATACCGACTCTCATCTTAGCAGTACTAGCTGTCACCAGTTGATTATTTGTTGTTTGAGTAATAGTGAATGTGTAAGTATTTGTTAGATAATTGTACACTTCAGCTTGAATAAATGCACGGTTGGCTACTAATAAGTTTTTAGCAGATACATATCCTTCTGGTTTAGTATTAGCAACCATTTCTCTAGTAGTGCTAATTAACGACTCTAATTGAGGTTTACTGTCAACTGCTGTGATATTAATTTGTTTAATAATATCTTGAACACGAGCTTGAGCAAATGCTACCGAAGTAGTTAATCCGCCGCCACTTACTGCGGTAGTCTGTGCAATGGCAGTATTTTTATCTAATACTTGAACAGCCTGTGCAACTTTACCAATAACTTCTTTTAATCGAGCATATGCGGCAATGGTTTTATCTTTTTGGTCTGCACCTAATGTGGTATTGGATCCTACAAAGTATGCATTGGCCGCAACAATAGTTTCTAAATTTCCACCATAGGTTAAATCATATAGGATAGCATCAATAATATATCCAACATCACGAGCACACTTTACTGAATCGTATTGGAACTGTGTAGTGAACGGTGTAATATTTCCAACAATCTGTGCGGCAATCCATTGCGTGATCTCATCAATAATAAATGCCTTATTGTCGCTGATTAATCTTCTAGCATTGCTATAGTCAATACTAAATCCTGTTGGGTTTGGTAATGTAAATGCAGGAACTGCACCTAATCCATTTGTAACGATGTCTATGACAACATCCATTTTATCGCCAACTCTAGTATTGGCTGTCTCGCCAAAGGCCGCTGCCGTAACAGTTGATAATAGATAATTCTTTAAGTAAACGAACGAAGCTACAGTCTGCGGTAGTTGATTACTTCGTACTAGCGCGGCGCTGACCACTCCTCTGTAGTAGGCCATACCAGCTTTACTACTACGGAAGTTGCTGTTAAACATCATGTCGTAACCAACAGCATCAATAACGAATCCCACGTCTCGACTACAAGTGCCACTGTTATAACTAAAGCCATACCATATGCTATTTGGATTAGTAACGTTTGATACTATGTTGCCATTGATCCAAGTAATGACTGCCGCTTGAATTATTGCTTTGTCGTCTTGTAATTTTTGGAAAGCATTTACTAGGTTAGTATTGACCCATGTTAAACTTGGTACAATAGTAGCGGGACCTGCTCCGCTTGATATTAATTGAATTGTTTGACTTATACCAAATTGTCTTCTATAGAAATCACTACCACTAGCAAGTCTAGCATCTCCTGTTCCCTGTGTAAGAACGCCAGTACCGGTACCTACGGCAGTGGCAATAAACGAAGTTCCTATAGCATTGCTTGAAGAACCCATGCTGATATAGTTAGTTAAATTAGTTGGACTTCCTCTAGATACAATAGTATATGCACGACCCAGAACAACTTGTGTAGCGTTTACGGTTCCAGTGGCAGTTGCAGTAAAGACAGTATTATGTAAATTGTCTGCAGAACCTAATGCTGTCCAGATAGTCGATCCAGCATTATTAATTTTATAAGTTTGACCAACAATTAAACTACCAACTTTAGTTAATTGTGGATTTGGAATAGAAACGTTGTCAACAATGGCTAATGCTAGATCTTGTATGTAATCAAGAATAGCCAGTGTTCTTGGACGCTCAGGATCGCTAACAAGTTTTGCATCACCGACAAAGTAGCCTAGTCCGTGCTCTACCATTTTTAGATCACCAGTGTAGACAATGTCATGTGCTAGATCATCTACTAGGAATCTAATGTCTCGTTGTGCAGCCGCCACGTCATATAGATATTTGTTATTGATAAACGAAATAGTATTTGAACGGATATTGCCTGCATTTATATCTAATAAACTTTTTGCTGACTGTAAACTTGTAGCAACGTTTTCAATTCTTGGATATGACACAGCAGGAAGAGTATCTTCTCCAAATCTAACAGCAGTGACTACAGAATCAAAATTATCTTCTATAATAGTAGAAATTTCTAAAGTTCCAGCAGTTCCTCTTACCTGGGGAACTGATACCTGTAACAGACCTGTAATTTGAGTATTGGTAACTACTTGTTTGGCAACATCTCTGATCCATTCTAACGCATTATATATTTGTGTAACTTCAGTAGATATTTTTGACTTGCCTTCAAGGTCAAAGAAGTTTTTAGACACTAGTACAGTTTGACTAGTACCGCCGTAGATAGAATCATATATTACCGCATTGACAATTCTGTCAGCATCTCTAAGATAGCCAGTAACGCCAATAGTTCCGAATAGGAAATCAGAATAGTAAGTTTGAATATATGCAATATATTCTGCTTTGATTAACTCTCTGTTGGCAATTAATAATGCAAGACTATTTTGAATTCCTAGGGTAGTAGCAGGCAATGCCTGTGGATCAACTGGCGGATTTGGAATTGATCTAATTGGCACTGGAGAGCTAGTGAATCTAATGTTGCCACCGGCTGTTCCAGTTGGTGCGTTAGTAACTGTATATGTAAAGGTATTAGCATTAACAATAGAAGCAACATTGAATGTACCGTTAGGTGCATTAGTTGTTGCAGTAGCATCAACGATCTTAACAGACCAGCCAGCACCTAAACCGTGACCGCTTGATTTAGTCACAGTAATGGTAGTGCCATTATAGCTCCATGAGCTTGCATCTAAGATAGCACGGTCGTTGACGCCGTTGGTAAGAATTTGTAATATTATGTCCATCTTCGCACTAGCACGAGCTGCCGCTGTTGCATTTGAAGACAACAGATCTACTAGAGAATCTTTTACAAATTCAAGTGCAACTAATGTTTGTGTTTTCTCTGAAGCAAAAGTTGTATAATTACTTCTTACATAATATTCTTGAGCTACTAGAATAGACTGTACATTACTGTCAAATACTACATCCCATGCAACTGCATTGATAATAGAACCTACAGCTTGGCTGAATTTAATAGAGTCATATGTAAATGTTGGAGTAATAACATCGTCAATGTAAGCAATAGTTTCAGCAACAATAAATTCTTTGTTTAATAACAGTAGTTCTCTAGCACCGCGGTATCCTAAACCGTTATCGGTAAAGGTGTCAATCTTGTAGCGTTTACCTTTAACAAAGAACGCTGTAGGAGTTTGTGGTATACGGAATGCATCAGTGACTGTGATTTCAGTTTTATCTACGTTAGTACTGACTGAAGTTACAGGCATGCTTCCTGCTTGTCCGTCAACATATTGACCGCCTCGGAACGCTTGTTTGTTTAGAGATCCAGAGAAACAGCCCGACTGTTGACAGTAGGGCGACTTGGTTAAAATTTGACCGTTAGGATCAAGTACCATCATAAATCCGCCGTGACCTTGACAGCTGATCTGACGAATAATAGTAGCATCATTACATAAGAACACATCTATGTCTTTGTTGTTCTTTGGAGTAGATGCCTTGTTAGTTGGGTCTGATAGATAATGATAACCCCATTCTGTTTCTGCAATCTTTAGGTTATCGAATTCTAAATCACGGTAGAACCAAGTACCTGCCCACGGGCTTCTACTTACTCGATCAGCAGGACGAATAACTGTACGACGGAATTCATCACCTAGAATAGAACAGTTACGTGGAATACGGATAGGATAGTCTTCATAGTAGTTACCTGACTCGATGAAGATTGAAATTTCTAAACGCTTAACAGCTTGGTCAAAGAACAGGTTTTCGCCAACAGCAAAAGATCCAGTTACATCTCGTAGGTCAACGTAGTCAGTATCGTCGATAGTTCCATATTTTACAATGAAACCTCTTGCGCCACTTTCTCGGCCAACTACTAGCTTACCTGGAATAATATCTCTATTGTTTGCAATACCTTGATCAACTGGACTACCATTATCGTTAGTAAATTTAATACGTGTAGTTCCGTTTAAACCGCCACCAATGATAATACCACCTGGCGTAATTTCTGAATAATATTTGGCACCGCCGTATGCAATCAATTGACGATACGGACCTGTTTCCCATGGACTCTCATCAATAAGTTGTTCGGCTTTTAAACACGCGGCAACTACGCTGGCATAAGCATATGCAAATGCTCGGCCTTCTTTACCCACGGGAGTTTTACGTTGTGAATCGTCACCACTAGTACTAACATACAAGTTAACTTTACTTGAGTATGCAGTTGTGTCTACGTAGTATTTGGTAGCGGCTTGTTTGTCGTCAAGGCCAATAGGGTTACCTGCACCTGCTAGATCACCTGGATGATCGTTTAGGAACAGTTTGCCGGTCATTGTTGCACCAGCTTTCAATACAGTTTCCGCGGCCTGTGGTACTTGATCTCCACTCGCACCTGCCGGAACAGCAAGATAACCTACCATTGCATCCGCAACTTCGCCAGGTATTGTACCTTTATTGATGTATCTGTTGTCTGCAAATCCTAATGTAACTGGAAACTTTTCAGCCCCAATAACAGTCTGTCCACTGCGTTCAAATGCAGTATTCCAATTTAACACATTCTGTTGTGTTGGATCTGCAATATTTCCAAAGACAAATCCCTGGGCATCAACGGAATTTCCAAATTTACCAGCCGCATCAGCTGAGCCTAATTCTGCTACTGCACGTTGTTGTGTTAGAACAATTTTGTTATAGTTGGGATCAGCCGGATCATCTGGGTATGTAATAGTCAAACCAGCGGCGCCCACTAGAGGTTTGAACTTTATTCCGTTACCTTGATTGTTAACAATCGGTAACTGATTTGCTATAGCAGAATAATTTTCACGCTGTCCAGCTTCTACGTCACCTAAACTTAAGAATGATAAGGTACCTTCTTGTCCAAATACAGCATAGATTTCTTTAAAATTTTCGTTGGTTTTTCTAAAACCTTCGCGAATACTGTCACCAGTACCGTCATTACCTTCTACGCCGATGTCTACTATTTTACGTGCCATTGAATGCTCCAATAAGTCTTTGTATATGATATTTATCTTTCCGTTTTATAACCTTAATGTAAATACACTATATGTTCATCAGAATTGATATAGAAAAAACACTACACGAAAGAACTAGCAAGCTAGGGCATAAACATGAGTATGAACGCAAAAAATCTATAGTAGTATTACGTTGTGATAACTGCAAAGAAATTTTTACTAGGTCAAAGGGATCAATGGATCCTGCTAGACTTAGTAATAACTACTTTCATGTGTGTAAAAACTGCGATAGTAAACGCTTTGCTCAAAAGCGTGGTGTAGAACGAAAACATATATGGGATACGCCCGTTAGCAGTCTAGATGATATTAGCAGATTATAAATAAACTAACAAGGAGGACATTAAAATGTTCAAAGCAATCAAAGAGTTCTTTACAGGCAAGCCAGCAGTTGTAGAGACACCAGCTCCAGTAGCTGAGTATAAAGTTGAAGTAGCACCAGTAGTTGAAGTAGCACCAGCAGTGGAAGTTGCTCCTATAGCAGAAGCAATCCCGGTAGTAGCTGAAGCACCAGCTAAGAAAAAGCCGGCTGCTAAGAAAGCACCGGCTGCTAAAAAGGCTCCTGCTGTCAAGAAGCCACGTGCCCCAAAAGCACCTAAATAAGATCTAGTTCTTTAGCTTGTTCGAATAGCCTAGCACTTGCTAGGTTTTTCGCTTTAGATTCGCACATGATGTCAAAGTGCTCTAAGAAACTTAATGCCCACTGATTGACTGGCATATTCCAATAAAAGTTTGAATGAGCCCGCATCTTTTGTTTCTTGTATCCTTGTTCTAGTAGCAGAGCATGATCCGGCATCGTAAAAGGATCGTGACCAACTAAGATGTCTTCACGACTAACTGAGTAATGCATAGTAGGGCGAACACCCCGCCAACTATCAATAACACGTTGTACTCGATCATCTTCTGGTGTAATGTATGCACCTTCCCTGATCCAATGGTGGTGAATATCCATAACAATAGGCAAGATATCACCAAGCTCAAGACAATCATTTAACCCCCATGCGTTTTCTTCGTTTTCAATTGTAATACAATTCCGGGCTTCGGAGGTAAGGCGTTTGTAGGCAGATCGAATACCTTGGGGACCTTGTTTACCCGAGATGTGTACGTTGATTTTAAAATCCTGGAAGGCCTTACCGTAGCCCATGTATCTGACCATATCGGCATGATATTCAAACTCCTCTATTGATCTTTGGACAATACCTTCATTAATGCTAGCAAGAACAGTAAACTGGCCAGGATGAAAAGAAAGACGGGTATTGCTTGCACGAGCACTATCCCCGATAAGGATAAAGTTCCGGTCAAGATAATCAATAACATCGGGCCTGCGCCAGAAATAACTGAAAGTGGGCTCGGTATAAACAGGGAGAATATCACTGCTAAGGCGCACCATCCTACGATTTTCATCTAACTCTCCTACTCGATCAACGAGCTTTTGCACAGCGTCTAAGTTACCTACCATTAGGTCCCATAGCTTTTGTTCTGCTACTGCACGGTCTTGCCTTTTAAGCCATGCCACTGTTGTGGTACTTGTATTGTACTGTTTGGCAGTATCTGTCTGTTTAATGCCATTAATCTGGCTAGGCCCGTCAATCCATTTACAAGCAAATCCAATACGCTTAATCATAGCTACCAATCAAAAAAATAGACATACAGCATTATAGCATGTATGTCTATTTAAGTCAAGTCCAAAAGTTGTTAGCCTTCGTATGTAGCTGAGTTAGCACCATGTTCAAATACTTCAACTGATTTGATCCTAACTGTTGGATTAATTGGATAGCGCATATCGCCACTAGCCAAAAGTTCAGCCATTTTATCGTATGCCATTTTGGCAAACATTTCACAACCTACACCATCTACTACTCTAAGATCGCAAATAGCACCTCGCTTGTGTGGAATATCGCTACGAGGATCTTCAGAGCCCATATTGATTTGTGCGGCCATTTGTTTGAAAAAAGGCATCATAGGGTCATCAAACGCAATTACTAGCGTATGATCAAACATGTAGTCTGCCCATGCTTTGAATTCCTTGAGACCGCCAAAGTCCATACACCAGTTTTTGTCATCTAGCGTATCGCATTCGAATACGAGTTTAATACCGATTGAGTATCCGTGAAGTGTTGAGCAGTGACTATGGGTCGCTCTCCACTGTCTAAAACAGCATGATAGACCCCTATCGTTGCCGTAAGTTTTTGTTGAGTAAAATTTTGCCATCTCTAGTCTCCTTTATTAAGGTAGCAAGTTTGATGACTGCAGAGTGTTTATAGAGGGATGATGCCATAGAGTCCTCTTTGTGTGTGTCTAGTAATTATACACTCTTACTAGACAAAGTCAATGATTATGGTTAGGCAATCTGCCCAAACGGTTTCCAAATGCCCGGGTTTCCGCTAGTAACACATACCCAACCAATATAGCTAGATGTCTGTGGTGTAGAGTTCCAAGCAATATCTCCAACGTTCCATTCGCCGGTAGTTGGCATAGCGTCTGTGGTTACAAACTTTTTGCCATTCATTACCACCGGTCCGTCGACACTAAATGCCGCGTCTGGATCTGGATGAGTAATGTTTACTGCTAGTTTACCATATGCGTTAATAGTTCTAGCAGTATTGTTTTTATTACCAATAGTAATACCGTTATCAGTAATAGCTAGTTCTTGTGTTTCTTTTACAAACACTCTAATGCTGTCGCTAGCATTGATGCTGTCAGCAGTTAATCTAAGACTAACATCTCCAGACGCTACAGTAAATAATCTGTTGGCAACGGCTTCTGAGTTAACAACTTTTAATGCGTCATTTAGATTAACATCACCGCCAACTGTTAGATTTGATAATGTGCCTAGTGTTTCTAAATTACTATTTTTAACACCGGCACCTAATGCTGTTTCACTAATAACTAGATTCTTAGCAATGCTAAAATAATTTCCACTAGCTAGGTCAATAGACTCGGTGCTATAGAATCTATCTGGGTTTGGCATTAAAAAGAACTGTCTAGAACTGTTGCCTTTAGATCTCCAAATTAATCCTTTACCGTATACTCCACTATTATTATCTTCTAAAAACTCAATAGGTGCAGTTCTTTCAACTCGAACATCGCTGACAATACTATCTACTGTTAGTGTACCGTTAATTTTAACCTGTGCGTTTTTACTGGCCTCGCTGCCAAATGTTACTGTATTACCTTGGATGTTAATTCTAGAAGTGTTATCTGTAATAATATCTAATGCTTGATTCCCCCAAGTTCCAATAACAGCACGGTTGTCTTCTGTACCAACAACGATCTCAATACCGTTTTCCATAACGCTAAATGCCGCATTTGGGATTTCAGTATTAATGCCAACACGATTCAAGTAGCTGTTTACAATTATTGTATTGCCTAGGTTAGTATTGCCGTCTACTTCTAGTCCGGTGAGTGTACCAACTTCAGTTAATTTTGAGTGTTTAATTGAATTGCCTAATCTATCTTGTAGCAATACGTCAACACCGTCAATTTGATATTTGGAATTTTTACCAATGTCAAAAGATTCACTTGAATAAATTCTACGGGGCTGTGCTTTAAATATCAATTGATATGAAGTATCGCCAATGCCCCAAACTACGCCTCGGCCGTCTAATCCTGACTCTGCTTCTGCTGAAAAGGTAAACGCATCTAGTTGACTTGCATCACCTCTATTAAGATTTTTAACATTAATAGTGTCGACGTCTAAAGTACCTCGTACTCTAAGATCAGTGTCGAATGATACGCTCTGAACAACTTTTAAGCCACCTTTGATATCTAATGTTCCGACGTGCGTAGTGTTGCCGTCTAGATATTTTAGACTTAGTTTTTCAATAACAATTTTATCATCAACAATGGAAAGCAATTGGCTCATAATCAGTTCTCTTTAGAATATTTATCGTTTAAATTCTTCCTACAACTACTTCGATAACACCCTCTTCACCGTCAAAGTTTTCTAGAGCTTTACCAATAATAGCACCCAATCGTGGGTTATCAGTAGCACGGGCATACCCTCCTTCAGCGGCAACTAGCATATCGCCCTTGCGGATCTTGCCCTTAACCTTACATGGTACACGACCTTGTAGGGCAATCGCTACAGTATTAACACCATCTAGGCCCTTGTTCATCAAGTAAGCTGGGTTTGTGGATACAATACCAGCTACGCGAATAGTGTCATCGTCTGCTACTGTAACTTCAAACTCACCGCCAAACATTAATACAGTACCCGGTTCGTAGTCTGCATCGGCCTGATATTTCTCAGCTAAGTCAGCCGCGTATACCGCAGTTGATAATGAGCTAATAGTAATAGTATTTCCACTTTGTGTAACACTAGTGTCGCCGCCACCTGCTAGGGTAACAGTTCCTGATACGGCAGTATATCCGCTAGCACCTACTAAGGTAGATGTACTTGCAGGCGGATTAGGTTGTTTAGCCCAATTATAAACGTCACTAGCCGGAGCACTACCTGCGGTAGTAGCATAGTTAACACTAAAGTTACTTGGGTTCCAAACATATGCATCTGTTCCGTTATTTGAACCCCATAGCCAAGTTGGTTGCCCGCTTTGTCCATTCCAATGCAGTTTCATATTATATGAATCTGTATTAATATAGGTTGCATACGTTGCGTTGGTAGCGTTGGTTGCGTTAGCTACCGTACCGCTTACACTACCTGCACTAGTAGCATAGTTAACTGATTGCGAACCAATATTGCTTGTAGTAATTGCATCAGTGATTCCAAAACCACTAACTGTGGTCGGCTTGCCACTTATGCCACTCCATGCTACTGCACCAGCAGATGCCGCATAGCTAACACTTAGCGCACTAGTTAAGTATGTACGTAGATAACTATCACTACCATTTGTACCCCAGACTCTACTTGGACTACTGTTGTTGCCCTCGTCACCGTTGCTAGAGTTGATGTAACCTGTTTGTAAATAGCCACTACCATCTGTACGAACAATTTGATTAGCACTATTATTGCGGCCAGTAGCTACTGCTAGACCGCCGGCTGTGGTTGCATTACCCGCACTACCTGCGCTGGTAGCATAGTTAACTGATTTATTAGCGTCAGCGGTGTTGTCAACGTTGCCTAACCCAACTTTGCTCTTGCTGATGGTCAACCAACTTGGATCACTATAACTGCCGCTAGTAACAACACCGTTGGTTACTGTACTGGCATTACCACTTAACGAACCAGTAAATGTTGTTGCCGTTACACTAGTCAATCCTGCTAGTGTAGTACTTGTACTACCTAAGCTAATTGGAGTTGTACCAATAGTAATACTACTGTTAGTTAGGCGTGCATTTGGTAACGACCCACTGGTAATGTTACTAGCATTAGTTGTATCAGTGGTAGCTGAAGCTGCCAAGCCTGCAATTTTACTTGTTGCAATTGCGGCAGTTGCGCTAATATCAGCATTGACAATACTTGCTGATAGATTTAATTTGCTATAGGCAATTGCCGCACTAGTACTTACATCAGCATTGACAATACTATTACCTAAACTTAATTTGCTATAGGCAATTGCCGCTGTGCTACTTACATCAGCATTGACAATACTATTGCCTAGACTTAGTTTACTATAGGCAATGGCCGCAGCCGAGTTAATATCAGCATTAACAATAGTGTCATTGGCAATCATGGTGCTGGTAATAGAACCAGTGTCGCCTGTTGTTACAATAGTTCCGCTAACATCATTAATAGTTAATGTACGAGTAACTCCGCTAGTAATTCCGCTTAGTTGAAACTGTAATTTTTTAAGATTATCAGCTTCGTCTTGGAAGTAGGTGCTAGCGTCAGTAAATGTTTTATTAGTAAATGTCTGCGCTTGTCCAGTAAATGCAAATGTATCATTACCTGTTAATAATGGCAATGTTATAGTTCTATTAGCCGGTAGTTCGCTGACCGCAAAATTATATGTATGATCTGAACTTGCGTCATTAATCTTAGGTAATGTCAATGTCTTGTTGGACAATGTGTCAGTAGTAGCACGACCAACAATAGTATCTGTAGTTGTTGGCAGTGTCAATGTACCTGTATTAACAATAGTACCAATCACTGGGCTTGTTAATGTCTTATTGGTAAATGTTTCTGTACCGTCTAAGGTAGCCAATGTACCTGTAGTTGGTACTGTAACGTTAGTTGCACCACTTACTGTTAATGTTATAGCATTGCCAACAGTTGTAAAGTTATTGGCTAGAGTTAAATTGCCACCTAGCTTAATAGTTCTTGCCGCATTGACCATGTCAAGAGTCAATGTACGACCTGCTGTTAAGGCAGTTGAACTGTTGGCCGCAAGCGTAACATCATATGCCGCACTGGCATCTCTTATTGCTAGTGTGCCGATGTTAGTGATGCTAGTAGTTGTTCCACTAATTACAGGATTAGTTAGAGTTTTATTAGTTAATGTTTGTGTACTATCAATGTCAACTAGATCGCCAGCAGTAGTTCCGCCAGGCAGCTTGCCTAATACTCTTGTGCTTGTTAGTACAGTTACTCCACCAATTCGATATTCTTTACCAGCGGCAAGATTCATGTGCTCACTCGAAGTCCATGCGCTAGTTGAGTTGACCCAATTGAATGTTTTGTCAGTTGTACCTTTTAGTGTAATGCCGCCACCGTCTGCTGTGGCATTAGTTGCGGTTAATACATCAAACGTGATAGTACCATCTGTGTTTGCAGTAGTTGGAGTTACAGTAATTGTTGTTGGGTTAACAACAGTATTAATGACAGTAGTACCGCCAAATGCACCAGTACCAGTAGTTTTAACCAACCTCATTCCGCTAGTTAATCCGGACGTGTCTATTAATCCTGCTACTATGTTTCCACTAATAGTACCCGATAAATCTGATAGTGTAGATACACTGCCTAATTCAATATTCTTATCGTCAACGTTAACTGTAGTTGAATTAATAGTTAGTATTGAACCTTTAATGTTTACATTACCAGTAACATTCAAATCGCCTGTTATGTACCCATTTTTACCAACCCACAAGTTGCCGCCAATGTTAGCTCCGCCTGTTGTAACAATAAGAGCTTGTTCTGCCGGACTGCCAATAGTCAATGCACCATCAACTGTTAGACTAGATCTCCAAGCAGGCTTAGTGCCGTCACTGGTTAATATGGTATTAGCTGGCCCAATCGCTACCTTACTTAAAATACTAGTAGCACTAGCATACAATAAATCACCCACAGCATACGAACTAATATTAGTTCCGCCACGTGTAACAGGCACGTTACTAGTTAGGTTAGCAGGATTTAAGAAGTATGCGCTGTCTAAACTGTCTAAGGTACCTGCATCAACTACGCCGTCTTTAATATAAACTTCGCCTGCCGCAACGCTAGTTCCGACAGCAAATTGTGTCTTACGGAATTTAGACACACCTAGATTAGTGTAGTTGTCGTCACCGCCGTTGCTATCAACTTTTTCAATGTCTAATTGTACATCGCCATAGTAATAATTGTTACCGCCGACGGTATTATAAGAACCAGTAAATGTCAACGGTGTGCTGACTTCTCTAATACTTTGAACTGCTGTGCGCCATGAACTATCACCACGTAGGAATGTAGTATCATTAGCACTACCGGTACCAGCTAGTCGACTTGTTGAGATAACGCCACCGGTAATACTTGAAGCATCAATAGTGGTAGCACTCAATGAGCTCCAGTTGTCTTTGTTTGTAGAACTAGTGTTTACAGTTCCAAATACCTGTACGTTTTGTTTAGTGAATGTCAGTGTGCCGCTACCAGTAGTAGTGAACACAATCTTGTTAGTTACAAGACCGTTAATACTGGCCAATGCTTCGCTTCTTGATGCATGGATAGTAAATGAGTTTGCAGTTATTGAACCGGCAAAATAGAATGTGCCAGTAACAATAGCAGAGCCGCCGACTAATGGTAAACTTGATCCTGTTAGTCTTAATGGATCACCTGTAGTTAATCCATGTGCCGCATAATAGAATGAGTTATCAATTACGTTGGCATTAAAGATTGTTAGAGTATGATTGCCAGTACTTGAACTTGTAAATACAACTTTTTGTATCAATGCATAGTCTTCGTACAGTTCAATGGTATTGGCATCATAGACATTTACATAATAGACTTCGGCATTGACCAACGGATCAATAGCAGTGTTTGGACTGCTGACATATTTTACTGGATCGCCGTCTGCATATGTGTGGCCGGTAATAGTGATTCGACTAGTAACATAGTTTACATTACCACCAATTGAATTAGCACTAAATGTTTTTGTAGATGTACCGGTAGCAGTTATTGCTTTTACTGGAGCATTATTATCAGCAATAAAGTTTGGACTTGCTAGTGTAGCAGTAAATCTTTCGCCACCTAGCAAGCTAAGGTATACACGCTGTTCGATACCAGTTACTGGGATTCTAAAGCCACTACCTGTGCCGCCAATGGTACCGCTAGCCGCTGATAGAACATCTCCTACAGCATAACCGGTACCGCCTCTACGTAAGTCAACACTGCTAACAGCACCATTGGTTACAGTAATATCTGCAATACCACCAGTACCTGTTCCTGAAATATTAGTTAGTGTAACATAAGAGTATGTAACTGATCCGGATAGTGGAGTATACAATGTTCCTGGAGTAATGCTTCCGTTGTCTACGGTATCTAATACTCCAAATCTTGTAGATGTAACATTACCTTGTACGTTATCATTAGCACTGGTAACAATTGTGCCGTTGGTAAAGCTGTAACTTTGATCTGCACGTAGATTTAAATATTGCCCTTCGTTGGCATTTGACAATACAAAGTTTGCAGGCACGTTACTAGCCACGGTACCTACCAAGTTTGGCTTTACGACTCCGTTGCCTGTAGAAGGTGTAGCATCACCAGCTACTGTTAAATTATCTACTGTATTAAATGCCGCACTAAAAGATGCGCCTACACTGGCAACTGTGATAACTGTTTCAGCAAGCACATCTCCAATTAGGTAACCACTGGCACCTGTAGTTGCTTGAACAACTAGTGAGCCAACAGGCGCAGTGATAGGAGCACTTAATGTTAACTGTACTGTAGCATATTCTTCAGTTACAATGTCACCGTTTAAGAAATCGTAAGCAGGTACTTCTTCAACTAGACTTAATCTACTATAGAAGCCTTTGCTCTTAGCTGAGTTGAAAGCACGTACCGCAGGCAACAAGTCTGGATTAATTTGTCCAGAGCTGTTCAGCTGAATAACCGCACCCGGAACAGCGTTAGTACTCACAGCTTTGTCAATGAATCCGCCTAGTCTGTTTGATAAGAATGTACGAATAGCCAACTGTGTTGTTAGACGACTGTTACTTGCGCCACCCGGTTCATTATCACCTAGGTCAACGTCATCACTGATAAAGTCAATAACAATATTACCCACCGCTAGACGTAGTGCATCTAACTGTGCAACTGATACCTTGTTGGTAAAGCTAACATTACCAGTTTTGTTTTCAGCCTTAATGAAGTCACCAACTTTAAAGTCACCTAGTTCGTTAGTACCTGAAGAGTAAACTCGACCTGGCAAATCACTGTACTGTTCATATTTGAAAATACTTTGTCCACCGTTTTGTGGTAGGGCATTGTAGTCAACCCCCGATCCAGCATATTCCCAAGTGTGTCCAGAACTGTTAACAATACTTGGACGATGTAGCCAAATTTGTTTATTTGGAAGATTACCTAGGTTAGTTAGTAGACCGTTTCCAGTTGTGCCCTGTACGCTAAATCTAGCAGAGTATAATGTATTGATAGCAAGTACATCACTTACTACAATATTTGTTGTAGCAGGTGCACCGTTATCTGAATTAATAGTACTGTTGGCCGCAAAGGCATTTCGAATAATACTTGCACCAACAGTAACTTTGTTTAGACTAACAACTAGTTTATAGCTAACTGGATCATAACTATACACAAATGCATTGTTACTAGAAGTGCCAGTTACGCCAGTAATTTCACTACCTGGCACAAAGTTATATGAGCCAGCTTGTAGAGTTAGTTCTTGATAGGTGTTATGACTTTCAAGTATTTCATCAACAAAGAACTCTTGAATATTTTTAAAGAAGAAATGTGTACCAACACCTGTGGCTCTAATGTCTACAGGAACAGTTCCGCCTTCGTCAAATGTCAATCGAATGGTATCAAGGTCAACATAACTGACATAGTAAGTTTGTTCGTTGTTTAATCCTGGAATTTCTGGATTGTTATTTGCGTGATAAACAATTGCTTGACCATTTGTAAATCCGTGTGCATTAACAGTAATAGTATCGAGAGCAGGATTTATATTAACTGCCGCATCAAATGATACATTAACTGCGGCTGGTTTATAGTTGTTGGTAATATCACCAATATTACCGTAGCCAACTGATACAGGAACTCCTGCCGGATCTGCAAGGCCGTTGGTAATAATATCAAACTTACTGCCAACATATGTGCCTAGTCCGCTATTAGAAACAGCAGTTAACGCTAGACTTCTAGCATAATTAATTGCCGCAATGGTTTCAGTTAGTTGTCCAGTTATAACTATTTGACTAGATGTAGAGCCTTTATAGTAACTTGTAGCGGCTTCTACACTCTTGCTATTACCGCCTGTGAATGTATCATATGCTACAGCATCAATGATCAGGCCAACATCTCTAAAACAAGTTGCATTGTTATATGTTAAACTTGGATATGTTAAATTAATCCAAGTTATAGTTGCGTTCTGTATTGCAAGTTTGCTGGCTAACAATAGGTCATAGGCAACCTTATAGTCGGGGCTTCTAAATCTTAAAACATAATCTTGTGTTGGCGCACGACCAAATCCTAGAGTAGTAAGAGTCTGTTTACTGTTGCTAGTTCCAGTTGATGCAATATAACCTTTGTCAAAGGCAAATGCATTTGGGCTGTAACCAGATGCACGAAGCGCATAGATACCAAAGTTAGTAGCAGAGTTAGTAACAGATAGATATCCGCCTGACTGAGCATACGAACCGTTCAACATGAAAATCTGGAAGCATGACACAATCTGAGCATAGGCATCGTTAATAATACGCCAGCCAGTACCGCCAAAGCTCAATGTGGTAAATGCGTTAGCAACAAATGACTTACCTTGTTCAGGTGCTGGACCACTTAATGGGAATTCAGCAGTTTCTCTAATCAACGGAATGTTAGGAGTTTCAACTAGGTTACCGTCAACCTTTGCGCCGTTACCACCTAAGAAACTTAAGATGGAAACGTTTTGAATATATGGAGATACAGTAATAATAGGTTTACTAATAGGCATATTAGTATAACCAAGACGACTAGTGTAAATGTCAGTAGCATCATCAAACGAAGTAGCGTAGTCAAAAGTGAATGTTGGCACGCCACTCGCATCAACTGCATCTCGGAAAGTAAACTCACCAAAGTATGCACCGTTACGTAAACGGAACATGTCTTGGTTAGCATTTAACGGACGAATGTCACAGGCACGAAGACTTGCGCCTAGTACGCTTGTATTGTCTGGAATGATAACTGGATTGTCTTCAACATAGTTACCGGCCGCAACTTGGACAACAATCTTCTTGCCATTTGGTTTATATTTGCTAGTAAACGCAACTACGTTATCAGCAATACGATCTTTAGCATTGTCTAATTTTGTTTGTATGAGACCTAATGCTGGATCTATTGCAACTGTTGGATCTACCAATGTTGGGGCATAACTTGTTCCAGCACTAACAACTGATATAATTTCTGATAGCCTTGCTGAAATAATTGCAGCCGCACCGCTACTGCCTGCAGACCCCGATACTTGATTTTGTGCATTACCTGATGTTTTAACAATCGAAATATTTTGTGCAACTTGAATTGAAACTGCTCTAAGTCTTTCTATTGCCGCCGCTGTTTGAGCATTTTGAGATCCAATTAGAGTTAGACCAGTTACATTACTATAATATTTTAAACCAGCGTCTCGACTTTGACTGTTACCACCGTAGATTAAATCGTATGCGACTGAGTTGACAATAAAGGCAGTATCCCTAGCACACTTGGGACTGTCATAGGTAAACGGGTTGCTAGCGTTAATATTAATAATAGTATCATTAATAATAGTTGATCTAGCAGATGCAATAGCAGACTTTGCAGTTTGTAGGCCGGCATCTGACCAAGTAACTGATGGATATGTTGGAGAAGGTAGGCCCGCAGTTGTATTGCCAGTAATAGAACTAGTAATATATGAAATTAGTGTAAAGACAATATTTGATTCAGTCGTAGTGCCTGCAGGGTTAATAATATCTTGACTGACAGTATTGCCAGCAGTTGGTACTACTTCGTCTTTTAGAATAACCTGTTGAGCAATTTCTGACAGTCTATTAAATGCGGCAACTGTTGCGGCTCTTTGAAACAATGGTAATACTTGTGCGCCACTGCCTGTAAAATATGTTTGAGCAACTTGAATGCTTGCACTATCGCCGCCATACAACACATCATAGCATAGGGCATCAATAATGTATCCCATATCTCGACTGCATAAAGCAGGGTCAAAACCAACAGACGGGTAGTTTAAATTTAACCATGCAATAACTTCTGCTTTTAAGAAATCTTTATTGGCTATTAGTTGATCTTTTGCATTAGTTTTATTTGCGCTTGCTCCAGTCGGTGTTGGGAATATTAATGCATCAGCGGCAGTTGCAGTTTGAACTACACCATTGGTTATAATGTCAATAATTTCATTAAATGCCGCACCCGCCCTAGTAGTAGCAGTTCCATCGGCACTAACTCCTGCAAGTGCTAGAGTATTAGTTTTTGCAAATTGTATAGCAGAAAGGGTTACTGTTTTTTGTGATGGTAGTGTTGTATAAGAATATCTTTGATATGCTAGTCCGATAGTTACAGCATTATAGTTTGTACCTAATGCTAGATCGTATCCAACAGCATCTAAAATTAGTCCGGTATCTCTACGACATTTAGACTCGTCATAACTAATGCTCTTGTCAAATGGCGCAATATTATTTGCCGCTTGATAATTGATCCATGCAATAGTTTCTGCTACTAAGAAACTGGTGTTGGCTAACAGTAAGTTCTTAGCGTTTTCAACACCACTAGGTGTACCTGCAGGCGCAGGCATTGATACAGCATTGGCCGCGCCGACACCATTAGTTAATATATCAATAATCTCATTTGATAAACTTGTAAGAGTGCTAGTAACTGTTGGTTCACTTGTTACTAGGTCTAATACTTTTCGTTTTAAGAAAGAAACAGCCTGTATTGTTTGGGGACGTTGAGTTGTTATAACAGGCAATGCCGTGGCATTAAAATAAGTAAGTCCGCTCTTTAAAGATCTCCAGTTAGAATCTGTTACTAGGTCCCAACCCAAACTGTCAATAATAAGTCCAGCGTCACGTCGACATACTTCCTCTTCATAGATAAATGTTGGGCTATAAACATAACCTGATGCTATTTGTAGAGCACGTTTTAATGTTCTAACAGGGCGACTAAATCCATCATTGTTGTCATCACCAAATAATTCTGATACGTTAATCTTACTACCCGCACTCGAATCAGCATTGACAAATTCTAGTTGTCCTGACCCATCAACTCCTAATACACTACCAGCTGATCCAAGACTAGTTGGTAATTTAAGAGTGTAGCTTGATGTAATATTTGTTGGAGGTGCAATAGTTGCAGTTTGATTGCCGCTGGCAATGCCTTCTCTAAACATTAGAGAACGACCATTTTGTAAAGACAGTCTACTGCCGTCTAGAGTAAGAGCTAGATTAGCATTGGTTACAAAGTATAGGGTATTTTCATTTGTACCTGGGCCTAGTTCCGGAACAATGTAAGTGTTGCCATCAATGTCTCGAACCCCACCTAGACTTGACCAACCACTACCATTGTATCCTTCAAACTGAGTGTTTTGCGTATTGAAACGAATCTGTCCAACAATAGCAGGCGGACGTTCAGCAGTAGTTCCAGTTGGGATTACAAGTCCCGGACTAAAGATTTTTGTGTTTAAGCTACTCATTGTGGCTACTAGGTAGCCGTTAGCATTAAAGTTTAGTATGGGTAATGTAGGATCCGGTGCAATAGTTGTACCGCCATCAATACTACTTACACCACCCAGAGTGTTCCAACCTCGACCATCATAGCCTTCAAATCTTGGTATCTCGGAATTGAAACGTATTTGACCTGCTTGTACTGTGCCGATTGTAGTTCCCGGACGACTAGCAATGTCGCCAACTGGCAAACGCAATGCTGAAGTGCCGTCTACAATAACTGTACCTGTACCAGCAACAGTTAGGGAGAGACTACTGTTAGTAGGAGCCTGTACACCGTGTCCGGTGTAGAACATCTTTGTTGTTTTTGTTAGGTTATCGGGCAAGTAATCTTGAACAGTTAACTTACCAAGCTCCATTGGCTTCCAGCTTACGCCCGCTGGTTGTGGACGTTCTCCAATTGTTGGAATTTCTAGTATATCGTCAATACTAGTAGGTCCCGGCTCACCTGTATTATAGATTGTAAATCCGGCGTTTACATCTCCTTCATCTTTCTGAATTGAAATGCCAGTGCCTGCACGGATTGTTAATACGTCATTACGGTCATCTGCTCGTAAAACGGGTTGGGTCGTACCAAGGTTATCAACTAAAACAATTCTTCTAAATGCGTCAGCACTAATCACAGACATAGAAATACTCCACTTTAGAGTATTTATCTATGCCTGTAAACTTGTTTTACGAACGCATAAACAGTCTTTATTGTACCTTAAGCAGTACTGTTTCTTCGTTAAGACGGCCGTTTAACTTGGTATCTGTAGCATTAATGTCATCTAAGAACTTACGCAATGCAACCTTACCAGCGGCTTTAAACTCTTTGAGTTTATCTTCTGGCTTGCGAACAGTCTTTTGTATGCTGAGATTTTCATCAAAGTTAATAATACTAGTACCTTTTACACTAAGGTCGCCGTACTCTTTAGCCACATAACGACCAATTTTACGGTTCTTAGTGTTGTAAACCCACAGTTCTTTTGCACCCAAAATATCTGCAGGGTTAATACTAACAAGTTTTAGAGGCTCGTTAGTCTTCATATACTTGAGCTTGCCCACAATCTTTTCTGCTGGTACAGCTTTCTTAGCACGTGGCGCACGATTAACTTTGGCTTCTTGTGCCAACATTTCGCAGGCATTTTGAATCTCAGTTAAGAACGCAATAAATGCCTTGACTTGTTTTTTGCTACGATGACTGTAACCTTCACGTAACTGTTCGTCTGCTTTACCGCTGGCAAGTTCTTCAAGCTCTGCCAAATCACGAGCATAGAAGTCACGGATAATACGAGCGTGTGCGGCCTTAGCGCCTTTACCTTTGAGCAAATTCAACACCTTAAATGCTTTTGGATCAAAGTTTTCTGGGTCATCATTAAAGGCCTGATAGGCATTTTCAAGTTCTTCAGTCATGCCTAGAGCAACTTCACGCAGACGTTCTTGTATGCTAGGTGTGTAGACTTCTTTCTTGTTGGCTTCTTTTTCAGCGGCTAGTGTTTCCGGGTCAATATCATTTTTGCCTTCAGCAAGAACTTTAACGATCTCCGCTCTCATCCAAGCGGCAGTATCACGTCCACTATTGAATCCAGCACGTTGTGGAGTCATGCCGCGATTCAAGCAGGCGGCAACAGCACCCATTGTGGTACTAATACGATTGTCTTTGACTTTCTTGAAAGCCGCAATGTCTGCTTTGGTACACCCTACAGTTTCCATCCACTTGATAACAGTGGGCTTGTAAGTTTTAATTTCGCTTTCTAAGCGATAGTAGTCCATTGAGCGTTTAAAATGGCGATGGAATGTATTGTCATCCCAAGTCTCGCAACCTTCCCAAACAGGACTGTGATCTTTAACTGCACGAGTACGGTGGGCTGTAACTTGCTTTTTGGTTACACGAGTTTTTGTTGCTGTCTTTGTTGCCATTTTTGCTCCTAAGTTAACTAAACAATAAACATATTATATAGTCAAACGGCCACTTTGTCAAGCTCTTTTGGGCTCAACTTAGAGGCTAAAGTTGATTTTGGTGATGTTTTCGAACTTGAAACTGCGCCATGCAGTGACATCTGTTGCCCAAACTGTGCAGAGTGAGTCTGAAGTTTTTGGGTCCTTGACTTCTGGACGGATGCCTTCTTTGAGTGTACACTTCATTTCACGAATAGTTCCGTCAGCCTTTTTAAAGGTAACTTCAACATTTTCATGCATATTGAGTACACCTAAAAGCCATTCACGAAACTGTTTACGTTCTTCTTCATTGGCAGTACTATACCATGTTTCATTAAACTCTGCTAATTCTGTAATATCTGTCATATGTTCCTTAAAATATCATGTCTGCGGCAATAATAAATCTATTCTTGCTTGATTGTGGAGGCATTGGTCTGTGCCAAAGTTTACCCGGATATATTAACCAACTAAAGTTCTGTGGTTCTGCAACCCAGCGTTCAGGTTGCTCCACACCATTGACGGCAAACTCAGTACCGCATTGACTACGAGATTCAACGTCATCTGGAATGTGCAAGTACCAAATTCCAGACAGGGCTCGTTCAGTACCGTATTGATGAGTATGCCATAGATTATCTCGATCCTCTACAACAGCATTTGAAGTCATAAAACTCCAGGACTGGATTTGATTAATTTTTACTTCTTTCTTCAAATACATGAAACAACTGAATGTAAAGCTCATTCTAAACTTTAGCCAATGTTCGCCTGGGTGATTAAAAATATTAATATTGGTTTGATAGGGAGGACTATTCTTAAAATAGTTTCCGCTAGCAATGACCTGTTCAATATCAACCATAGCTAACTTTTGATCCTTAGCAGTGATTAAACTGCTAAAGTCAAAAGTTTCTACAGTTTCCCAACCATTCTGGTAAAGTATGGTCATGGACGCTTGGTAATAATTTCGTCACACAATCCGTAGTCTAGTGACTCTTGTGCTGACATAAAGGTATCGCGATCCATATCACGTTCAAAGTCCCCGTAGGTCTTGCCTTTAGTATTGTGCTTGACATAGAGTTCAGTTAAGATTGTTTTCATCTTGGTAATCTCTTTGTATTGGATTTCGATGTCGCTCTGCATACCACGAGCACCGCCACTAGGCTGATGTATCATGTGACGAGCATAGGGAAGTATTTTACGCTTGCCTGCCGCACCCGCTTGTGCTAGGAATGATCCCATGCTACAGGCCTGTCCCATTACAATGGTCTGAACATCACATTTGATAAACTGCATTGTATCATAGATGGCCATACCGGCAGTAATAATGCCACCTGGACTATTAATAAAGAAACTGATGTCCTTGTTAGGATCTTCACTTTCTAAAAACAGCATCTGTGCAACTACTAGACTAGCAGAGTGTTCATTGACATCCGTATCTAACATAACAATGCGATCCTTCAGCAATCGACTATAGATGTCATAGGCACGTTCACCTTTACTAGTAGACTCAACTACCATTGGTACTAAATTAGACATTGTTTTCCTTTAAGAGTTTATATTGATTAAGTTTGTAAAAATACAATTGATCAATGCGATCAGTTTGAATGAGTGTTTCGAATAAACAAGTGATTTGTTCTTTGACTGCTTCGTCAAACATATTCATTAGAGGATTAGTCATTTCCAAATCAATGCAATACAAATAGTCTGCATCGTCTTTAAACCAATAGCGAGTTGATCGACGTTTACCCTGCCATCCGTTTGTTGTCTTTAGAAATGTAAGAGCAATCTGTACTTTATTCCTGTTGTGATTAACAGTAGGGATATCTCGTGTTGTGTTTAGCGTCTTTTTAAATTCGTTATAGATCATATCTTCCTCGTAGAACCACGGCAGTTTTACGTATATACCTATATCTCTCTTTGTAACTTCTCGAGTCCGGCTTTCAAGTAGATAGTGAGCACGTTGTCGAAATGGACTAAGACTTCTATTACTAGACAGCGAGTTCCAAAACCATTGTTTGGTATAGAATTTGCGAATGGCTTCTGCACGGTCTTTAATCTTTTGATCAATAGCGTCTAATACTCTGGACTCTTCAATACTCAAAAATGCAGGAGCATGATCATATAAAACAACAGCCGCTTCTAATAGATCAAACTTATACGTCTCAGGCTTTTCTTCGTAGGTTGCTGTTAACTCAAAATCTTTAATCCAATCAGTTACTTCTAATACGTTACTCATCTTCCCTCCGAATATTGTTGACCCTTAGGACCATTGCTTGTAAAATCCATACCAGCCATACGACCTTCGTACATACGACCATTCCAGTTCATAAGAACCTTTACACTCTTATTCAAAACTACTGTTAGATTACGTCCTTCATTAAAGGCTAATATTTCAGCTTCTACACTTTTACCACTTGCAACGTTTTTAACACTACAGTGATCATCGTATCTAATTTTAACGTTCGACATGCTCGTATTCTCCGGCAATAGTTGACAGTAACTCAAAATTATCTTCTGCACGTTTAACAGCTTCGAGGGCTTTCATTAGTGCAGGATTTTTTTGAGCAAGGGTTAAACGATTCATGGCCATAGTACGTTGAGTTCTAGCCCATTGGATAACATCTAGAACTTCTTGATCTAAACTTACAGTGGCATAACTGCTGGGCAATGACTGCCAAGAGGTACCATTAAACACTTCCAACGCTGTCATGTTAATACGTATCATACCTTGTATAGGGTTGTTAGGATTTTGATTAACATAAGGCAGGCTAGTGTCACCGCCACTTACTGTTAAACCTGTGGTACCCATTAAACCTTTAATCATTTGTACTTGTCGTCTAACTCTACGTTAGTCAATCCTGCAATCATTTGAAATTTATCCCATGCAGTCTTGGCCGCAGGGTTACGATCTAGCTCACTGCTAGGCAACACGGCTTCTAGCCAAATTTCTGGACGACGTCTGGGGTGAGCACCAAACTTGCGTGGCTGATGCAACAGGCCTCTTTCCCAAAGTTCAATACTCACTGAGCGGAATAGATCCTCATCGTCGTAGCCAGCCCATTCTGGATTGCTGTGACTAAAGAATCCATTTGAGTAAGCATTTTCTGTACCACCGCCATAGCCAATCCATATACCCCTCCACTGTTCATCATCATGCGGATCAAAATCTGTACGAGTAATCAATACTAGTACATCATCAATGTCTACTTTGCCGTCGACAATATCTCTAACGCAACGGCTATAACTAAGTCCAATTTTCATTATACTTCCAATACAATATTAGGGTTCCAACCTGTGTCTTCGCTGTAACCATCGTTTTCATAACCGCGCGGATTACATACCACACGAGTTTCTCCTATGACATAATCAAACGGATGATGAGTATGTCCATGTGTCCACAGTTTAATCTGTGGATGATCCATAATGAATTCACTCAAGTCACTGTGATAGCCGCCATTCATCAGTGTTTCGTGGGCATAGCTTGGATGCATACTTTGGAAACTAGGACTGTGATGCCCAACCACAACAAACTTTTTGTCATGTTGTTCTGCAAGTACACTTCTAAAGTAAGCCAATGTACGAGCATGACGTCCTGCAACGTCTCTAGCACTCATCGAAGCATAGTTACGCTTGTCGTTTTTAATGATACGGAAGTCATTCATCATACCTTCAATGGCATGCATGGTCAACGGATCACCTTTATTCATGTCAGTCCAAAGTGTACCACCGATGAATGTCACATCATCAATGACCTTAGTGTCACATTCTAAAAAGTAGACATTAGGATATTTGGCGCACTCTTCACGCAGGTAGTCAATACCAGCATAGAACTTGCCATTGTAAAATTCATGGTTTCCGGCAATATAAATTACATGCGAAAATTGAAAACTACAACGCTTTAAGAAGTCACGATATCTTTGAGAGGCCTGCTGTCTACGACCTAGACCGGTGCCGTTGGCAATGGCGGCCTGATCGGCAGTATTGTTTGGTTCTGGATGATCGTGTAGATCCTGTGCGATCATAATGTCGCCGCCTAGAATAAGGACATCACAGTTGTCGTCATTAGTGATGTTGATATCACTAAACTCCAAGTGCAAGTCTGATACAAGTTTGATTTTCATATTAGTATTATACTACATTTAACGTTTCTTGTCAATGTCATTGGCCCACTTAAGGACCCAATAGGTGTAATCTTTTTCTTTTAGTTTGGCAACAACGGCATATTGGTAACCATAGTTCATTATGTCTGCCATTCTGTGCCATTCGGGCGTGTCAACTGCTCTAGCCATAATCCATTTGCCCATTTCACTATGTTGCCAAGCCAGTAATGGTTCAGCCGCATACAAGTCTGGATCTTCAACATCGCCCATTGTGAATCTATGTACCACAGTTTTGTGGATTCGATGTGCAAATCCATCTATTACCATTACTTCAAACGTGGGCTCTTTTGGTATGGCACCTAAATGCCCCTGTGCATCATTCTTCAAAGCCATTTTGCTTTGCGTAACTAGCACGTTCGGCTTCGCGATTTTCTTCACATGGTGTACAATAGGTATGCACCCAACCGCCACCTCGGCGTTCACCAATGTTGCCACAGCCTTCGCAAGTAACCCCACTCATGCTTTCTGCCAATGATACCATACCGCTGATATAATCGTCACCGCCGCTGTAGTAGAAACGTAGTGTGCCAAACTTTTCTTTGACTTGATCCAAGGTCACTTGTGGAATTGACTCGGGTACAGTTCTAAAATCATCAGCTACGATTTCTGCTAGACGCTTTTCTTTGTATTCATCGTTGGGCAAGGCCTTCATAGTTTCTTCGAACAGATCAAAGTTACCAGCCTTGGCCTGCGCGGCCATTTCGTTGTAATCGATAGCCCACTTTTTTTGTTTCTCTTTCCAATCAATATGGTGTTGGATATTGCCCATTAGCTGATCTAAAATATTGAACCAGCCATCGCCACATTCAAAGCCCCAACACATACAAGTTTCCTGCATGTTCTTGTTGCGGTTCACCATCATCTTTGGATATTTCTCGCACAACAGGTTATCTAGTTCTTGTTTCATCTTAGGGCGTCCATTGTTAGTTCTTTTCCATACATATGTGCTACAGGTTTAATCCAACCAAGGTCTAGAGCAGTCATTAACATCTGCCGATATTCGGTTGGGCACTTTTCGTTAATCTCAAAACCGGCTCGTGGACAGGTAACAAACTTGTCTTTGAGTGTAAACTTAGGATCACCTTGTCGGATGGTCTTAATGTTACTTTGATGAGCTGTTATATTCATGCCATTTTATCTACGTTTTGTCCCGGGCGATTCATCCGGCGATTCATATCAAGTCTTGCTTCTTCGTTAGCTTTGAGATTGAGCCTAACACGCTGTTCTTCTATGCGAAGTTCTTCGTGCCGCTTGTCCAGCTTTTTAATTTCTGTCTGTCGATATATTTCTGTATTTTGAGCAGTGACTCTGCTTATCTCTGTCATATTTTCTCTCCTACTTCAAAACCACGGAAGCCCTTAAAACGTGGGAATCGCAAACTGTAAGTGCCATCCTGATTCTGTGTTACTGCATCAGCACGGACTTCTACGATGTTACCAGGAATAAGATCCCGACTACACCAATAATCAATGCGATTGTCGTCAGTAAAACCACTTCCAACATTGACCCGAATTGACTTGCCGTCATCGATGCCTTCACATACCAATGCGCCAAGACGTCCAATATTTTTTCCTGTACCTTCTTCAACATCTTTAACCTCCAATGAAACTTCAATAAATGGTTTTAACTTGAGCCAGGCTACACTACGCTTACATTCGTATCCAGCTTCTGGATCTTTGATCATAATGCCTTCGTAGCCACCTGCTACTGCCTGTGCATTAATTTCTTTGTAACGTAATTGACCTTCGCTAGTATCTAAATCAACTAGTTCGTTAGCAAGGCACGTGACATTAGGCAAGTCTAAGTGATTCTTCTCCACCCAAGCCTGCACCATTTGGCTGCGAACTGTCTGACTTTTATCCCAACTACCTTGTTCAAAGTTACTCAATGGGCACATGTCAAATAGATTCAAAATTGCATCATTGGCTTTGACATCACTTTTGCGATGCACCTGTGTCATCAAGTCCTGAAAACTGCTAGACATAATTTCACCATCTAATACTAGATCATACTTAGGTGGCGCTTTTTTAACAACTGAACTAATCTGTTCTATAACGTGTGGAAAATTAGCAAGTTCTTTACCATTTCGACTGAACATATCCACCCGACCATCACTACGAACAATAGTAATGACTCTAACTCCGTCGAGTTTAACTTCGATAAGTTTTTTGCCCGATACCTTAGACTCATGATTAGCACTATCGTGAGCAAGCTGACAACCGAATACAGGAATAGCGTAACTAGCATATTTCTTTTCCACTACTTTATTGATAGTCTTTTCACTAGTACCACAGCGCAAGTCCTTAATAAGGATTCGTCGATACCATCCATTCCATTCATTCTTAGTTGACAGCTTTACAGCTTCAGCAATGGCATCGCGAGCATCGTGGCCGGTGAGGTTACGATCGCGTAGGTTGCCAGCAAGCACAATAAAACTATCCCAATTGAACCCAGGGCCGTCTTCATCTTTTTTCTCCGGAACTTGTTTAACCCCAAAAGTAATCATTGGATCCAAAGCTAATCGGCATCCTTGAAAAAACTCATCATTGGCCATTTCAGCTTGTGCCAAAACAATGGCTTCTTTATTCAAACGACTAGGGTGGTCTTCTAAGGTACTAATAACTGTGTAGCAAGGATCGCTCATGATATTCCTTCTGTTTAAAATTATATTTTACAGCCAAACAAACTCTCTGTCAAGTACTTTGACATAATTTAACTGTGTTTCGGGTGTTTTGGAGGTAAAGTTTACCGAATGTTTCTTTACTTTGGCTCGTATTTGTTGGCTAGATCCTGCAATACCCAACAATTCTTTGCTCAAAAAACTCACCAAATAGTTGCCATCGGTTATGGCAGTATGGCTAAAACATCCAATCTGTGGCACAGGCTTGCTTTGTATATACCGAATGTTAAGTACAATGGTATCCCCTTCCTGTCCTAGATAGGCTTTTACTGTATCTTTAATTGCGGCCTTGACCTGTTTCTCGTTAATCTCACGATCATAGACTTGGGGAACGCTTGCCAATACTCCAAAATCCTTCATAGTAATATTTTCGTTTTGAGTAACACCAAAGACTCTACCCATATAGTCATTAAGTGTGTCACCAATAACGCCAAAGCTAAGTTTGCGAAAGTGTTTGATAATGGCTAATGCTTGATCAATGTCTTCTACTGTAGGTGTAAACTTTAAGAGATATGTACTACCAGCCAATTGCGGCAAGAGTTCAAAGGTCAGCATGTCCTTGTTAGTATAACTCTGCTGATCCCCTGCTGTATAACTGCTGGTGCTGGTATAGCCTTTTTCCCTATAGATACAACAGGCAAAGGTCAATGCCTCTACTACTGTAAATGGCATGTCTTTCAAGCTGGCCATTATGCGTCCTGTGTAATTAGAATGTGTTTACCAATTTCAAACAGGCCAACCGCACCCGGAAAATCTGCACAGGCCGCATGTATTTGTACGTCACCGTCTTCGTCTATGCTTGCGGCCACAAACTCTGTTATGGTGCCTTCTTCTACTTGGGCACGTAGATGATCAAGAATCTCTAAAAGATCCGCTTTCTTTTTTTCTTTACTCTTATCTGATATGCTAACTACTTTCATTTTATTTCTACTCCTGGAAATTGTGCAACAATTAATGGTAAAATTGCAGGTGCTTGTTCATCGGTTAAATTACTCAAAATACGATTTAGAAATGCAGG